ACACACTTAGTCTTTAATCCGAGACTCTGCATCCTGGCTCGGCTTCAATTTGACTATTACCTGGAGGCAAGTCAATGTGTTTTTATATGGTAGGGGCACAGAGAATCGAACTCTGATTTCGGGGTTAAAAGCCCCTTACTTTAGCCGTTAAGTTATACCCCCATATTGGTCCCTTGGGTCAGATTCGAACTGACGACCAGCGGATTAAGAGTCCGTTGCGCTACCACTGCGCTACCAAGGGTTGTCGTAATTAATTGATTTTACGTGCCAACCTTGACCAATACGGGATCAAGATTGACACTAACGTTTACTACGTTTCATGTCAATTTCCTTTTGTTTAAAAAATGTTAGTTTCTATAACACCCATTGAAACTAACAAACATTGAGTAGTCATATAACAGGAGACTACTATTTGCTCTGGCGGAGAGTGAGGGATTCGAACCCTCGATACAGAGTTTTTGCTCCATATGTCTTCTTAGCAGGAAGGTGGTTTCAGCCAGCTCACCCAACTCTCCAATTATGGCGCCTCGTAGGGGTTTCGATCCCCTTGCCTCCACCGTGACAGGGTGGCGCTCTCCCGATTGAGCTAACGAAGCATAAATTTGTTCAAGGAATACACGGCGTTATTGAGTGCTACGCAACCCATAACTTCTGTCCTTGTTACAGTCTTTCCGCTGACAATACTTTTCCTTACCCTACCTGGACCGACTTTGCTTATCGTTCGTCACTTTCGTGAAGCCCGGGAAGTCTCCCCCGGGTCGGTTTTCAGTTACTCTAGTACTAACTATTGCCTTAGTATTGTTGATGAGCTTTTACATGGGTACCATCTTGGACAGTGTCTACTGCCACCCTCGTGTCTGTTTGGCGCAGCCAGTGGACTCGAACCACTGTGACAACTAGTATGAAACGCTCTTTCGGGCGTCTGTCTTCTCCATCACTGCAAAAACTTGGAAGAGCATAGGAGAGTCGAACTCCTCTTCTCAGGATGAAAACCTGATGTCCTAACCGATAGACGAATGCTCCAAAAGTATCACTGTACTCATAATCTTAAAATGGGCTCTAAGGCACTTCTCGGTACAGTGATACAAACTTATAAGTAAACGACCTACTCATGCAAGTTGTAATAAACTTTATACGAATACCATCAAGGTTATTCAGTGCGTAACGCTGAATCTTCCTTACAATATCGTAAGTCGTTTGCATATAAACTCTATACGAAAACATATTGGGGTGCTTAATGTCGCAACTGCGCCGCAGCCTTCTCACGGTACCGTCTACCGATAAGACACTAAACATATTACTTGCAACTTGTCCACCGCGACTCCGAGTCTACATAGCCTAAGCTACTGACCCTGCTTCATGTCATTTACTGTGTGTACCCCGGCGGGTACTTTAAAAGACAGTAAACAACCTAGTGGGGTTGTTAACCTAATACATTCTCGTATAGAGCCCTGAACTTAACAGGGTCTATACAAAATTTAAATTGTTAAAGACTGTTTGTAAGAAAGCACGATCACTTTCTTAACTTCAATACAAGTAGTATAACACCACTTGCATTTATTGTCAATAGATTTTTGTAAAATACTTTAGGCTGATATCTGATAAATGATAGTAGGATTCGAACCTACACGCTGTTTACTGCGGGGACCTCTAAAGCCCCCATGTCTACCACTTTCATCATATCAACTCCCTTCACATTTGCTCGGCAAAGCTACTGCAATGGGGTCAGATTTCAGACTGCTTTCTGATTGCCGTCATCAGCCTAAAGTACTTTACAAAATTTTAATGAGCCTTCGTGATAAGCAAGATTGCTTTATCAACTTCAATACAAGTAGTATAGCACCAAAATGATTTATTGTCAAATCTTTTTTGTTGTATTTTTACAACAGTGTTTGGTCCGGCTGCCAGGAATCGAACCTGGATCAATAGCTTAGAAGGCTACTGCACTGTCCATTGTGCTACAGCCAGATATATTAGGCGTTTAGCGTTTGTCTTAGTGCGTCAAGTTCTTGGTCAGTTAAAAATGCCTCAAACTTAGTTTGCTGATAGTCTGGCTCACGAGAGCCATCAAATGTGGTATAGATACGAACATGGTTATTGTTTTCACCTACGTGAATCTTTTTCACTTCGCAAAAAGTTTTATGTCCACCGTTATCTGCAATTAGCATGTTGTTTTCCTTTTAGGATTTTGTTTCGCTGTTTATAAATTGCGGCATTAGAAACTCCTAGCATTTCTTCTAGTTTTGTTATACCGTGTTCTTCTAGTAATTCTAACACATTAATGCTATTCCAGTCAACCTTTCGACGGTTAGATGATGCACATTTTGGGCTACAAAACTTATTAGATTTTGGTTTTTCTATACCACAATGAGGGCAAGAATCGTATTCTGTTTTTAGTTGTCTATAATCAGCGAATGATTCATCAAACGCAGTATACACCTCAGGGACTTCACGAAACCCGGCATGTATTTCACTATGGCAATTATGACACACTAATATACATTTTTTTAATTCTTCGACTACCTTAATCCAAGTTTGAGGATTGGCTCGTAAATTTCCAAACGCTAATTCTTTATGTGAAGGATCTATGTGGTGGAATGCTAATGCTTCTTTACATGCATCGTATCCGCAACACTGACACTTTCCGCCCATAGCCTCAACCATTCGTTCTTTAGTGCGATGGCGCCATGCTTTAACTCTATTTGATGATATTGACATTTGATGTATAACCTCTAACCTGTATAAGTATTTATGCCTATACGTTGGTTAGAGGTTATATTTTATTGGCTCCCCAGGGAAGGCTCGAACTTCCGACATCCAAATTAACAGTTTGGCGCTTCTACCGACTGAGCTACTAGGGAATAATCTTTGGTGCCCCAGGATGGAATCGAACCACCACACCCTGCTTACAAAACAGGACCTCTACCACTAAGGATACAAGGGCGATTGTGAAACAGTGAAGTTACTCACTGTATCTTTATTTAATGTAGTTTATCATACGGCAACTTTTTTGTCAAGTAAATAGTAGATGTTACCTTACATCAAACTTCCCGAACTACAATTAAACACAAAAGAAATTCTATCACAAGTTTTATCATCTAATCAAGACGATTGGGAAAAACTTGAATGGGGTCAATCAATATTTAAAAATCTTGATTGTACCGTTATTAAACAAAAATTTCATCCAGTCATACAACTATATGAAACTCCTATGATGGTTATGCGATTTAGTCCTGGTACTGGCTTACCTATACACAAAGACAACCGTCGCAAAGCAGTTATACAAATTCCATTATACAACTGCGAATCAACTCCTACATTTTTCTATGATGAGGATCACAAGCCAACATACAAGATAGATTGGAGCGAGAACTGTGCTTACATGTTTGATACACATGTGAATCACAATTTACAAAATGATACAAACGAAGAAAGGTACATGTTGTTTGTACCCTTCTTCATTCAAAGTTTTCAGACTTTATCAACTCTATATAGAATCAATAAACTCTTTCTAAGACAACAAAATCCTTGAATGCTTAGGGACACCTGTCATCAAGTATTCCATTTGATCCGCAAGAATGTTGCGGTTCTGTAGAATCATGTTTTCAAAGTGGTTAGGTTCGTAAGGTACATAAAGAAGTTCCATTCGTGATTCTTTTAGTGTCTTATGACCCTTCTTACTGTTGCATTCTTTACATGCAGTAACCACGTTCATCCAAGTGTTTTCACCACCATGAAAGCGTGGCAAAATATGGTCACGACTCAAATCATGGTAGTTAGGGAAGTGATCTCCACAGTATGCACAAACATAACGGTCACGACCGAACAATGTTTTGTTGCTTAATGCAACATGTGCATGTTTGTGTGGGTTAAATCCATGACCCTTGATAGCAATGATACTTGGTGATTCGATGTAACTTAGTGAGCCATCGTTTTGAACACCACCGCGGTATTTTGCCACAATGTCACCCATACTCCATGCAACACTGTTAGTTGCGTGGTATGAGATTGCATCATCGTTGGAGATCCACTGTCGGGGTACTCCGGAAATATCAAGTGCTAGAACAGCCATGTTTACTCCTTTGTGTATGTTCTACATGTATTTACTTTCATAGTATATGACAATTATGAATAATTGTCAAGGTGTAGTTGAGATTTTATCGTATATTACAAAAGCACTAATAGTACCAACTATTAGAATTACTGGGTTTGCAGCGCCTGCAAGTACTAACAAGTTGTTAATAGAACCTCCGGCCCAAACTGATGTAATAACATTTAAACTTTGTTCTTTTTCTTTTTCTGGCAAGTTAGATGTTGCAAGAACACCTATCAATGCTAGTTTAGCTAAAGTTATAGGAACAATTCTTGACTGACTTGTTCCTATCAATGGATTCAAATCATGTCCACCGTGTGAAAGCACAAGTGATGTTGTAACTGCATCTGTTACAGTTGCAATCATTGCACGATTTTTTGAATCTTCAATTGAGTTAGCATGACAAATACCACACATGATTGTGATGAATAAAGTTGCTAATATTCTTTTCGTCATGCAGATATTTATCTTGGTCTCGCTACCAGGAATCGAACCTGAATCCTATTCTTAGGAGGAATATGTTCTATCCATTGAACTATAACGAGCTAATGGTAGTTCCTACTGGGTTCGAACCAGTGACCTTCACAATGTCAATGTGATATTCTACCACTGAAATAAGGAACTATTGTTTGGTGTCGCCTGTTGGAATCGAACCAACTTCCATGAGTTTTCAGCCCACCGCTATGACCACATCAGCTAAAGCGACATTAAATTGTTTGGGTTGTCCTAAGAGGATCGAACTCTTACTACCAAGGTCACAACATGGGGTGCAGGCCACTACACTAAGGACAACATAAATTATTTTAGTTGAACAGTTTTTTGCTGTTGAACAGTTCAGCTACCAATTCAATGGGTTCGCTGAAACAAAATTGAAGGTTTATTCTATCACTTTCATGTGTATTTGTCAACCCATGAATAAGAGTAGTATTAAACAAGCAAGGTAACATCGTGTCAAATGTTGCTATTGCTATTGGTTCTATTGATTCCATTGTTTCCCAAAAATATGTGGGCGGATAATTTACCTCAGGGCAAATAGGTATGCTCAACAATGTTCGCCTATCTTTGTGGTCATCAATGTGTCTACGTACCGTTGAACCAGCAGTATGTTTCATAATGACTGGGAAAGTTTTTAGCGAACAACCACTAACTAACTTTTTTATAAAAGGTAGTTCATGGTAGAAAGAATGAAACTTGAACGGTGTTAAAAACTTATTGTTATCACGATGACCATACTGACTTACATAGTCAATGAACTTACTTTCATTTTTTTGACTCATCAATTGAATTGACTCAACTTCATCAAGAGTTATGATGTTATGAGACAATGGATAACAATATAGTAACATGTTCATATTTATGATTTTGGCGGAAAGCAGAGGAGTCGAACCCCATCCCCTTATCGGAGAACCTAGTTTTCAAGGCTAGTCGGCACACCATCGCGCCTGCATTACTTTCCATTGTTTGGAGGGTCGTAGAGGATTTGAACCCCTGACTCCTTGGTTCGAAGCCAAGTACTCTGTCCACTGAGTTAACGACCCATGTATAGGTTTTTGAGCGCCAGTCTATCTTTCTCAAGGACTCAACTGATTGTCTCGAATGAGAGAGTTTAACAACCTCATACTGCTACTGGCGTGTCAGTCACAAGAATAGGGACCTAGCATACAAGGGACTCAATCTCACCGTCTATCTCAAAACTTTTTAACGAACTATTATCAATTTAACAAAAATGTAGGATCTTTGTCAAAGCCAATAGTCAATGTTATTCTAGGTATAGGATTTCCGTCGGGCACTTCAACTTTATGTGCTTCTTGTACATTTAGTAAAGTTGCCTTTTTAATCTCAACAGAATCTACTAATTCATAATCAGTGTTTGTTACTTGGTAGCTACTTATACCAGTAATCAAATTAGTAGTCTTTTGAAAGACTACATTTTTATAATAGTCAGTATATGTACCTTTACAGTTCAATATAGGAAAATTAACTCGTGATGTTAATGGGTACATATCTTTGTGTATTTGTGTAGACTTGTTATTGTATACCACAAAGAAAGCGGCAAAGTTTGGAACCAAACTATACTGCTTGAATGCATCATCTAACTCAGGGACATACTTAACTAAGTCAACAAAATTGACTGCGTACCAGTTGTAATCAAAAGGTACGTCAAGAATAGAAGTACGTTCTTTTATGTACGTTATTGTCTTGTTCACAATAACATCAAAATGGTTAACTTCTAATTCCTTGTAATACTGCATCTGATATTTATTTTGAAAATAAATACTGTATGGAAAAAGAAAACCCTGGACTCAAAGCATTATATGAGTATGCTCTTAAAAATAAAGAGCCTTACCAAGATCGACTTCGTTCTACAAATGTCAAAGAATTTGTACGAGACAAAACACTTGACAGTAAATTGGTGGATGTAGCTAGATTCGAACTAGCGATAGGTACCGTATGAAGATACTGCATTACCACTTTGCTATACATCCATTGTATTAGGCCCTCTGTGGAAGGAATTGAACCTTCACCACCGCGCGCCGTGTGTGCTCCCGTTACACTACACAGAGGATAATTGGTGCTCTGTGACAGACTTGAACTATCCTCGCCGGACTACAAAACCGGAATTCTACCACATGAAATAACAGAGCATAATTGGTGCCGCCGGAAGGAATCGAACCTCCATAACTTCCTTAACATGGAATTTTTATGTTGCTGTATGTACTCTTGTCAGAGTCACCTTTTTAAGCGTCCTACCATTAGACGACAGCGGCATTAACTGGAATGTCGGGTGAGATTTGAACTCACGGTTTTACGGATTTGCAATCCGTTGCATTGGACCACTCTGCCACCGACACATTAAATTGAATTTGTTTCTTTCAACATTTCTAATACCTCTTGATACGAATAGGTATTAGTATTCATAACTATCGCAACACGATAATCTTTAATAGGCATTTGACCCTTAACACCGTGAGGTTTGGTAACATCTAGTATCCATGTTTCTCCGGCTTTTGCTATAAAAGAATCAACACGATTCACTTCATCAAGTTTAAATAACCTACCATTCGTTTGATTTGTTATTTGAAAACCCTCAGCATTTTCTTTGAATGCAAAGAAAATAGTTTCCTCATCATTCGTTTGGACATAGTGATTGATAGTACACCTAATGTTACTATCAGTGTGTGGTACAACTATACCTGCTATATTCATTATGTTAATAACGAATGCAGAACGGAATCTCTCCGGAAGAAGTTGTAACATTTTTTCGCGGCATTCTCCTAACGCAACATGATACTGAATAAGCGGTACTGATTTGTCATTTAATACAGTATACGAATATTCAGTAATTTTGTTGCCATGAGAAAAGTTACCTACGTTGATATCCACATTGAGTTTTTGAAACATGTGAATATTTATAGCTGGTGCTCCTTACTGGTAACGATCCAGTGTCTATACATTACCAATGTATTGTAATACCTTTATACTAAAAGAGCATGGCGCGACCTAAGAGAGTCGAACTCCTGACCCCCAAGTTCGTAGCCTGGTGCTCTATCCATCTGAGCTAAGGTCGCATATATAACAGGATCGTTTTTGTCGCTAGACATCCAAAGTTAGCTTTATGTTTGCTGAACCGATCCTAAAACTGGTGCGGGGTAAGGGAGTCGAACCCTTGACTAAACATTGGCAATGTTTGATTTTACCGTTAAACTAACCACGCATATAAATATCAGTATGAGATTAACACCCATACATAAATCTTGGGGAACAATCGTTGAATTTGATAACCCATTAGATTTCTTTAATGAGTCAACTGACTACTGGAGACAATTGATTTATCAAAGAAAACTTCTTGTTTTTAAAAAGATGAATTTTACTGAACTAGACTATGCAAAGTTTGGACACAGTTTTGGCAAGCCTTGGAATCAACAAGATTACATCTATAGCAATGAACGTAGTATTACTCTATCAGAAAACGACAAGACATATCACATAACTGAATTCAGTAACAAGATACATTCAACCAAGATCATTAGCAATGATGTAATGGCTTGGCATGCTGATATACCAAATCGTAAAGAAAATCCATTCCCTCATCGTGCATTATGGATCGTTAAGAACCCCAACAATGTTGAATCAGGCAATACATATTGGCTGAACATTGAAGATGGTATTGAGTACCTTTCACCTAAACTCAAAGAATTGATTAGCCGAGTTACTATATTACAACAAAGTTGGTACAGTATGGGTACTGACGAACAACTGCATGATTTTATTAAGATACACCCTGTTACAGGCAACAAGTCATTGCGTCTTAACTATTATGTTAGACACGGACACTTGAATGCGTGGATTAAGGAAGTGTATATTGATAACATCAAACAACTTGATTGTTCTTTGATACAAACATACATAGATGAGTTACTGGAACATCCTGAACTATATCACAAACATGTTTGGGATACGTATGATATTGCAATCTATGACAACTACAGTTTTATTCATGGTAGAACAAAACTAGTTCTAGGTAGTGATGTATCTGATAATGAACGTAAATTCTATAGGATGAACATTGACCACATTAAAATATGATGTTTCCACCTTCAGTTTCAACGTCAACAATCAAATGAACTCTAAAATCTGAACCACCGTTAACTAGCATGTGAGGCTTGCGATTGTTAAGTCTGCTTAACATTCCTACAGGCATGTGTTCTTTTTCTGAATCATCACCGCCGCTGAATAGTACATTACTATTTGTAATGATGGGTACATGATATCGTGAGTATACTTTAAAGTACTCAAATGGATCAATGTGTAATCCTACAGAACCACCTGCTTCAAGCCTAACTAACATGATTCTACCTAAACGTAACCCATTAACATGTTTGTAAATCCAGTTTGCAAGTTTGTATGCTTCTGGATATAGCAATGAGTTAGGTAAAGAATCAACACACTCTACTACTGAACAATATCCACGTAGTGTTTTTGGTGTGTCATCTGTAACTTTATGAACTCGCATGTGAATCGCAGTGCTTGTTGAAAACACATCACTTGCTTTGCGTGAAGGATCAACAACACTTGACCAATCAATATTATTGACTTCAATTAATGAATTGTTGAAAAGTTCAATAGGAACTTCACATAAAGTTTTTACTAACATTATGTTATTTAGTTTGTTAAATACAGCATGAATGACTTTTGTATTGACCTAAATATCTCTATACCTTTTATTGAGGATGAAGTTTATTTGAACTCACTGAGGTCAAAGTATAAACGACATAACAAAATTGATCCTAGTACTATCAATACAAAAATCATTGATTTCTTTAAAAACAAAAACTTACAAATTACTCTTGCAGAAAGTTTTTATAGAATGCCCGAGGACATTGCTGTCCCAAACATTCACAAAGATGCACCAGGATTGACTGACGCAACAAAAATCAACTGGGTATACGGAGGCGGTGATAGTGTGATGAATTGGTATCAACCCAAAGTTGATAACATACAAACCAACACAAGTGCGATAGGCATCACATACGAATATTACAAACGTGATGATGTTGAACTTATACATAGTCAGCGTGTTGGCTTTCCTAGTATAGTTCAAGTGGGCTTACCGCATGACATATCTAATATAACCAGTGATAGGTTGTGTATCTCTGTGTTTGTAAAAGAGATTAGCACAACATCTTTTATCACATTTGAAAAAGCAAAAAAGATTTTTCAAAATGAAATGGCATCCTGTACGGGAATCGAACCCGTCTCTGCGACTTGAAAGGCCACTGTTCTTAACCGATAAACTAACAGGATATAAATTTCTGAGCACATTAGGGACTCTTACCCCACTAGTCAGTTATCCCGACTTATACGGACATGATGACCCATCATCCGCTAGTGTCTACTCTTCGGCTCTTGCTTTCCGATCAATTCTTTTATTTGTGCCTACCCATAGAGACTTTTACTCAACTGTTTCGTAACTGACATACCGCCCGGGCAAGCTAAGGTCGCAGTGCTTTCTTTGCGGAGAGCGACTCCGCTAATTTCTTTAGTAAAGAGACTCCTTGTAGACATTACAAAGTTTTGTCCATGCTTCAATCTCTTGTTTATGTTTTTCTAATGATTGATTCCAACTCATATGAGTCTCCTTAAATAATTTGGCACCCCCTGATGGACTCGAACCACCGAATGTCGGAATCAAAATCCGATGCCTTACCAACTTGGCGAAGGAGGTATTGTTTGGTGGAAGCCGAGGGAGTTGAACCCTTCTAGTCAGCAATCTTGCAAGGATCACCCGTAGCCCGCTACTGCCCCCATTAAATTGTTTGGTCTGTGTGGCAGGATTCGAACCTGCGACCTCTCACTTCCAAGGCGAGCCGTCTGACCTGACTGACATTACACACAGATAAAATTGGCTCCGTATCTGGGTAACGATCCCAGCTAGTCATTGATTAACAGTCAAGTCCGTGCACCATGCTCGAATTCTACGGAATAAAAATTGGTACCCAGTAGAGGTAACGCTCCTCTGATTCACCCTTATCAGGGGTGTGTTATACTTTTTAACTAACCGGGCATGATTGGTGCCTCAACCTAGATTCGAACTAGGCACCCCCGCCTTATCAAGACGGTGCTCTAACCAACTGAGCTATTGAGGCAATACTGGCACCGTAGACGGGAATCGAACCCGCCGCAGTCTCATAGACAGTGAGATATCAACCCCAGTTGAACTCTACGGTATAACTTGTTGGTAGGGGTGCTTGGAATCGAACCAAGATTAGCGAGTTCAAAGCCCGCTGTGATAAGCCATTACACTACACCCCAACAATGTCTAAGCAGTGCGTACTTTCACCCATCATGAGGGCTTATGTTCCACGCATCAACTATTCTAAAACACACTTGATCCGTACCCTCTGTCGGTTAGGACTGCTCTCGGGGCCAGTATGTTTTAGAATAGCATGATGTATCTTTCAACATCCATGCTATGATAGGGTTAATACCCTACCCAGTGATTTTACAATCTACGTTATCGCCATAGACTTCATCCTACTGTCCGCCCATTCTATACATTTATGCGCTGTATTACGGCTCTCGTTGCCTATTCACGCTTGTTAAACTTACTCGGTCACTGGGACTTTTCTGTTTAACTCTATCTGATTGAGACCTCGTATTAACTTGTCCTCAATCAACTTTTTTCTTTCATCATCTGTAAGCGTATTTTCTTTCAACCAATTCGCATTATCAGAAGTGCCAGATTGTAATTCAACTTTCATTTCTTGTCAAACTCTTTCGTTGTTTTTTCACTACACAAACAAAAACCCCTGAGACTGTTTAGTTTCCCAGGGGTTTCTTAGATTCTTTTTGAGATTAGATTCTTGGAATCTTCTCTCCTTCTATGAAACTCCCTGGCATTCTTGGATCATTATACTCTGAGCCGCGAATACTGGGTTGTACATTATTACCCGCAAAGGCTGACACTTGAGCTTGTGGTAATGTTGACCACATCCCTGTATGTTTCAGCGTTTGACAGATAATTGTTTTCATAGTAATCTATTTAGTCCTGGTTAAAAATTCTTTCAATTTTATAGTGTTTTTCTTCACTTTTTGTTTTTGAAGTATGTAGTGTACTACCGATTTGATTAGTTGTCAACAACTATTTTCAATCTTGTTGCCCAAAACATACAACTTGTTTTCGTTAACTGATTTTTCAGTCCATGATGTAATGTAACAGGGTTCTGTTTAGTTGTCAACAGTTATGTTTTTTGTGTTGTATAAACCATGAAACTAAATAAAACATGTTAACTAAAGTATGTACAATAGATGATATACCAAGCATAATTGCTATGTATAGTGAGGCAAAATTGTCCCAGAACAAACATCAGCCCAATGAAAAATTTGATGTATGGACTGATCCAGAACAAATTGAACGAATGATTTCCAACCCATTAGTATGTATTACGGGTACATGGGAAGATGATAAGATGATTGCGTCGGTGACAGGAACATTCTGGAAGGGTGTTCCAAACTGGTTTCTGTCTAGTCTAATCACAAACAAACGCACAGTAAATCTAAACTTAAGAGAAAACGGGGTAGCCAGTGCAACGGAATTGTTGATTGACTATGCAGAGAGTAGAGGCTACTACAAATTCTATACCATTGTCTCTGAACGTCAGTACAACAGTGAACGTGCTATGACGATTTTTCAAAAGTACATACCCAAACTACAAGAGTACGTATATGTGACCGAAGCTAAAATAATGCCAAATGAATTATCTGACTTTGATGCATTCAACAACATGTTAAAACTAAGAATAGGGGAAACATGGCAAAACAATCCTGTGTTCATTCGCAGTGCTACTGCATTGAATTCTAGGAGAAAATTTTGATAAATACATTAGGAGATCATCATGGAAAAAGTAACTATTAACAAAAAATTTACAATCAAAGACTCAAAATACATCATTAGCGGGGACATGTTGGATTTCATCAATTCATTCTATAGTTTGTTGATTAGTGACGGTATATTGAAAGATCCAAAAGTACAACCAAAAGACTATTTAGAAACACTAAAAACAATGAAGGTTCCGCATCACTTGTCTGGAAACATCCTTGTCAATGAAATGAAACAAGTATCTGAAACTTGTTATGATTGGGTAGGTGTGTTTAGTTCTAGTAGTGCTTACGATGAATACAAAAATGATTTGATGACTATTTTTGGAACTGACTTCAACTCATCAGTTGACACAAAAAACGTTTCTCTTGAAATAACTATTAGCTAATTTTACCAACAGTCCTTAACATGATATATACTAGTATATCGTAAGGAACATAACATGGATTTGGAAAAAGAGTTACTAGACTTAATTTGTAAACTCAGCGCAACTTCGCCTGAAGTAATTCGTAACGCAAAAAATTGGAAAGCTGCAGGCATTGATAGCTTAGATACCATTGAAATTATGATGGAAGTCAACGACCATTTTAATATCAAAATCGAAGAAGAAGACGAGAATCAGTTGACTACGTTTGCAAAACTATATGAATACGTTGCCAACAAAATCAACAACAAGTAAACTATGAATCTTAAAACGCAATTGAATGTGATTCACATCTTCAATCATTGCGTCTTAGTTTGGTTTTTATTTTCACAATACTCATATTGGTATATGTTGATTCCGTTTATCATGTACAACGTCTATGGTGGCATAGGTGTTTCAGCAGGATTACATAGATACTTCACTCACAAATCATATAACACAACACCGTTCTGGGAAAAGGTTATGCTATTCATAAGTGTACCTGCTACTGTTGGAACACCTATTACTTGGGTAGCTGCACATAGAATACATCATGCAACTTCTGATGAAGTCAATGACCATCAAAGTCCACATGCCATAGGGTTCTTTAACAGTTACATTCATAATTGGAATAATCTTAAGATCAGTGGTTCAGTTGTTTCAGACCTTACAAAGAACAACACAATCAAAACTATTCACAAACACTATATAAAGTTTTTATTACTATACATTATTGTACTTTATTCTATTGACCCGTTAGTAGGTATGTTGTTCTATAGTATACCTAGTATGTTTTTGTTTCATAGCACAGGCATGGTAGATTCAATATGTCATAAATATGGCTATAGAAACTTTGAGACAAAGGACAAAAGTACAAACAACACCATCGTTGCATTACTAAGTGCAGGAGAAGGATTACATAACAACCATCATAAGTTTCCCAATATGGCAAAACTATCAATATTCAAAAACGAGTTTGATTGGGGATGGTATTTTATTAGAATGATACAGAGGCAGAAATGATTAACATAGATATTGACACTACACAAGAAACAAGATACGAACAAAACTGGTATAGCCCAAAAACAGAATGGGAAAGACCACGTATCAAAATGTGTAAGTTACCCGACTATTATAGTTTTGATTTAGAGAAACTTAGACAAGAAGTTGAATTACTCAAAGAAGATTTTCCCTTTAAACCATTTGTGTTAACACCTGATGGTCGCAAACGTTTAACATATGAAGGATTGTGTTTAACATCTAGACCAAACATTGAGAATCCAGAGTATGATGGTATGAGATTGTTTGCTTATGAAGATGCACCATCTAACACAAACGAAATACATATCAGAGACACATTCAAAACTTATTTTGGTGAGGGTACTGAAGGTCCAGATAAACTTCCTGTACTGAATGAAAAACTGTTTAACACTCCAACTAAAGCATACAGAGGTTACATTGCTGAGGTTATTAACAAGTTCCATACAACAACTACAAAATGCAGACTACTTAATTTAAGACCTAGGGGAGTTGTTCCTGCACATGTTGACTTTCCATACTATCAACAAATTAGAGTACATGCTGCAATATATTCTAATGATGATGTTTGGTTTCAAATTGAGGGCGAGAAATTTCAAATTCCAGCAGATGGCAACTTCTATTGGTTTGATACTGGGCGCAATCATGCAGTTACTAATCAAGGATCAGAGGATCGTTTAACGCTAAGTGTAAACTTATCAGTATACGAACACTATACAAGTCAAGATGATTTGATTGACTTAATCAACCAAGCTAAGATATGAAATATTACGAACCCGAAGAACATGAGTTTACGTATGTTGCAGTTGATGTTACACATCGCTGTAATATGGAATGTGTCAACTGTTATATCCCTAATCGTGATATACCTGACATGGACATTATTAAACTTGAAGAATGCATTAGTAAATTTAAAAAGCGTACTGAGATTCGTATTATTGGTGCAGAGCCTACAGTTAGAAAAGACTTACCACAAATCATTAAAATGATTCGTAGTTTGGGTCATAGACCTATGCTAAACACTAATGGATTGAAACTAGCAAACAAAGACTATGTGAAAAAGTTGATTGATAGTGGGTTACGAGTTTTATCTCTCAGCATGAATGGTGCAGACTTAGATAGTCTATACTTAAAAACAGACAATTTAATGTGTGCCAAACGTAAAGTAAAGGCACTGAAACTTTGTGCCGAAATGAATATGTTTGTTAATATCAATTGTTTGATTATGAAGGGTGTCAATGAACTTGCTGTGGGTAGACTGATTCAAATGGCAAAAGAACTTGATACCAAGATTGTGATACGTTTTAGAAACGTAGGTCAATTGGGTAGATATTCATTAGAAAAAGATGAAAACTATTCATACGATGATTTGATTAATCTAGTTGCAACTACTGCGGGAGTCGATCCAGTAAAAGCAAAAGAAAACAATGTAATTGATGGATATGAGGAAGATCATAACATACTATTCCAAGTTCCTGACTCAAAGATTTGGATCAAAGTAACTGACTGGTCACCCGAAGATAGTGATATCCCTGATCCAGGTAGCATGAGAAGGGGTAGAGTTACACCAGACTTTAAAATTGCTCCCTTTTTTGAACATGTAAAAGAAAATGAATTCGGATATTGATTATAACTTCTATACACTGAATCTACCTAAACTTACTGACGATGTTAAAAACCATGTCAGGAATTTAGTTTCTGCCGGTGAGTTTGATGATAAGTTTAGAATAATTTGTAAAAGATATCACAGTGATTATAACTATGTTGACAGAATAAGAATCCCACATGATGATATATTGTCAGATTATGTTAATCAACATATACAACCTATCATAGGTAGAGAACTAATGAGTCTGGTGTTATGTGTTACAAACTATAGAGATAGTGTTGCGTGTTTCCCCGTACACACAGATCAGGATAGAAAGGTTGCATTTAGCTATGTGATTGATACCGGTGGCTCAAACGTAGAAACTGTGTTATACGATAAGAAAAACAACGACAAAGAATATAGTGATATTATTCGCTATAACAAAGTGAAACCAGTAGTGTCAGATATTAGAACCCGATAACTGGTACTACTGGAACCCAAGAGTTTTTCACAGTGTAGAAAATGTCGAAACGACACGAATCAAAATTGAATTGGTATTTACAAACAACGATATCAGTTATGTTGATTGTTTATTTAAACACACTAGTCAGTCAGTCTCTAATAACACCATAGAAACAACCATGTTCTTTTCATCCGATGTAGAAACATGTGCATTTATCTTGGGATAGTTTATTAGTCTTAATGTAGGTTTACCCAATTGGTCTTTGGATGCTTCAATATCTGTCCAGTACAATAACTTACCAATACCCGTACCATATGCTTTGCTTGCTGCTTCTTTAATAGACCAAATCTTTGCAAGATAAATTATCTTTAAGTTATCAGGTAATGTACAATATATAACATGCTCTCTAAAGGTCATTATCTTTAGTGCAAGTTTATCTTTAGGTTTCCCGTCAACTTGAAACCTATCACTGTTTGTAATGTCTGTTCCGATTCCAACTATCATTTTAGTAATGGTATAAAAATAACACAGGGATCAAACTCATACCACGTTACTCTAAAACTAAACATTTTAGGATCGTGATGATGATTATTGTGCCAGCCCTGTCCCCAGCCCAAATAACCTAGAATAAAATTGTTCTCTGAATTGTCTTTTGTTTCAAAGTTTTTATATCCCATAAATGTCTTTATATGACAGAATACATTGACCGTGTTATCTTGTAGCATAGCAATACCTGCAGGTAAGCATAATAGTGCTAGACTTAGTTTCCAGTCAAACAATGCAACTGTTAATGGAACAATATACATTATTTTTAAGTGATGTTTGTGAAACCAAACATGGTTACTTTTACTCAATAGTCTGCCCGCAAACTTTAACTTGATGACGGGATTTGATTCAGTTAGTTTTGTAGCCCATCCTATAAAGCTATTGTATTTACCATGTATTGGGCTATGTATATCTTTCTCTGTGTCACTGTATGGATGATGATATCCACGATGTAGTGCTGAGTATGTGATACTTGAACCCTGTCCTGACAATGTTCCAAGAAACAATATAATGTTTTCTTTCCATAATGGAATATTCTGATAGTTTTGATGTGAAAACATTCTATGATAGCCCACTGCTAATCCTAGACCGGGTATCAATATCCATCCAATCAGTGTATAGATTAGATAGTATGTGGGTATGACACCAATGCAGTATAAAACAACCGTAACTAAACTCGCCATCACAAATGGCACAAAACTGAAACAAACGTATTTTGGAATGTGATTTAACATTTTACTAAAAATAAGTCACCTGTTGCTTTTTCAGCAAGTAAGTTTTCAATATCATTCTGTGAGCTAGGAAAACGATTTATCAAATACCTATGCACCGAATGTCTTAACTGTTTATATGGGTCAAGGATATCTGTTACATACGGCTCGAACCCTGTATATTTAACACGCTCAGTTAATCCTAAATCATTGTATAATCTAGTCTTTATTGTATAGTGTTCTTTTTTGTTAGTCAAGTGTTTCCAATACAGTTCATACGTGCTATACCACAATTCTTTGGTAAATGCATGATAGCGTATGTACCTATCCATTTTACTATGTTTTACATATTCAAACATAGTGAATAGTTGTTCTTCAAATACCCAATACTTACCGTTATCATTGAACTCAAACTCTTGGTCACCATGCCCACTAACAACTACCCCATTGATATCACGTAACCCATGCATGTACACATAGTTATATTGATAGTTACAGTGTGTCATTTCGCAATATTGCTTAAACTCTCCTGTACTGAAATAGTCAATTAAGTCAAAGGACACAATCTTTAGTGGGATATTATACTGGTCGCATAATCTTTTGCTTTCAGACACATCAAACTCGTTTAAGTTTCTTCCAAAATCAAACGTTAATGCTGTGAATTTTATATTATCTTCGACCATTGTTTTGGCGATAGATTGGCTGTCGTACCCGCCACTTAGCATCACATAGATATCACTATCCCCTGCACATTCTTTGATACAGTTATTGTTATGTCTAACTGCTTCACGCAATGGTAGAATATCATTGGTATTTTGTTCAAACTCAACACAGAACTTATCAGTTTTTGTTTGTCTTTTGGTTATCGTTGGGTCATTGTTGTACCCATGTACAAACCAATTGTTATAGAATGTATCCATTATAATAAAGGTTTTAGTAACCTACAAGGATCAAACTCGTACCATTTTCCGCTTACACCTGATCCAAAGTCAAATGATGAGGGGGCATAATGGTGATTATTGTGCCAGCCCTGTCCCCATGCTAGATATCCAAGAATAAAGTTATTATGTGAGTTATCTCTGGTTTCAAAGTTTCTATAACCTAATAGTCCCTTGTAATGCCCATAGACATTTACAAGATTATCTTGTAGTGATCCAATCATAGTGACTAGACAGAATCCAGTCAATGCAAACTTCCAGTCAATACATGCAACTAATAAAGGAACACCCCATAGTATTCTTTTATAATAGTTGTGGAAGAATAGATGGTTCTTTTTGCGTAACAAGTCAATAGAACCCTTTAAGTTAACAAGGTTCTCAGTTTCAGTAATTCTAAAATACCAGCCCACAAATGCAGTAAATTTGTTATATGCAACTGGACTATGATAGTCTTTTATTGTGTCGCTGTATGGATGATGATATCCTCTATGCATAGCCACCCAAAATATGCTTGCACCTTGACCTGCAAACACCGCAAAGAATAATATAATGTTTTCTTTCCATTGTGGAAGTTTATGTGTTCTATGTGCAAATACCCTATGATATCCTACAGCAATGCCCAATCCACATACCAATACCCACATGATAAATGTATAACACAAATAGTATATTGGAATAATACCCATGCACAATAACACGATGGTTGTCGATCCTAGCAATATTGCTGGAAAGAACTGAAACCAAAACGCTTGTGCAACACTCTTTAAATTCATAAATTCCCACCTATCGGCAATGTTTTTCTATATTCCTGCTTGAGAAAGTTACAACGTACAACAGAATCTTCTGGTAACAAGATATTTTTAAACAACAATTCCCAGTGATTATTGTAATAGCTTTTATGTCTTGCAGGAACTAGACACTCATCAAAATATCCATAACGCTCATTATTGTATTTACTCCAATGAAATCTTCTAAGTAACTTTGAATGGTTACTACGCACAAGTGTGTAAAACTTCAATCTTCCGTTCTTTTCGTTATATTCTATGACTGTATCTAATACTTCACGCAACAAGTTGTTATCACCCATGCTTCTGTACAGTGTATAATACCAAGCGGGTTCGTCAACACTCTCATAAAAGGTAATCAGTGCTTTGATTTGTTCATCAATTACATTCGCAAAACAATGGAAGTTTTTTAAGTCAAATAGATATGTATTGCAAAATCTATCATAAAGTACATTATTAACCTGCTCATTCACTTCCAAACCCATGAATTTATCATGGTTAAATATATCTTTGCATAACTCTCTGTGTGATTGGTCTAGTTTAATCACCGGCATTATAGTTTCCCCAAGTTAGGAACAGTGTTTCTATATTGTCTTTTTAAGTATGTGCAGCGAACTACTGTTTCTACAGGAACTAATGTTCTATTGTACAATATATGCCATGCTAGACTAAACGGGCACTGTGTTCTTGGCTCAACCAAATATTCATCAAAACTATCATAGCGTTCACGGTTTGTTTCGCTGAATGCTAATCTACGGTATAACTCAATATATTTGCTAGGAAACATGCTATAGAACTTAAATCTATTGTTGTTTTCATTATAGTCAATTACACTGTCCAAACATAATCTAATTGCATGTTTGTTCCCTCTACTACGTATTTGAGTCCAGTACCAGCTGGCATCGTCAATACTCTCATAAAACGCAATCAAGCACTCAATTGTATCATTGTCATCCAATACCGCAAAACTTTGATAGTTAGTTAAATTGGTTAAGTATGCGTGACAAAATGCTTCATGGTAAAAGTCAACAAAGTTCTCTGTACTATCTATAAAATAGTTGGTTGTACTATCCACGCCCATGAAGTTAGGACCCTCAAACAATGGTCTAACTGTGTTTACGTGCTCACTTGATAACTTAATTACCTTCATTACCTTTTAACCTATCTAATAGTGTATAGAATTCGATGCCATCTAAACTTTGCTCAAGTCTGGGAATTTGCTCACTGGATAATTGTCTATATGCTTCATAGTTAAAACCCAATAACTTTTCAAATCCATGCGTCTTTTTACGTACACGGATTTCGGGTAATAACTGTTTTAAAATAGCATTTTTGCTACTTACCGAAGTTAATTTATAATTGTATTTTTCGTTGACCAAACTGTGTATAGCTTGTTGTTCTAAATAGAACAACATTAGTTCAGGGGTATAACTGAACCATTCGTTGACCAATGGGATATTGTATGTTTCACTGAATCTAATTGCACTAGCATCTTCATTTTCACGGAAACAATAGTACCAAGTAGTCGGTTCAGTATATATGTTTCGTTTAAGTAATAATTCTCCGCCCATGACACTGGGCAAACCCAACTGTTTGATACAACGATAGACCATAAGATATGTAATCTGTGTACATTGTATCTTGTTTCCAAACTCACTTGCTTCCCCGCTGTATAGAAAGTCTTTTACGTTAAAGTCAATGATATTTAATTTAACGTCTAATTCCTTAGCTAGGTCTATTGCTTCATTAACATCGGTTCTGTTATATTCATTCTCAAAACAAATCGTATAGCATTGTGGTTTAACCCCAATATCTAAAAAGTTTCTTAAAACAATCTCAGAATCAGTACCACCACTTAGAAACAATGCAAAGTCTTTACCATAGTCTTTATAGACTAAATCTGCGGTTCGTAATAACTCGTCACGGAACGTACTATTTTTATATTGTTCAACATCAATTTGACCCACAGATACTTCAAACTTTTCCGTTGGACTAGTTCTTGCTCCATAAAGTCTGCCACCTATCGTATATTTTAAGTGGTTATTGAACGTATAGTTCATTTCATCAAATCCATTAAGTTTTTAACGGTAACCAGTTTGGTATCGTCAGATAACTCAATACCGGACTGTTCTTCATAATATACTTGTAACTCGACAATATCTAGTGAGTCTAGTTTTAGGTCAATCAATAAGTTGTCAGGACTTATGTTTACACTACGGTTAAACAACTCTTTGATTGCTGTCTGCAAAAATTCAATCTTTTCTTGGTCTGTCATATGTTCCTCTTTTCAACTACATACTGCTCAGTATGATTTATTGTCTTTTTTCCTATGGGTTTAAATTGTTTATAGATATCAGGCCAGGGTGCATATAAGCCGGTTCGTTTATCCTGACTAGTTCTTACAAAATACTGATACAATATATGATTATAGTCGTTGAATGTTATCCAAATCTTACTATAGTGTTTTGTGTCTTCAAGTATAGTGGGCAAGACATATTTTCCTATATAAAACTTAGCCCTATAATTAACTGACACATACATGCGTGTTATGGCTAATATTGTGTCTTGGTCGTACTCATTATATCCTGCACTAGCAACAAATCCATCTTCTTCAATAACATAATATGCCCCATTGTGATATCTTCCATTTCTATCATTCAGTATATAAAAGATGTTGCTGGGTTCATTCATATAGTCTGGATGATAGTTTTTGATGATATCAGTATCCGTGATTGTACTAAACTCGTCAGTTAGTAGTTTCATCACGTGACTGTTGGAATTATCATGTATTTTGTGTATTATCATTTAAAATACTAACTTGTAATTTTCTATTCGTGTGACTGTTTCACTATGATTCTCACCACCAACTAGGGGCAATAAATCTGTAGGTTGCTCACGTTCAACGGGTACTGCTAATATGTTTGTGCTTCCCGCACGTCCAAAAGGATTATTCATATTTCCTTTAAAGTTAGCACTCATTGGGCTATATCTACAACTGACCCAATAAAAACTATAATTTTGCTTTTCTAAGTACTTTACGGATTTTGTATAATCTGTGTTAGCTTCAAATAATATAACTGGACGATACTTTTTAATAGTTCTTAATCCACCCTTAAGTACATCAAGTTCCGTACCCTCAGTGTCTATCTTAATTGCGTCTAACCCCGCTAGTTTCAAGTCGTCTATGCGTGATATATTTGCTTCAATACCCTCGTCACAGATATGAACTTCCCCATAATTGCTAGTTACTTCTAAGTCAAAGTCGCTGATAATGGTTTTACCCTTACCGTTACCTAACGCACTATTGATAATCTTAATGGGGAAATGTTGACAGTTGTATGCTGCAACCGTAAAATGTGTGATGTGTGGCTCAAATCCAATACAGTTTGCTTTTGATTGAAAGTATACTGCACGTAACTGATAGCCAATATTAGTTCCAACGTCTAAATAAACGGATTTATTATTGAGATATCTACAGAGTATATCTACTTCTGCATGACAATATTCACCATACAACAATAATGCTGTGCTAATGATTTGGTCATGGTTATATACTGCCATACTCCCAACTTTAGTCTCTACTTCAACCAAGTTGGGTTTAATTTCGTTAAAATAGTCGTTTATATTAAATGCCATCAACTATTTAATATAGTACGTCTGTGCTAACAAATTACTGTGTGCAAGTACGGGTAACAGTTACAGTACCGTCAGGGTTACGAATTTCAGTCCATGGGCTACAGTTTTGTGTTTGCACAACTTGCGGTTGTTGAATAACAACCGGTGGTTGCTGAGTAATAACTACAGGTGCTACAGGACGTGCTAGTTCATAGCCGATTGCGCCACCGATAACTACAGGAGCTACCCAGCCCCAACCACCACCGTGACGTTCCCAATGTCCATGTTGGGCAAACGCTGAAACACTAATTAATAGTGTAGTACCAATTAAAATCTTTTTAAAACTCATTGTTATCTCCTACGGGCTTCCAACCCAAATTAAACAAATCTTCAAGTATCTCACTACTTATAACGCCTTCACTGACAAACCGTTTACTTGTTAGGTAACTTTCTTGCCTTTCTTTTGTCATTTGGGCAAATTCTTCATCAGTTATATCCGTAGACGAGGTAATTCCACTACAGTACCAATCCATGTAATCGCCCTCACCGCACATGTTAGCAAGTATGCCACCAGCATACCGCCAACTGCAACTCCAGCGTTTATCCTGTAGTATAGGCCACACATCATTCTTTTGATAGTCGTTGTTACACAATGCAGCATACAGATGTTGGGCATAGACTATATCAGTTCTAACTTTATTTACCATATATTCATTGGTACGCAAGTCATATTCTAAATTGTCTTTACGCCACTCTGGGTCATTTTCCAAATCTAATTTACGATGTTCTTCAAAATCTATATTTTCTAACATATCTTTTGCAACTTCATTATTTGGATCTAATAGCAACTTATCCTTATACCTTTTCTTCTGGAAAAGATTGCGTTGTGGTGACCGTGTTATATTTATGCGTTTGGTTATGTCCATGTTTATGCGATTTTCTATAGAATATGTGATTTCCTATTTTCTTCACAACTTCATGCGGCCAATCAGGTGTTATGCTTGTGTTGTGAAAATATAATACACTACGTGGAATTATATCCTTATATGCATCATATGCTAACACATCATATGCCACCTGTAAACTCTTTTGGTAACGTGGGTCACGTTTGTTTGGGTTACCCTTACCCTCACAAACCCAACTAAATTGACAGACTTTTATCCAAAATGGTTCTTCTGTATCAGTATTGATTTGTTTTACTTGTGTCATTTGGTATACAACTTTACATGGTGTTGACCCAAATCCTCCGTTGTTAATACGGTTTAATACTACACGAGCGACGGCAGCTTTGCCCTCAGTTATTTCCGAGCCTGCTTCATAGTAGATGTTGTCCGCTAAACAACTTAATTGTTTTTGATCCACAACTTTAGCCACCTTGACTGGCTCTTTTGGGATCGGTTGTTGCATTTTGTTGTACACATTCGCCAGATATGTACCTGTTACAATTATAGGCAACAACAGAAACATTTTAATAATGTTTATGTATGTCATAATTGACTCCTAAATTTTAATGATTAGATAATCATTTTATTAAGTCCCAGCAATCACAATTGCACAACACTGTTGTATCAACTGCACTTGCAGGAGAGAGAACACTAGGTTTTACACCGGTATCAAAGATACTTAAATTGGTGGGAACTAGTGATGTTGCGGGACTACCTCCTAGGCTTCCCGGCGTTGTACTGGCACCTGTAATAATAGGAACGTTATTTATAATACCAGTATAATTTGATACAGGACTTTCTCCGCTAGTGGTTCCTGGAACCCTAGGCAATTGAAGTGTATTCGTTTGAATATCGTTATCCAATCTTAATCCTGCTAATCCTAAGCGAGTTGCGTTACGGATCTCACGCATAGCACCTATTAGACTGTTTCCTCCTATGTTAGTCTGGTCTGCGATTGACTCAAGTATGAGAACAGTGCCATCATCCTCAGTTTGAGTACCATATTGATTTAAGCTATCTATGAAAGCTGAAACATCATTCGTGGTAGAAGTTATACCGCTAGGATTGGAAATCGCTAAACTCCTAGCGTTTTGTTCTTTTAGTAAATAGTCACCAAATTGACTATACAAAGAATTCAAATTCTGTGCTGCTTGTGCATTAGCAAGGCTAATATTGTGTATTTCTGTGTTTGCTGCATCAATAAGAGCCTGTAGCCCCGTATATGGACTAGAGCCATTGAGTAGCGTGTATATTTCATTATATATTGTAATTAATGTAGTTGACTGTAATCCAATGATTTGTTGCTGTAAATTCATCCAATCATAGTGTACATCCGTCATTGCACCAAAAAAGTCACCCATTGTGTATGTACCGTTAGGTCCCGATCCTAATGCTATGATTGATACTGCACCAGCAACATGATCTCCTGTTGGTTTTGAACTGTTAGGTATTGTTAAATCTGATACGTTTTCCAAGTGTGTGACAACTTGGCTGAAGTTTTCAATATTCGTGGATTGAATATGTTTAATCTGCATCATGCTTGTGCTGAATGCACCACAAGCATATGCAATATCATCGGGTAATACACCAGTCAAATAACTACCAAAATTGTATCCGGGTAGTTTATTAACCCCCGTGTTTGTGTAAATCAAATAGTATGTTTTGCTATTTGTAGGTACTTTGCTAGTGTTATATACTGGGACAGTTAGTGTTGTATAACTGTTAGGGAATAGTTTCTTAGGATCTAGTAAATCCGCTAGTGTATTGAGATTAGGTGTTTGACAGTTAAGTATTGTACAAACGTCCGATAAGTCTTTACCTAATATTACATGTAATGCTAGATAGATGCGTTTTTGTTGATCTGGGGTGGGTGTAGTTTTACTATTAATAATATCTAGTATCTGTGACGTTTCTAATCCCGCACTTAATAATGCTAAACTTACCGCGGGTGTAATTGCTTTGTTTTTGCTTAATGTTTTTAGTAATACGTCAGGACTACCAAATCTATCAATACTACTCAAATCAATAGATCGTCCACTAGCAATTAAATCTTGTCCCCAATATAGTGTCGCTAGTGTTACACCTGTGATATCACCTGTGGTTAAGTCATTCATGTTGCTGTATGCACCATCCATGAATGTTTGACTAGCAATCATGCTATTAATTAAGTTGTTTTGTTGAACTGCATAACTATGACAAACACTAAATGACTGTAGGAAATCACTGTAACTTCCATTATTCAAATAAAATTCGTTATATGCTTGTAGTGAAAATAATCTTAAGAATCCATAACTAGTTAATTCACCAGTATATGTTCCTGTATAACTTGATGGAACACTATTTCCTAATGCTGGAATATCTGCGGATCCGATACTAATTAGATTATTGTATGTTGCTTGTGATATATGACTTGCACCACTACCGATCAGTCCATAACCTAATCTAATTGCTTTTGTTAGTTTATCTAGTACTGTACCCGTAGTTATTGTTCCATACGTATAGTTACTGACACTGTTGCTAGAACCCATGTATGTTACTGCATTGGCGTTGATATTCAAGCCTTGGTTCTGTAACAGACTAGCAAATGTGTTTAACTGTAGGGGTGTATGTTGTCCTGATAAACTCATGGTACAAATACGTCGGGACTACCTTCAACAATAGAATGCCCGCAACTGTTTCCTGATCCTACACGGAGTACGGGTACTCCCTCGGCGAAAACAGTTGGAGATCCTTGTGTTGTTGTCGCTGCTTCATGTGGTCCGTGACTGTCACCCCATGGAGCGTGTGGTGTAATTTTACTAACGTGTAGTCCGACATTTATTCCGTTAGCAAACACAGTACCAGCGCCGCGGATAATCGCACCACCTTCCTGATTTCTATCACCCTTACGACTTAATTTTGCCATATTATCCTACTAATATTTTCTTGTCAGGAACTTGAATTCCTGTTGTTGCTTCAATATACTTGTTTTGAACGCTTTCGTCCGTGTCAGCATAAATTGAAACACTATTAATATTTAGCGTAACTTGACTGTCTGGGTCTACAGTGAACATTGAGGGCATTAGTTGAACCCCTTTTGGTCCTGCCATAATGCTTACAGGTGATTGAATTGTCATATAATTATCAACTTGGTCGATATATTTTCCAATGACTTCTTCACCACTGTTCAACTTAAATGTGTAGATTTTTCCTGTTTCCATTAAATGCCTTCTGTTAGTTTTGTTTTGAGTTCAGTGAACCCACCGATCAATTCACCATCTAAAAAGATTTGTGGAACTGAACGTGCTGTAGGGGCTGCTTCTAGTAGATCCTCTTTTGTATAACCGTCGCCGATTTTACGTTCTTCAAATTCAATACCCTTACTTGTGAGCAATGCTTTCGCTTGGTCACAATATGGGCAATGATACTTACTCCATACAATTGCTTTCATTATTTTCTCCTTATCTATGAATATGATATACAAAATGCTCTGTCAATCCTGGCTCGCACCAATACCCTGATTTAATATCAATAGGTGTTTGATCCTTGTCAGGAGTTACAAATAGTGTGTTCCCAAAGTCAGGATAAACATATACTCCCTGCACTGGGTTGGGGTCGTTTTCAGTTGATCCAACTAAGCATAACATACCAAACTTGGGCATGTTCCAGGGATCATTCGGAAACTTAGGTGATGGGAATTGATGCCAAGCTGCCATAATATTTCCTTATAGTTGCGGTAATTCATCGAATTCAACTATGTCACTCATAACGCCAATAACGTAGTTAGTTGATTCTGTTTCTTGTAAAGCACTTTGCTTTTTGTTGATATTCACATGCTTATTGAACCATGGAATAGGACTGTGTTTTGGATAAGATTCGTTATATTTTATACCAATGTCTTTAAGTCTGGTGTAAGCAGTAAAGTCAACAAAATCCTTGAGAATGTCGGCGTTGAGTCCAATAACGACACCCCTACTGAATAGATAGTCAGCCCACTGTTTTTCTTCATTAATGACCTCCATATACAAATCATAAACGTCACGATATGTAGCAGCCTGAATCTGTATAAAGTCAATATCGTCTTTGACGACATTGTTGATAAGCCAAGCTGTCCATTCTGTGTGGAGTAATTCATCTTGTAAAATCAATGAGATAATGTTCCCATTGCCTATGTAAATCTTGTTCTCTACCATTGCTAAACTTGTTGCGAACGAGACCATGAAGCGTAATGCTTCAAGCGCATATGACGCATGAAGGGCAAGCCAAATCGCTTTTTTATGCGATATAACATCAACATCCTCTCCGAGTTCTTTACGACAATTAAGTTGATGTAACTCCTCGTAATACTTTCCAACGTTAGCTGCCATCCCGATGATTTCTTGGGTATCGTGGATTTTGTTGAATTCTTCTTTTGGAACTCCGTAGATGTTACGAATAATGTGTGAATAACTCTTGCTATGTATGTTTGTCTCAAAGAAACTCCAATTACTTACTAATGCTTCTAGTTCTGGAATACTGATAACAGGACTGAATACTTGACTAGGAGCACGACCTTGAATACTGTCTAATGCTGTTTGACGTAATAGATTGCTAGTAAAGATATGCTTGATAGCATCACTAGATTCTTTGTGGTCAATCTTGTCTTTCGTTAAACTGATTTCTTCTGGGACCCAGAAGAAGCCACGTGCTGTTTCTTCATATTTAGCAATGCGTGGATACTTGACTTCTTCAAACCTTTGTACAGTTACAGGCCCTGCAGGGTCTAGAAACATTTTTCGTTGTAGATAGTTTGTTTGTTTTGTTAAATTATATTGTTCAATGCTCACTATTATTCTCCCAATTTTCACCTTCATATTGGATGCACAATGCACCCTCGTTATCAATCTTTACAGCGATAATATCAGTCTGTGTTAATGCCATGATAACCATTATTTTTTCTTCTTCGTTCTCAATTACTAAATCATCGGTGATACCGTGACTTAGGAGAAGGCTTTTGATAGTGTCATCTGCTGACACTGATTCAGTTACTAGATCGTCCATTATTCTGTCTTTAATAAAATCTTACCGTCGTCTTCAACGAGGTCTGTGATAAGTTTCAGTTCACCGTTTACTTCTACATAAACAGGAACTGTTCCTAATTTTGAAATTGACCCACTAGAACGCATAGCATACTTACGCCATGAATCCATTAACATATAACTAATATTGTATGCGTCTATCATATTTAACCTTAAAGTTTACATGCTTCACAGTCAAAATCTTCTAACTCAACTGAATCTTGTTTAACAAACGGGATAACATTATCTTGTTCATTCAATTGAGCCTTACTACCTACTTTATTGATTAAGCTATAGTATAGAGTTTTGATTCCCCATTTACATGCAAGCATAATGTTCTTGCTAATCAATGTACCTGGAACTTTGCCGCCTTCAAAATATGCAGGGTTATAGAATGTGTTAGTACTTAGTGATTGGTCAATATATACTGCCAATACTGCTGCTGTTTTAAGATAGTCTGCACAATCTTTTTGATCCCACATTAGTTGATAACGGTTCTTTAGTCGTTTGTACTCTGGTACAACCTGCACAAACGATCCAGCTTTAGATTCCTTAACACTAATCAATTCCATCGGCATTTCAATACCGTTGGTGGAGTTTAACACAACACTGCTGGACTCTACTGGTGCTACAGCCATTAGTGTAGCATTACGAATACCATACTTCAATAATTTTTGGCGCAAGCCTTCCCAATCTAATGTAGTGCTTGGAGTAAAGTCTGTTAATTCGTTAACACCCTCACTTCTACGTTCCCAAGGGAAAATACCTTGACCATAGAATGTTTGCTGACTTTTACCGCATGCACCTTTTTCTTGTGCTAGTTCTACGCTTGCTTCTGTTAGATAGAATGCTTGATGTTCCATCCAGCGTTTTACTTCTGCTAGTGCTTCTGGTGTCCCATACTTGAAACTGCGTTTTGCATGCCAGTAAGCTAAATTTGTAATACCTATACCAAGAGGCTCAAAGTCTAAGTTAGCTAACTTACTTTGCACAGAAAGGAAGTCTTGATAGCTAAGGAGATTACTTAAACTTCTTACTAGTACCCTAGCACTCTTACGCATTTCTTGGGGCGTCTTAAACGCTCCCCAGTTCTGACTGCCCAATGTACAGAGGGCAATACGACCTGCCTCGTCTTCAATACGTTGGAATGGCTTTGTGGGTAATAGTATCTCTTGACATAGATTACTCTGGTAAATAGGGTCTAGTTTTGTATCAAAAGGCCCTTGTTTAATTACATTGTCAATAAAGACCAAATAGATACGACCTGTATCTGTTCGTTCTTTGAGAATACCGTTTTTGAACACTTCAACTGCTGGCAACACTTTCTTTTTGATGCCACGTTTGTGTTCATACATTGTGTATAATTTTTCAAATTCTTCTGTATCACGATAGAATGCTTCATAAAGATCAGGTACTTCATGTGGGTCAAACAATGTGATATTTTCTTGGTTCTTGTAACGGTTAAAGAAAAACTTACTTGTGACTACTGAGTAGTCCATTTGTCGTACACGAGTTTCTTCTGTACCTTGATTGTTCTTTAATACAATTAAGTCTTCAAACTGATAGTGCCAGATAGGGAATGTAACTGTACAACTTGCATTACGCACACCGCCTTGACTGCAACTACGCAAGTCACCAAACCATTTCTTTAAGAAAGGAATCATGCCAGTATGTTTGATTTCACCGTTACGAATAGGTGCACCTAGTGGGCGAATGCGTCCTAGTTCTAAGCCAATGCCAGCACGTTTACTAGCATACTTAGCCATCATTTCACCAGCAGCAAAGATACTGTCTAGTGTGTCATCGGACGATATAAGTACACAACTACTAAATTGTTTAGTAGTTGTACCAAGACCAGCAAGAACGGGGGTAGCCAATGTGAAATGCCCTTCACTAGCGCATTCATAATATTCTTTAACATATTTTAGTCTCTTATCTTTTGGTTCATTATGGAATGCAGTGGCGGCTGCAATTGCATAACGTACTTGAGGTGTCTCAAAGATTTGACCAGTAGCACGGTTCTGAACTAAGTACTTTTCTGCAAGTTGTGCGATAGCCGCGTAGGTATAATTTTCGTCCTTGCTATGGTCAATGAATAAGTCAATTATATCCCACTCATCTTCTGTATACCATTGTAATAGTTCTGGGGTATACATACCCAAGTCAGTGTTCTTCTTTACAATCTCGTATAGTCTTGGTGGTGAATATGTACCATATACTTCTTTACGTAGCATTGAGACCTTTTGACGTCCTGCTACATATTGATAATTGACGTTGTTAATATCTGGGTTTTCTGTTTCATCAATCAAGTCAACCATTGCTTTAAGCAATAGTTCGTCAATTGTTTCAGTTGTCATGCCATCATGTAACTCAATTTGTGCTTTGATTTCTATCATACTAGGAGATACATTTTCTATCCCCTTGCATCCGTAACTAACTTGTCTTTGTATCTTTGAAATATCTAGAGGGACACTAGTCCCATCACGTTTAATTACGTTGGTGTTATTCATTATCTTTTACCTTAAATTTTTGTTTTTATTTTGTCTAAACTGACCGTGCGCTTGATGTTAAAATCGTGTGATGATATACTTAGTACCATGTTTGGGTAGTAATTCATCACATATTTTGCGTTATCAACTAGGACTATGACCACATCATCGCCCAAACTGTTAGTTGCTTCTGCTATTTCAACACATTCTACACCTAGTAATAACAAAGTATAACACATTCCTAGTGCTCTTGCAACCTCACAATAGGTGTTTTCTACCAAAAGTTCCCAAGGATCGGGCCAACTTTCACTGTCAAGTAGGTGTAAATGGTGCGTGACTAATGGGGCATGTTGCCACCATTTATCTATCTCTACGCACATGTTTTCTAAATCAGAGTTTTCTAATTGTACTCTTAGTTCATACCAGCTACTGAGTCTGGCTTCATAGTTGAGTTGAAATACATTCATCACTAGTACTTATCAGTAGTTAAAGTGTTGGTATATTATTGAGTTGTCATTGCACCAGGTGTCGTAAAGTTACTAGTATATCTTGCGATACCCATAGTGATTCTAATTTCATCCATATATCCGTTAAACGAACGTGCGCCACCTGTGAAATAAGGATAATATCCAATATACATACCACCTGTTTGTGTCGTTATACTTACACTACTTGAAGTTGTTTGAACACTATTACCATTTAAATATAATGTCCATGTTGATCCATTTCGTACTATTGCTACATGATTCCAAGCATTAATGTTTGGAACTACACCACTTGTATTCAATGCAACACTCCAGGTGTTTGATGCGGCAGAGGCTGCAAACGCAATAGTATTATTAGTTTCAATATATAATGCCCATCCGTTTTTGTCTGCTGAACCATTAGTGTAATGTATCAAAGGTTGGTAACCAGCACTAACTGTTAAGAAGTAAACCCAAAGTTCAACAGTAAAATTACCTGCGTTAAAATCACCCACTGATTGGTCAGAGAGTTTTAGTGCTTGAGGACTAGTACCGGAGAAATAAATACTACCTGTACTATTATTTTTAATGTTAGGAACAACTTGCGGATATACGTTTGTACCTGTACCATTAACAGGTATCAAATCTGTTTTAGTACTTGAATCAATTACTCCTGCACTTGATCCAGTTAATAATACAGCGGCACCTGTTGTTGCATTTGTTAACGGTGCCGCTGATGGATAGAACCCATTACTATATAACGCAGTACCCACGGTTACACGAACATCTGTTAAGTATCCATTAAAACCAGTATCAGTACTAATACCACTAAATCCAACTACTCTGAATGGTAAAGTGCCGCCGTCCATGCTTACTGAAAAACTTGTGGTCGTGCCTGCAAGCACACCATTGACAAAGCTAGTAAGTGTTGTACCATTTCTTACAAAAGCAACATGTGCCCAAGTATATAATGGGATATTTATTGAACTAACTGCAATGAATGCACTAGAACTGTAATTGTATACTGACATTCCTATAAAATAATTGCTACCTGATTGGTTATAACTTGGTGCAATAACCCAACCATTTGTAGTGAAAGTGCCTAAAGGAACTGTATTACCCATCATACGTGTAGTTGTAGTAGAACTTAAATTATACATCCAGAATTCAATAGTAAAGTTACCTGTACCAAAAGTAATTGCAGTGGTTGAGTTAACATTATAGTATGAAGCACCGTCAAAAAACATACTGCCACTAGCAATTGCCACAGAATAAGGAACTCCTGTTGCTGCTAATGAAGAGGTATATGATAGTAGAAATGGATTTGCTCTACTTAATGTAGGTGTTCCTGATCCAACGGTAATGGCTAGTTTGTTAGTTGATTGGTCGGTTAATGCAGCAGTATTCCACAATAAGGTGGTGTTAGGTACTAGAGATAATGCAGTAGTAGGTGGTGTAAATGATGCTGTACCTGAATAAAGTGCAGTACCGTTAACCACTCTTACGTTACTTACATATTGTGTACCTGTACTATAACTACTGCTATAGTTTCCTATAGTCATGTTAACGCTCGAAGGAGTAAATGATGCCGAATTAGTTGCAGTTTGATTGCATACTCCGTTCGTATACCAATACCAATTATTACCACTTCTAGTGATAGCAACATGAGCCCAAGTATTTAATGAGAGTGTTACTGTGTTAGGATTAGTATATGAAAAACTTAAACCATTACTAGTATCACTACCTACGCCACTTGCAGATAAACCTAGTGTAAATCGTGCGGTAGATCCACCACCGTCCCAGATTACTATAACAGCATTGCCATTACCAAACGCAGTAGTATAAACCCAACATTCAATTGTGAAATTGTTTGTACCAAAGTTAAAAGCACTAGTACCACTAGAAGCAACAGTAAACCAGTTTGATCCACCTGTTATATAACTAAAACTCTGTGTGTTAGTGGCTGGAAGAAATGTATGTGATCCAAAAGGATTATAGGCTTTTATTCTAGGTGTACCTGTAGCAGTAATTGCATAACCAACTGTACTACTATTGTCAATAAATCTATTATATTGACATGTTAACAATGTAGTTCCTGCAATAGGAGTTAATGGTGTTGTTGACGGGGCAAATGTTGATGAATATAGTGCGGTACCGGTCACAATACGAACGTTGCTGATATATCCATTCCAATAACTGGTTGCGCTTGCACCAGCACCTGAACCATAATAACCAATTGTGACTGCATATCCACTACCTGTTGTTGTTCCGCTATTTGTGCCACTAGCTATAGAAACTCCGTTAATCCACACGGTGAAAGTAGTACCACTTCTTGTTACTGCAATATGTGTCCAAGTATAGTTTGGAACTGAGCCGCCACTTAACCAAGGAAGAGATTCACTGAAGGGCTGCCAATAAAAATAAAGAACGTTACTTGCAACATATATCAGCCACTGGTCCCCTGCTCCGGCTCCGCCTTGAGTCCACATTGCTATAATAGATGACAAGGTGGCTGATGTTGTGTAGGGGAATACCCATACTTCAATCGTAAAATTAACGCCGGTTGTGGCAAAGTTCATTGTGTTAGTATTGGATACAGACAAGTAGTCTGTGGTACCATTAAACAATGTACTCCATCCATTTTCACTATAAGGACTAAAACTTCCAGTTAACGCTCTACCACTCCTTCCAATAGGAAAGTTATATGGTCCACTATCTAATGCACTTGTATTTGTACTTGCACCATTATACTGTAATGTTAATAATTGTGAATAAGGTGTTTGTGTATTAGGGCTAGTAGGTGGAATAAACACCGTAGTTGGTACAGTTGTTGCACTTGTGTTATATGCTGTGGGTATATTATTTACTACCACGTGTAAATCAGATATATAACCATAAAATGCGACGGTACTTACAGTTCCATATCCAATTAAATAACTACTATTATTTGGTGTAAATGTTTTAGAACCATATCCTTGCAACACTCCATTAATAAAAGTTCTCCAGTTGTTACTACCATCTCTAGTTACTACTACATGATTCCATGCGAGTGGTGTACATGTACCTGTACTATTGCTTATACTAGCGGTACCATATTGCCCAGGCTGTATAGTTCCGTTGAGGCTTACCATTAAAATAGCCAGGTTACCTGAGCCAGCTGTAAATAAACTTTGGTTATTGACTGTAATATTGGTTGGATAAATCCACATTTCGACTGATAACTGTTGGGAACCAAAATTTAATGCGCTAATCGTACCTGATATGTAAGTACTTGAACTACCAGTAAAATATCCACTACCATAAGTTGAATATGTTGACGGTACAGTAAATGGTACATTTTGTGAAATTGCAGGAGAACCGGTTAGTGTGATTGCAAATGCATTACTTGATGTATCAATAAATCTATTACTATTAGCAGTGAAGACACTGATTGTACCAGTACCAACTGATGTTGTTAACGGAGTTGCACTTGGTGTAAAGTTTGATGTATATAAACCAACACCTTTCGTAATACGAACATTACTTAAGTAACCGTTATATTGAAAGCTAACTGTACTAGCAGTATCGTAACCAATGATTAATGTAGTTGCACCTGACACAGGTACTGAAATTGCAGTTGGACCTGCAGAAAGTACACCGTTAACATAAATTGACATGTTACCTGAATTAACGCTCCAAGCAACATGATTCCAAGTGTTAAGCGAATAGATATTAGTAGCTGTAGCTAATCCAGTGCCAGAATAAGCTGGACCTGAGTTAATCTGATTTGTAGGACCAAATCCATAACCCCATGCAGGGCTACTACCGTTAACACCAAACATAAACAGTCGGGTAGCATTACCTGAAGCAGGCTGAGTTAATGAATAGAACCAACATTCAATAGTCCAAGAGCCACCTGAAAAATCAAACTGTGAAGATGAAGGGAATGTTAATTTATCACCAGTATTAAAGTAGATACTGTAATATCCACCCATATATGGATTAAAAATATCATTTCTTGCATCAGCAGTTGCAAGTTGTAATGCATTGTTTAGCCCAGCATCACTGATAAAGGGTGTAGTACTTGGGCTGTTTACCCCACTAAGTGGATTAGGAGCAAGTACACTATTCCAGTTAGCCTTAACTAACAAAGACACATAGCTGAAATAAGTTTCTTTTAAATATGCAAAAACTGTATATCCAATAAAACCTAATGCTTTGCTTGCTGCTGATGCGATACTTGCAATCATTGGCATGATTAGTACCCCTTAAGCAAATTGAACACGTGCTGCAAGAACCGTGTATGTTGATGTTGCTGTTTTAATAACACTGAATGTATAACTATCAATTGAGTTTGCGTTTCCGTAACTAGGAGCAGTACCACCTTGCCATTTAGTTAATGCAGGGGCTGCACCATCTACTTGAATACCTGAAACATAATACCCAGTTGAACCGTTAGTAAACATTAACGCTACAGTGACACTTTGTCCCACACTTAGTAAGTTATTTAATGCATTAAAATCACCACCACGAATATTAACAATAATGTTACCTGTACTACTAGCAGTAACATAGAATACAGTTTGTGATGTTACGTTATAGTTGAATACCCCGGACAATGCAGTCGTAGACAAGTTTACTGTTTCAGCAATATTAGTCAATGACAATGACATTGCTGTTGTTGTGCCCGGCATTGTTGTTGTGCCAACAACGTTTAAGTTCTGCAAGTTGAATACGTTTGCAGTTGGTGCTATTGCTTTTTCAATCCATGCTGGTGTTGCACCAGCAAGAGTCATAAACTGATAAGTTCTATTAGTTGCGGTATTCACCCATTCATCACCTGCGTTAGGGTTTGAAGGTTGAATGGGTGACTGATAAAACTTTTGCGTATTCTTAAATGACATTGTTTCCTCTTACGCTTGAGCTTCTGTCCAAGATAAACGAATAGCAATGTTAGCTGCGGTTGATGCTGTTAAGTTAGTTGCCATGATTGTAATAACGTCAGGGCCGTCTGGATAAATGTTCACGTTACCTGCAGCATTGCCACCTGATAAAATACTTGTACCCATATCACGAACTAATGACAAATCAGTTGTAGTTGTTGTATAGTTTGTTGAACCACCTGATGTGTTAACGAAGAAACCATAAACTGATTCACCACCTGTAATTGTTGTAGTAGAAACGTGTGTGATAGTTTGAGCCAAACTAGAACCACCAACGTTTGTAAATGCTGTTGCAGCACTTGGTACACCGTTTAGAATCAATGAGATATAGAACGGACCGTTAGCATAAACGTCCATCTGACGTAGAACCAACTGCATGCGGTTAACTAATTCACGAGTACCTAACGTACTTGAGCCAATACCTGAACTAACAGAAGGAGAAATACGAATACTCAAAACTGCGTTAGTTGCAGCACCTGCAACAGATAACAATGTTGAACTTGTTAAACCTTTAGTGAAAACGTAGGCCTTATCATCGTCAAAACGTCCGTCCATGATAACACTAGTACCCCAATGACTGATTGTACTTGCAAAGTTAGGAGCATGTAGTTCGACTGAAACAGGTGCTGTACTTGAATACGTGAATGTAGTACCAGTATTTGCTAATGGAGCAAATACACAACTAACACTTGAACCACCTGCGTATGGAGCAGGACTTACTGTTACACTTGTGTTTGCAACAAATGAAACAACTGTTGTACCTGGCTGTAAACCTGTACCACTTACAATCTGTCCAACTTGAACACCAGTTGTACTTGCAAAAGTAATAGTTGGATTACCTGCTGTAATGGTAGTTGCACTTAAACCAGTGTTACCTGCTTGACCACGAGTTAAACCAGTAAATGATGTTGATGTTAGCCCAGTATAGTTAACATATTCATATGCACTTGCACCGCGAATCAACAAGATACCTGCACTTGGGAAACCAGTTGTACTTGCAACGTTAACAGTTGAGTCACCTGAATTAACAGTTGATGTGGTTATTGTATAAGGTGGGAAAGTATTTGTTTCATAACGTGCTGGTAAGTTACCAGAACGCATATATGCTCTATCGTTAACGTTGTTGTTTGCTAACTTATGACCATAGAATATTGAGCCGTCAATTGTTCTAAAGCCCCAACGTATTGCACCAGCGCCATACCATGTATAGTCTAAGTAGAACATTTGCATTTTAGTCAAGTCCATATTAAAGCCTGAAGGTCCTGTACCGTCAAACTTATCAATGATCCAACTACTTTGTGCTGTTTTTGTATCAACTGTTTTTGTAATCAATACTTGAGAACCAGTAACACCTCTGTATGAAGGTGAAATTGTCATTGATGTATCACTACTAATAGTAACAACACGATAACTCATACCCTTGATAACAATAAAATCGTTAGGGCTTAGTTGTTTACTGAATGTAGTCGTAACACCGTTCAATGTAACACCAGATACTGTTGAGCTACCGTTTGTTACACTTGCGAAACCATCTAATTGATATGTGCTGCTTCTACGTACTGCCCATAATGTTTGACCATCAAACTCAAAGAAAATACCGTTTTGTTGGTCAAACATACCAACACGAGTTGATGCACCATACCAGCTATTTGCACTAACAATTGGTAAACCACTTGCTGGTGTTGCACTTGGTGCTGTTAGTGCGGTATATGTAAATTGATATGCGTTTAATACTGATGTTACAACAAATGTACCGTTATATGCTGTTTCGTTACAACCTGTAACTTGCATACTAATACCAACGTTGACGTTGTGTTGTAATTTTGATGTTACTGTAACTGTAGTACCTGAACTAGAAATTTGATCTAGTAACAAACTTGGTTTCAAAATAGTACCAGTACTCATTTGAATACCTTTACCAGATTGATAACGGAAGTAGCGACGGGTCTGACGAATCAATTGTTGATTGTGACTTGCAGCATTGGTACTAAAGAAAACACCACCGTCATATGGTCTATGTATTGCGTTACCCTGTGGACGAACATACAAGATAGCACTTGTTACTGTCAAGCCACTTGCAGTTAATGTTGAATAGAATGTGAATGCTGTTGGGCTAGTAACTGTTGCAACAATCCAACTACCGTTTGGTGGGTTAGTACCAGTAATACCAGTAACTGCAATCTCATTACCTACAACTAATCCGTGTGGTACACTTGTTACAACTGCAATAGCGTTACCTGTACCAGGAGTAAATGTTGCACTACCTGTTGCACCAATGCTTGCGTTACTATACACTGAACCTGTATATACTGCACTTGGAGTTGCACTGTTATAAATTGAACCAGTAGTACCAGTAAAAATGTTACGACCAGTATATGAGAAACTAGTACTTGCTACAACAGAGTCAACTTGAAATAAACCTTCAGCACCGTTAAACAATGTATCTTGAATGTAAGCAGGAGTACCCGCGGACGGAGGGGTTGTAGTTGAGACTGTATAAGTTCTTGAACCGTTTGTTGCTTGAATATCAGTGATTGTTAATGGGTTAAAAACTGAGTAATAACCATAAGGACGATTGTTAATCATCGCCAATGATTCCCACTTAGTAGCCTGAGTAGAATACTCAAAGTCAGTATCAATCAATGCTTGCGGGGTGCTAGTACGCAATTTACCAACTGGGTCAGTTAACAAATCACTTGCTTGTATTGTTTCGTTGATTTCTTCAACAAGAATACTAATCTTATCAGTACTTGCTTGACTTGCAGTGTTATAAGTAAACACAATTGTTGTTTGCGGTGTGTTGTTTACTATTGTGTTTGTATAGCTTGTTGCAACTAATGTTGGGTCGCTGAAGTTAAACAACACTGTGTTACGTGTAACGTTGGTAATCAATAACAACTGTTCTTGACGAATCCATTTGTTGTTAATCACTAACGTCTTTGTAGACGGTGTGAATGTATAGTTTTCTTGTATTACGTGCTTTGCCATTATTTAATCTCCGAGTGCGACTGTATTCGCTGAATATGGGTATTTTCTAACCTGTTGTGTTCTACTAGTGTTTACTAAAGTGACTACTGCAACATCTCCTGAATCAGGTGCGTTATATATAATCAAATTACCACTACTAACTCTGTATCCTCTGCTGGAATCAAATTCAGCGTACCAAGGAAATTTTTGTTCTTTTACATAAGGAACTAATAACTGCCCGTTAATTACAACTTGAATATCTTTTGAATCCACTATAGTATTTATGCTGCCTGTGTTCACCGTCAAGGGAAATACGGTAGTTGCGCCGTCAAAATAATTGCTAATATCATCTAGTAGATAGGGAGGTTCAATACCCCCTGCATAAAGTGAGGATATTGAGACATTGTTTGCTACAAAGTCTGTTCCTGATGATTTAATGACGGTTAATGACATATTTTAATCCTATTGTGTATTTATGTTAGATATCTAATGATAACAATGCCAGAACCACCTGATCCGCCGTATAGTGTGGGTCCGTCACCACCACCGCCACCACCACCACCGGTATACGGTGATCCGGGGAATCCATTACTACTACTACCACCTAATCCGCCGCCATTGCCACCAACGCCAGAGCCGCCTGTACCACCATTACCATTGTTGTAGATAGCTTGCCCACCGCCACCACCGCCGGCATAATAATTACCGGTCCAGGGACTAAGATAACCAGTACCACCATTACCACCATTGCCACCGCCACCACCTGTGCTAATAGACTGACCTACACTACCATAACCTCCACCACCGCCTCCACCGTAACCACCGGTTGAGTTACCACCGTTGTTACCTTGACCACTATCACCAACTCCTGGGCCGCTACCGTTTACACTGTCACTTGATCCCACACCACCGCCACTACCGCCGCCTCCGGCTCCTTGACCACTAGCATTTGAACCACCACTACCGCCACCTTCTGGACCAACCGAGGTAAATCCTGTTCCAGTAATTGTAGTGTTTGATCCTTTACCACCTTGAAAGAATCCAGGAGATGAATTTGCTCCGCCACCGCCGACTATTACGGTTAGTGTTGTAGCTGGTATAGAAACGCTTGTTCCAATTATTACCCCACCAGCACCTCCACCTCCCCCGCGTTTTCCGCCACCACCGCCTCCACCTGCTATTGCAAGATAGTCAGCAGTTAACGGACCATATGAGGTAAAAGTTCCTGAACCGGTAAAAGTGTGGTATGTATACCCACCAGAATATGAAACAGTGACGTTTCCGCTACTAACTGCTTTATAAGACAAGCTAATATTTCTTATAGTAATAGTCAGAGAGTTTGTGTTACCTACAGAATCAGTTGCAGTAACAACAATATTATTGTAATAATTGTCTATAAGTGCTATAAGTGGCATTGTTCCTGACAGTAAACCACTTGAACTTAACGATAGACCTGAGGGCAATGTTCCTGTATATGAATACGTCAACGAGTATCCTGCGGGACTAGTTGCATTGAACTGATAACTTACCAAAGTGGCTGAACCAAATTCCAACAAAGGCAATGTTGTTTGCCAAGCAGGTGGACGTGTATCTGCATAGGAACTGACAGGGTATCTAATAATTACCACTCCAGCTCCACCTTGACCACCGGCACCACGATTATATGGACTGCCGTTATGTTGTGCGCCACCACCTCCACCTCCTCCGGTGTATGCTGTTCCGTTTACTCCTGAAACAGGATCAGTACCAGCAACTGAAGGATATCCTGCACCAGTGCCACCGCCACCAGTACCGCCTATTGCTGCATATGTTCCAGTGTTATTTTGTCCACCGCCGCCGCCACCGGCATATGTGTTACCATCAACCCATGTTAATCCATTACCACCTGCACCAGTTAACAATGTGCTCGTACCTGTTTGACCAACTTGGCCGGCTCCGCCGCCGCCTCCACCCGCTGCAAAGCCAGCACTATTTGAGCCACCGCCTGCGCCACCGTTATTTCCTCCAGTAGTTCCAGATCCAGCTGTACCCGATGATCCTGCGTTAGCATTACTAGAGCCACCTCCGCCACCACTACCACCACTACCACCGTTGATGTTTTTATCACCACCACCACCGAAACCACCACCGGTTGCAGTTAATGTTGAGAATCCAGTACCACTAATTGATGAATTGACTCCAGGACTTGCATTTGATCCATTGCCGTTAGTAGTTGCAGGTCCAGCTGCACCCCCGCCACCTATTGATACGGTTAAAGAAAGACTACTTGCTAACGATGAATATGTTGAAGTAATATAAGCTCCGGCGCCACCTCCGCCACCACCGGGTCCAGCGCCCCCACCTCCGCCACCAGCAACAACTAAAATGTTTACTCCTACTAAACCAGTTGCAGGTGTTGTAAATGTTCCGCCACTAGTAAATGTATGTGTCACATAGCCATTATTAATGGTAATTGTTCCACCTGTACCATATATAGGATTTTGAAAAGTGGCTAACTTTGTTCGTTCAATAGGTGAACCGATTGACCCAAGTCTACTCATATTTTTATCCGAATGTACCCAATTGACCGATAACAGTCCAAGTGCTACTCATATAGATCAATGAGAATGTTACTAGTTCAACTCTACTTGCTGTTGGGGTAGGTGCAGTTGCATTCGCCCATTTAATTGTTTGAGCTGTGCCGTTAATTTGTATTGCATTTGGGTAATATGGAGTAGAACCCTGAACTAATATCAATGCAACAGTGATGGTTCTATTATTTGTTGTAGGTACGTTTGTAAAGTTTGCAGTGAAGTTTGCTGCAATACTAGTATGATAGAACGTAGTTCCTGTGCTTGTATCATGCGTGACTACACCAGTAGCACCTGTAATCGCAGTAGATACAATTTCAGCAGTCTGTCCTTGAGTCGTATATCCACCTAATGTTACATTTGACAATGTACCAATACTACCATTTAATGTTCCTGAAGTGGTTACGTTTCCAGTAGCAATAACGTTTCCAGAAACAGTGACGTTTCCAGTAACTGTCAAATTAGTCATTGTATAACTATTTGACGAATCTAATGAGTAGGGTTCAATAAGTGTTTGTGCCATAATGGTATTTATCGTGTTAAAACTTGACTAGCTGGTACACTGAAGGCACCAGTGTAGCGAGCGTATCCTTTAGTAATTCTCAAATCGTCAATATAACCATTTAAGTAATATGGGGTACTCATTCCGCCCACCGTGATACCGTTTTGATTTAATGTGTATCCGCTAGGTGTTCCTGTTACTGTTACTGTTCCAGCAACACCATTCACATACAATCTCATTGTACCACTTTGTCTTACCACTGTAACATAATACCATGTGCCGGTTGACGGTGACCAAGGAATTGAACTAGTAAAACCGCCAGTTGAATGTGTGTTGAATACTAATGTTGACGAAGTGTACCCAAAGAACCACTTATCGTTAGTACTAGTACCAACAGCATCACTTTGACAAACTGGTTGAATATTAGTCAATGCATTTAGATAGAACCATGCTTCAATTGTGAAATCACCAACACCAAATGCATATAATGGATTACTTGGAGAATAAAAATATTGTGATGATCCACTAAAACTCAAACTACTGCTTCCATACTTTTTAATACTAGTGCTTAACCCAGCAGTACCAGCACCTACTAAGTTATTTGTGCTATGTGCATCAACTATTGCACCGTTGTTGAAGTTTAACAACAAGTTTGACGGTTGTGAAATTGTTGTAGGTGCTGATGTTAATGGTGCAACCGGTGGGAAGAAGGTGTTAGTGTAAATGGCCACGTTGGGAGTTACTCTTACATCACTGATGTATCCCGGGAAGTAGGCATTGCTACCGTTGTTGTTGTTGGCAACAGATAGTACCCCAGCGCCAGTAAATGAAGATAAAGTTACCGACGCTGTACCAGCAGCAACACCGTTTAAGAAGAAGTAGACTGTTGTGCCCGAGACACTGATGGCAATATGATTCCAAGTACTTGCATAAATGTTGACTGTGCTTGAGTTGTAGGTGCCGTTACTTGTTCCACTTCCGCCAGATTGTGGTTGCCAGCTAATCACCCCTGCTGTACCACCGCTAGCAGATCCAGTCAAGTATACACCCCATTCGTAGTCGCTGGTGCCGGTACGACCTTTTTGTATTAGGTTGTAGTTGGTGTTACTCCAAGTACTAGAGAAGTTGACCCAAAACTCAATGGTCATGTTGCGATTGGCAATGCCCTGTAGCGTGGTTGTACTTGGTACAGTCAGATAATCTGTAGTACCGTTAAAATAACAACTACCACCATTAATAGATGGATTGTATGCTACTGGTGTTGTGATAGTATACTGTGAACCGAATGGGTTAATTGTAGCTACTCTAATTGTTCCAGTACTAGTAATTGCGTATGAGTTAGTTGAAAGGTCAACTATCTTATTTGTTTGACATGTTAGTAACAATGTTGTTGCGATGGCTGTCAAAGGTGAGGTAGGTATTACAAAGGAACTAGAATACAATGCTGTAGTATTTAGGATTCTAAGACTGCTCACATAACCATAATATATATTGGTTGTTGAATTAAACTGACCCATGTAAAGACTTGATAATGTACCGGTTCTGTTGGTTAGTGTAGTAGTACCTGTAAGAGTTTGTGCAACACCGTTAACATACAAACTTATAGAGCTACTATTTACAGATAAAGCGATATGATACCAAGTATTAATTGACATAACAGTATTACCTGTTACTGTTTTAATAGCACCGTCATACCAATAAAAAGATAACACACCACTGGCTATTGGTCCAAAAGCCCAATAATCACTGGTCGATGAAGGAGTAAAATCACCAATCAATGGAGAAGAGTTACCAGTCGTTGATGTAGGTAACTGTGTCATGTATATAAAACACTCAATAGTAAAAGTTGTTTGTGTTGCTGGAATACTAGCACCGGTTATAGTTAGATAGTTACTACTGCCACCAAAGTATGTACTATAATATGTTGGGATCACATTCATACTTTGAAAAGGACTGAATGCTTGAATACTAGGTGCTCCTGAAGTAGTTATAGCCAATAGACTACTTGAGTTATCAATAAATCTATTTGATTGGCAGGTCAATATTGCTGTATTTGATATTGTAGTTAATGGTGTAGTAGATGGCGTAAAGTTGCTGGTGTAGAGGGCTGTATTTTTAAGTATACGTAAGTTTGAGATGTATCCAGTCCAATCGTTATTTCCTGTTTCGCCGCCAGCAATTAATAAACCTGTACCTGCAAAATTTCTGTTATCAGTAAAAGAACCATCTAAAACACCATTAATATACAGGCTACAACTTTGTGAACCAGTGCGAACAAACGCAAAATGTGTCCAAACATTATTGTTTATAGTTGTAGTTGATGTGTATAACAAAGTTCCAGAAGTTGTTATAGCAAATTTATTTGCGCTGGTGACCGTTAGTGAGATACCGTCAGTTCCAGCTGAAGTTCTATTTGAACATATGAGGTTATAACTACCAGAAGTACTAATAGGGTAGAACCATCCTTCAATTGTACATGAGGTAGTACCTAGTGTTAACGTTGAAGATGATAAAGAAAAATAATCTGTACTACCATTGAAGTAATTACTCCAACCGTTTTGACTATATGGACTAAAGTTACCTTGAGAGGGGTTTCCTACGGTAGTTATTACATTATTGAATATGCTGTTATCGGCAATTGCTGTGTTGGTTGAACCACCATTATATTGTAATGTCAATAGACTTGTATTAGTTACTGCTGTTAGTGGTTGATATGTTGGGGCAAAGGTATTAGTGTATAACGCTGTGCCGTTAACATATCTTATGTCACTGATATATCCTGCAAAATAAGTTCCAATTGGACTATAACCAACGTTAAACTGTGTATCACTGAATGTATACGATGTGGTTGTACTGGCTGCAAGTACACCGTTGATGTACAAAGATATAGTTCCGGATTTTCTGACCATTGCCACATGATACCAACTGTTGGTTACCGGTGTAATACCGCCAGAATTATTTGGTGTAATATTAGCCGAGTTGCTTCTTATACCAAATCCATTATTTGAACTCATATAGACTTGGAATCCATTACTGCTACCGCTAGCCACAATACTGAATAGGTTGGAAGATCCTGAAACTAATGTCGTTGCGTATGCCCACCCTTCAATCGTAAAATCACCTGTGCCGGGTCCTGTAACAGTTGATTGTAGGTAATCCGTACTACCATTAAAATATGTTGTACCAAGATTACTTAAGTTAGATACCGTTGATGTTGGCATTGTGAATGGATAAGCATTGTTAAGTACTTTAGGTGAGCCACCTAAAGTGATGGCAAATGCGTTAGTGCTTGCATCTACTATTTGATTACCTTGGCAAGTTAACAATTGCGTATTGGCGATTGCTGTTAACGGTGTAGTACTAGGTGTAAATGCTGATGTATATACAGCAGTTCCCTTTACGACTCTATGGTTACTAATATATCCACTACCTCCGTTGTTGCTACCACCATATATTGTCCAAGCAGCCTGCACAAAACTCTGTGCGCTTGTGCCAGTAGCGGAACTTGCTCCATCTACCCATATTGTACAATTATTTGATGCATCTCTGGTCATTGCAATGTGATGCCAAGTATTTCTCGATGGGAATGCCACTGAGCATACATTACCTGATCCATAGCTGTTAAGTCCTAAGGTAGTACCGTCTGTATAAAAGTTAAATCCGTTAGCAGTCAAGGTACCAAGCAAACTACCCGCTGATGGAATAGTTGGCCAATAGAACCATCCTTCTACTGTAAATGCTCCAGCAAAAGCAAAAACTGCGTTAGATGCTACTGTCAAATAATCAGTTTGACTACTAAAGTTAACACTATAACCAGTATTCACTGTTACACTTGTTGGTGTGGCAAACGGTGTTGCTGGTGAGATGTTTACTGTACCAGACTTGGTTATTGCGAGGTTGTTTGCACTTTTGTCAACAATACTAGTTGATTGGCTGGTCAATAGTGCTGTATTTGCCACTGAGGTCAGTGATGTTGTGCTTGGAGTAAAGTTTGCGGTGTATAGTGCTGCGCCGTTGACCAATCTCAAGTTAGAGAGGTAACCGTTGACATAATATGAACCAGACACTGCGTATCCAATATAAAATGTGTTGGAATTGGAGTCTATTACTCTTGAACCAATGCTGGTGTTTGTTGCACCAACTTGCGCTCCATCTAAGAAGAAGTAAACATTGGATCCACTTCTAGACACTGCAACATGATGCCAAGTATATGTTGTCAGTGTGCCTGTTCCAACTTGAATGTTATAACCTGTACTACTAGAGTTGTATCCCAATTGGAATAGGCTACCACCGCTGAATGTTGAATTAACAATAAGCCAATAAGAACCAGTTCCACTACCGTTATTTAAGTTTCCCAGTATCAGCATTGGTCCAGTGCTCATAGGAAATATCCAAGCCTCAATGGTAAAGTTGTTGCTGCCTACTTGTAGTGCGCTGGGGGTACCTAAATTTAAGTACCCACTAGAGCCGTCAAACAAGTTGCTGTAGTAACCATCACCCAAGTAGGGTGTAGTATATGTTGGTTTTGGGTTACCATTTAATGTTAACTGAAAATTGTTAGTGCTTGCATCGGCGATGAACGGTGTGTTGTTTGCTTCACCAGTCAATACCATAGTTGTGTTTGAGAAATATGTATCATTTACAATTAACGTAATTGTTATTGTTTGTGTTGTGGGTTGATTTGCTGCGTCATAAACGATAACATTGACTGTATATGTTGATAGTGTATTGATAGCAACAGTAAGTGACCCGCTAATCAAACCGGTTGAACTTAATGATAATCCTGCAGGTAACGTATTTGGTGTTTGTAATGCATATGTCAATGGTGCATTACCTGTTGCTTGTAACTGAATACTGACTGATTGGATAGTTGCTTGAGAATACGATGTAAATGTCCAAGTAGGGAAACCTGAAACTTGTATGCCGGGAACCAATGCTGCTGCGCCACCGGTGCTTGAATATATTACTAATGTGTAAACACCTGAACTTTGTGCGCTAGGAATTGTAAAAGCAAGGCGTCCAGTATCTACTACTGTATATGATCCAATTTGTACATTACCCAAATAAACTGTATATGTTGCTGTACTAGAGAACCCAGTTCCATACACAACTACAATTGCACCGGGTGCTACCGCATTTTGTCCGGTCAAAATATTATAGCTGCCATCAGTAGGTTGCCATCCAGTCAATGCAGGGATTTGTAAAACACTTTGATTGAATTGGTCTCTTGCTGACAATGTACCAAAACCATCACCAGCACGTTTGCCTCTGATACCACCGTTATACATTAACTGATTACCTCATAGCTGCATGTTGCTTCTAATATGTTTGCTGCACTTGCAGTTAATCGCAATACGTCACCTTCATTCAAATATAACATTGCTGTTCTATCAATAGGTGTAAATGTTGCATTGACTGGTACACTGACATTATATGAAATACGATATGGCGTAGATGATCTATAAACATCTACTGTAATAGTTGCCGCACTAGCGCCAACGTTACTAATAGTTAATGTGTTGACTTTATATACTTGGCTACTACTTGAACTATTAGTTACAATTGCTGTAGCAGATGTTGTAACCTGCTGAACTGCTAGTGTACCTGTAATTGTTTGTACGTTTACTATATTTGGTGCTGACATGTTATCCTCCGAATACCATGCCTAGAGCAATGGCTTTTCCGTTTGTTGCTACGGGTACACTATTCTGTGTGATATTAGTTGCATTCAATGTATTAGTTGAAGTGTTGAATGTTAAATTAGTAGATGCTCCTAGAGCACCGTTGTTATTAATTTGAACCTGTGAATTTGAACCCGCAGCTAAAGAAGTATTAATTGCAGGACCAAATGTCATAACTTCAATGGGTGCAGTATTTGCAGGAGCAGTTGAAAATGTTATTGTTGTACCAAGCAGTGAATATGTTGATTTCTGTTGTACTACACCGCCTGTTGTTACTAAGGTAAAATTCTTTGATGTAGGTGCTTGGCTTAACGTAAAGTTAACGGTAGAACCGTCGCCGGTAAATGTATCTAATACCAAACCAGTTATTACACTTGCAGGTGCCGCAACCATAGTTCTTACTTCTATGATTGCACCTACGAATGGTGCACCTGTTAAAGTTAGAACATTATTTGTTAATGTAAAAGATGTTTTTTGTTGGAATACGCCATCAATATTAACTGTTATTAAGTTTATGTTAACTGGGGTTACACTCAATGTAAAAGCAAGTGTAACACCGTCACTCGTAAATGTATCAACATTTACACTCATGGTAGGTTGAGAGGCGGCACTTCTAGTCCAACTGTTGGTTGTCGAGGTATATGTATAATATATACCGTTAAGTATCGCTACTTGACCGTTAATTGGACTACTTGGAAATGACATTTTTTACCTTATTATGTATTTATGACTACCCAACTAGTGGTATCTTCATCCCAACTATAATCTTTGCCGTCTGTTGGATATGGGGTAGGGCTAGTCCATACCCAATTTGTTTCAGCACTGATCGTCCAACTTGAAAAAGGTTTAGGTGGATAGAATACATCATTTACTGGATCGTATGTATATCCTATACCAGCATAATTTCCACGTAGTGCTACGCCACCGTCTGGGTTACCATCGGATCCATAGTGTACATTTCCTCTAGTATTGTAACTAGTTTGAATAAATGTTTTGGGGTCTCCAAATAAACCTGTATCTATAACGTCTTGTTCAATGACAAGTACTTGTTTAACAATGTTGTTTTCATCTATTTGTGCATAATGACTCATTTTTATTTCCTTTAGAATTTTATTGTTCCTGATCCGGTGAATAATATACCAATGTATCCACCTGATGCAGCATAAATTGTATATGTTCCTGTTAATGTAGGAGCCGAAGACGTAGTTGGATAAGATATTATTACTGCACCACTGCCACCGGTGTAGCCAGCTGAACCACCACCACCAGTATTGGTTGCACCTTGTGCTGTTGCGGCATTGATGGCGTGTGTGGTATCTGGTACAGAACCTGACCCAGTGGCACCTCCACCACCAAAGCCACCTTTGTTGCCAGTTTGTCCCAAGTTGCCGCTCGCGCCGCCACCGCCACACCAGTAGTATGTACTACCACCCAACAATGTGTTTGACAGTCCGTTGCCGCCAGACGCTCCAGTAGCACTGGCAGTACCACCGTTGGCTCCTGCTCCGCCTCCGCCGCCAATGCGTCCGGTACCATCACTGATACCGCCGTTGGCGCCTTGCAAGCCTGTACCGCCGTATGGTACAGAATAGCCCCCACTATAGTTGTTGTCAGCGCTTCCGCCACCACAACCGCCCCCTGATCCAGCAAAGCTCGCTGGTGCTCCATAAGTATTTTGAGGAGTTCCGTTGTAACCTCCGCCATAAGCAGTTACAGTAAGGCCGCCAGCCATGGTCACCGTGGTGTTACCACCGCTTGAACCGCTTGCTCCACCTGCACCAACAACCACTGTATATGTAACACCTTTTACAAACTGTGCACTTTGATAGACATAACCACCGCCGCCGTGTGATCCACCACCAGCCAACATTAAAGTAACAGTAATATATTGAGCACCAAGTTGATTAAAAGGTACATTATTATACTGTGTATCCTTTTGAAGGATATTACTATAAATTGCTCTTTTAATTCCCATTAACTTAACTCACTACCAAATACTGAGAAACTAACATTGCCTGTGTTTGAACTAACGGTAATAACATCCGTAGCAGCCAACGTTACACCAATCGTTAATGCTAATGCGTCATTTGCAGCAACTGGAGTTTGATAAACAATATACTGTGATGTTGACAATGCTGCGCCACTTGGTCTAACTGCAACAGTCGCAGCACTTGATGAAGCTGCTTGATTGCATATATTAATAGTAGAAACTACTGCGCTTTTCCCTGCACCTACAGTGTATACATCGGTATTAGTTGATGCTGATGGTATTGATTGTCCTAAAACTTTGTATGTTATTGCCATATATTTTTCCTTATGCCCCCATTAACATGAATGGATTAATAATATCAACATCTACCCATGATAGATTATTTGCGCCATCCGAAATCAACGTTTGATTTTTTGAACCACCTGATATGTGGATATTTGCTGCTGGACCTAATGTAATATTAGCACCAGTCATATTTATGTTACCTGTTTGATCTAGTAAAGTTGTTGTTACTAATGTTGTCATTGTTTATCCTTAGAATGTAATTGTTCCAGATCCAGTGAATAACACAGCAATATTTCCACTATATGCAGAATATGATGTATAAGTACCAGTAAGAGTAGGACTTAATGTTGATGGATATGATACTATCAATGCGCCCGACCCACCTTGGCCACCAGTTTGATTGCTACCCCCTCCGCCTCCAGTATTTGTTCCACCATTGCGACCAGATCCTGTATTTATGCCACTGCCACCTGGACTACTAGTGCCGGTTCCCGAAGCAGCCCCGCCACCAAGTCCGCCATTTTTGGTTGTTGATGTGCCGCCAGAGGATGCTCCGCCACCACACCAATAATAACTTGTTCCCCCTAATAGCGAGTTAGAAAGTCCGTCGCCTCCTTTGGCACCACCTGCACTCACGGCAGCGCCGCCAGCTGTACCAGCACCACCGCCACCACCACCGCGATTGACACCCACTGTACCAGTACCGCCAACATTACCTTGAAAACCAACACCACCAAGAACACCAGTAGATCCGCCAGCGTCTGCTATACTTCCTCCACCACATCCGCCAGCGGTGCCTGCTATGTATAGGTAAGGAGAGGCGTCGGTCATCCCTCCACCGCCACCACCCAGGGCGGTCATTGTAAATCCACCAGCCATTGTTAGTGTTGTGTTGCCACCTATTCCATTACCAGTGCCTGAAGAATTTGTTCCACCTGCGCCAATAGATATAGTGTAAGTTATACCTTTTATAAAAGAAACTGTTTGGTAAACATATCCGCCACCGCCACCGCCGGCACCCCAATAAAGTGTACCGCCACCGCCGGCACCACCGCCACCAGCAAGCATAACAGTAGTTGAAATAGATTGTGCGCCAACACCACCCCAAGCATTGGACCCTGCTATCTGAGAAGCCAATGATAGAGACCACATACCGGATTGAGAACTAGAAGTTGGTAACCCTAAGGTACCTCCCATTATTCCTCCATCATATCTTTTAGACATTAGCTAATATCCTCATAACTTAATGTAACTGTGAGTGCATTGCTTGTTCCTGCGGTTGCACCTATACTTGTATTTTCTGCAAGATAGTATTGACTAGTTTTGTCAATGATGTTAATTGTAGAATATGCAGGAACTGACATTGTGTTTGCTATCGGGAATGCCGTGCCACCGATTGATGCTGCATTATACCATGCAACCGTAATGTTCGCTGCTGATCCTGTGCCATTGCTTACGTTAAGTGTGTTTACTTTATAACAATGCCCGCTACTTGAAGGATTGCTTAAAATTGATGTAGCAGAAGTATTTGTTAAACTTACTCCTACTGTGTTACCGGTAATCACATTACCTGCTATTAAATTTGGTGCTGCCATGTTTACATCCCGAATACTAAATTATATCCAACTATTCTAGCATTGCTAGATACTGGAGTTATGAAACTTAAGTTACCTGTTCCGTCAGTTGAAATTAATTGACCTGAAGTTCCACCTGTTATTTTTACATTACCTATTGGTCCCAAGTTTGCTGTTCCTGAAATAGTTAAGTTACTAACTGCAACATTACCTGTTGCTGTCAGATTGTTTACTTGTGGAGTAGCATAAGCTAATTCACGAATTTGAATAACCACCCCGGTTAACGGTGCAGATATAAATGTTAATGTTGTTCCTGATACTGTGTAATCAGTAGTTGGTACTTGAACAACACCGTTTTCTGTTACTATTACTGAGGCTGCGGATAAGTTAGAACTGATAGTAAAATTAACAGTAGAACCATCACCTGTGTATGTTCTTGACACAAACCCTGCAATTGTTACATTAGTTGAACTTGATGAAACGGTTGGTGTTTGAATATCTACCCAATAATTAGCAACACCATCATTTATATACTCATATAAAGTGTTGGTTGATGTATTAAACCATTGATCGGCAATGTTTGCAGTTCCTGGTGGTGTTACGTTAGCAGTATATGTAATGCCACTACCACTACCACCTGAAACAGTAGCCCAACTTAAGTTACCAGTTCCATCTGTTTTTAAATATTGTCCTGTAGTACCACCAGTAATTTTTACATTACCAACTGCTCCTAAACTTACGTTTGGACTACTGGTGAATGTAACGTTACCGGTTGCAGTTAAACCGCTAGTAGTTGTGTTTCCAGTTCCACTTGTACCTACAGTTAAGTTTCCATAAATACCCACGTCCCCGGCTTTACTACCATAGTTTGTTGCAATAGTAATAGTACCAGTTGTGTCTTGTATATTAGCAACTTTGATGCCGGTACCGGTTGCAGTTACTAATCCACTAACTGTTAAACTTGTTAATGTACCAACACTAGTAATATTAGGCTGAGCACTAGTTAATACAGTACCGGCAAAGTTAGCATAGTTTGCATTGCCTGATGAATTACTAAAGCTCCAAGCAACACCGTTTGCATACAATATGTTATTTGTTAATAAGTTGCCTGCACTGACGTTACCGGTTGTAGTCAAATTACCTACAGTTTCTAAACTAGTTGTAGTAATGTTACCGGCAGTTATGTTCCCAGTATAAGTTGGTAAATAACTTGCTACGTTTGCGTTTGAATAACTTGCAGGTAATCCAGTAAGTAATGATCCGTTACCTACAAAATAGTTTGCACTAATTGCATTTGCACCACTGACATTACCTACAATTAAGTTACCTGCAACGTTAGCACTAGTCAAGTTACCTAAGCTAGTGATGTTGGGTTGTGCTGCTGTGGTCAACGTACCTGCTAAATACGTACCACTTAGTAAATTAGCACCGGTAACTTGACTTAATGAACCACTTAGTGTGATGTTGCCATTTGCAGCTAGTGTCAAGTTAGTTAGTGATCCAACACTAGTAATGTTAGGCTGTGCATTTGTATAAACCGTTCCTGCTAGTAATGCATTAGCAACTTGACCGGTCACATTTGCGCCTGTGATGCCGGCTAATAGATATCCATTACCAGTAAAGTAGTTACTTGTTGCTAAGTTACCTAAGTTAGCATTACCTGTGTGTATGTTACCATACGTGTTTATAGTTGCTACATTGTTAGCTAATGAAGCGTTACTAGCAAATACAAACTCACCAGCACTATTTTTCCAACCCATGAATGCATCGACTGTTGAAGTGGTGTAATAATGTAATAATGTACCACGGTCGTATCCATCATTAGTTGATAGTGCCGCACCATTTGCACCGCCACCTTGTTGAATGACTGGATCTTGAAGATAGATTGCGTTGCTGTTTATATATTCTAATGAACCAGTGACTGACAAGTTACCTGTAATTGTTGTGTTACCTGATACTGTTAAGCCAGTTAGTGTACCGACACTAGTAATATTAGGTTGTGCATTAGTTAATACAGTGCCAGCAAATATTGAGTAATTTGAATTGGCAACTGTACCTGTTACGTTCGCTCCGTTAGGAGCTGTAAGTAAACTACCTGTACCTGTCGTTAACAGGTAGCTTGCTGCCGCTGTGCCACCCAGATAACTTGCGTTATTTGCTGTTGCAACAGTGCCAGTTACATTGGCACCTGTAATATTTGTTAGTAAACTACCGTCACCTTGATGATAATTAGCATATACTAAGTTACCTAAGTTTGCATTACCTGATGTAATGTTTGCAGTAACAGTTAGACTAGTTAATGTACCAACACTTGTAATATTTGGTTGAGCGTTTGTAGTAACTGTACCTGATGTAGTTGCACTTCCTGCACTAGCCGCATATGTTGCATTAGCTACTGTGCCAATTACATTAGCTCCGGTTAAACTTGTTAATAAACTGCCATTACCAGTAAAGTAGTTACTAGTTACTAGATTGCCTAAATTAGCGTTACCGCTAGAGATGTTTCCAGTTACGGTTAAACTAGTTAATGTACCAACACTTGTAATATTTGGTTGAGCATTAGTATATACTGTACCGGCTACTAGACTATTAGATACTTGTCCAGTTACGTTTGCACCAGTTAAACTAGATAAAGCACTACCGTTACCTATATAATTTGATGCGCTAACGTTTCCGGGTACAGTTAGATTACCACTGTCAGTCAAAGTGAATATAGTTGCTGAATAACCACTGTTTATTATTTCTATTGATCCAGTACTATTTAAACGTAAAAACTTGTTAGGATTAGAACCACCACCACTGTTTGTCATTGTGATGATACCAGCATATCCTGCGCCACCATGTTGATTATAGTTGTTGACTACTAACTCACCACCTACATTAATATTACTATTTGCAGATGTTGTTATGTTACCATTTATAGTAACACCAGTATTTGCAAATACTGCTATGTTTGAAGTATTATTGACACTGACAGTAACGTTGGCGTTTGCACTTGCAACGTTTATGTTGCTGTTGCCGTTACCAATATTCGATGTTGCACTTGCAGAACCAATTAAGAATGCTTCAAAATAAGTACCATTGCCTGAAGTTAATGAAATTGTTCCTGTACTAGCATATGCGGTGAATGTCAAGTAATCACTTCCACCATTCAAGTAGATAGTGTCAGTTGCGATTAAACCCTGACCTACGTTTCCAAGTTCAGGTTGTTGTACAATAGTAAGACCTGACCCGTTTTTACGAATCTGGACGTTGAATTGTTGGCCAGTACCATTAGAACCAGTAGTGAACCAAGCACCAAATGTTATTTTATAGTAGCCTGCAATAGTAGGCTTAAACTGATATGTACCTGTGTTGAACCAACTTTGCGGATCATACACCGAAGTGTCAAAGTGAACCGTGTTATCTGTGTTATTAGTTAGTGACTGATTAGTTCCCAAATCATATTTTGTAATATATTGACTTGGAGTTACACTTCCGCCGCCGCTACCGCTTTGTGCTACCCAACTTAATGATCCAGAACCGTCTGTGCTCAATACATAACCAGAACTACCGCCTGAAATATGAACATTACCAACAGCGCCTAAGTTAGCATTACTTGTGACAACTAAGTTACTTACGTTTGCAGTTGTAGTTACTGATATATTACCTGCACTGAAGTTACCTGTATATGTTGGTAGATAAGCTGCAACGTTTGTATTTGAATAGCTTGCTGGTAATCCAGTCAATAAACTACCATTACCTACAAAATAGTTTGCACTAATTGCATTTGCACCACTGATGTTACCTACAGTTAAGTTACCTGTAATATTAGCACTGGTTAGATTACCCAAACTTGTAATATTAGGCTGTGCATTAGTCGTTACTGTACCCGCATATAATGCATAATTTGCATTTGCTACTGTACCCGTGACATTCGCTCCGTTTGGTGCAGTTAGTGAACTTCCTGTACCAGTAATCAATAAGTATCCTGAAGCAGCAGTACCGCCTAAGTAGTTTGCGTTGTTTGCATATGAAACAGTTCCGGTTACATTAGCACCATTGGGTGCTGTAAGTGAACTACCTGTACCTGTTGTTAATAAATAACTTGCCGCTGCTGTACCACCTAGATAGCTTGCATTATTTGCAGTTGCTACAGTACCTGTTACATTAGCACCAGTAATGCCTGACAATAGATAACCATTACCTGTGTAGTAATTTGCGGTTACTAAGTTACCTAAGTTAGCATTACCGGTGTGAATATTACCATATGTGTTGATTGTTGCAACATTGTTTGCCAATGATGCATTACTAGCAAATACAAATTCACCAGCACTATTTTTCCAACCCATGAATGCATCAACAGGTGTTGTTGTATAGTAATGTAATAATTGACCACGATCCATTCCATCGTTACTTGACAATGCAGTAGCGTTTGGTCCGCCACCTTGTTCAATAACTGGATCTTCAATTCGTAGTATGGTTGAATTTACATATTCAAAGTTACCAGAAACTGTCAAGTTACCAGTAATTGTTGTGTCTGTTGCACTCAATGCACCTGCATATGTTGGTAAATATGCTGCTACGTTTGTATTTGAATAGCTTGCTGGTAAACCTGTTAGTTGACTACCGTTACCAATAAAGTAACTTGCAGATACGTTTCCAGTTACACTTAAACTCGTTAATGTACCAACACTTGTGATGTTGGGTTGTGCATTAGTATATACAGTACCGGCTATTAATGCATTACCTACTTGTCCAGTTACATTAGCACCAGTGATTCCAGATAACAAATATCCATTACCACTATGGTAGTTAGCAACAACTAAATTACCTAAGTTAGCATTACCACTTGTTAGATTACCGGTATATGTTGGTAAATATGCTGCTACGTTGGTGTTTGAGTAGCTTGCAGGTAAGCCAGTCAATAGTGACCCGTTACCAACAAAGTAGTTTGCAATAACAACATTACCTAGATTAGCGTTACCTGATACCAGATTACTCGTGACGGTAGCATTAGCAAACGTAAAATTGCTTGTACTGTCTAACGCAAAACCGGGTACTTTTAATAATGACATAATGTATTTATTTGTTCCTATACTAGTATTTTATCCAAATGAGTTATATGATCCATACACTTGCCATGCGCCGCCCGACGTTCTCACTAATGTAAATGTCTCTGTCTCGTATCTGTTTGCAGTGGGTGTTGGTGCAGTTGCACTAGGCCACAACAATGTTGCTGCGCCACCGTTAATTTGAACAGCATTCGCATAATACGGTGTTGATCCTTGATTTAAGAATAATGTAACACTGATAACCTGACTATTAGTAGTTGGCACGTTTTGCAAGTTTGTTGTAAAGTTCGCAGAAATCCCTGTGTGAATAAACACTGCGCCAGTAGAAATATCATGGTTAACTGTTCCAGTAGCACCGGTTTTGGTGTTCAATGTTTCGGTTGCTTGCTGCATACTTAACCAACCAGTTGTAGTTAAGTTTCCTGTTACGTTAGCAATAGTTAAGTTACCTAGACTTGTAATACTTGGTTGTGCTGCCGTGTATACTGTTCCTGCAACTAGTGCATTACCTACTTGACCAGTTACGTTACTACCTGTGATACTTGATAGTAAACTACCATTACCAATATGATATGATGCAGTTACATTACCTGTACCGCTAGTTCCCGCTACAATATTTCCATAAACACCGATATCACCTGAATTGTTATTGTATTTGGTTAATAGTGTAGTTGTACCTGATGTATCTTGTATTGCTGCTGTTCTTATATTACCAGTAGCAGTTGTTAAACCACTAACTGTTAAACTTGTTAGTGTGCCGACACTTGTAATATTTGATTGTGAGTTACCCGTAACTGTATTAGCGGTTGTAGCAGTTGATGCTACAATTCCAGTTAATTGACTTCCGTTACCTATGTAATAAGCCGCAGTAATTGTATTCCCAACTACTAAGTTACCGGTACCTGTGATAGACAATGTACCAGTTACAACTGAATTAGAGTTTATGTGAACATTACCTGACCCATTACCTGCTAATGTTAAATCACCGTTTGTAGTAGTTGCACCTATATTATCTACGTCAATTGCATTAGTAAACACAATAGGGTTACCGTCACTACTTGTAACATGATTACCACCTTGGATTTGAATTGTACCCTGCAATGAAATAATGCCAGAACCAGTTGGATTCAAACGAATGCCACCTGATCCTGAAGTTGAAATATCTAAATCTTGGTTTACATCAGCAGAAACAACGATTGTTCCTGAATTTGACTGTAAAACTTTTTGTCCATCAACATATAACGATCCGGGACCAACGTAGATACTCTTATAATAGTTAGTAGGACTACCCAAATTATAAGTATTCGCAACAGTTGGTACCATGTTACCAGTTATGTTAACATCATGTACGTTTGCTGTACCGGATAGTACTAAGTTTCCAGTTGATAATGTGTTAGATGATGTGGCAAAAGTTAAGTTAGCACTAGCAGCAAGGGCACCACTGCTATTTGTAAATTGTATTGATCCCGAAGAACCTTGTGGGATATATAGGCTATTTGCAGGTGCAGTACCTGTGACAACCATAACATCAATTTTTGCAGTATTAACAGGTGTTTCTGTGAATGTAACTATGTTTCCGCTTAGTGTATATGCTGATTGATTTTGTAATACACCGTTATAGTTAACTAGAATCTGGTTAATACTATCAGGGGTTGAACTCAATGTAAATGCATTTTGTACACCGTTTGCAGTGAATTCGTTGAATATGAAAGCAGAGTTAACAATAGCACCGGATGATCCAGCTGATGCCCAAGTTAATCCACCTGCACCATTTGTTTGTAGATATTGACCACTAGAGCCACCGGTGATGATGATATTTCCAACAGCACCTAGATTTGCCGATGCAGGGACAGACAGGTTTGCGACAACGGTGTTTGCTGTAATATTGCTGCTACCAGCATCCAAAATGATATTTCCGGTAGTTAAGCCATTCTTAACTACGAAATTCTTCGTAAAACCCGTTGTCACAGTTCCATATTCCCTGTATAATCAAATTGTATTTATAGGGCTTTTCAGCCCTATATTTTTAGTCGTTCAAGTAGATTGGTATTAAATTAACCGTTGTACTTGCACTTGCAGAGTTTGCATATACTCTTACGTTTCCACTAACTCCATCAACGTTACTTGAGAAGTTCAATAGATCCGCAGTAGCATTTGAACAGATACTTCCATAAATTGTAATGTAACTGTTCGTGCCGTCTTGTACTAGCAAAATTTCAGCAGATTGATATCCGTCTGTACCTTTACCAGTGATGTAATATTTAGCACTTCTAAAACTGCTTGTAGGGAATTGATCAATAATTGTATCAGTACTTGTACCAGGAATTGATACGTTACTTCTATTACTTAATATACCACCGTTAACCTTAACGTTACCAACTGTTGCATTGCCTGTAACCGCTACGCTTGTTAGTGTACCAACACTATTAATATTAGGTTGTGCATTTGTTGTTACAGTTCCTGCTGTTGTTGCTGCACTTACTGTACCAGTAACGTTAGCTCCTGTAATTGATGTTAGTAATGAACCGTTACCTGAAACGTAGTTAGCAGAAACTAAGTTGCCACCTGATACATTACCTGCATTAATGTTGCCTGTTACACTGAATGCACCGTTTGCATTATATAATCTTGCTTTGATGTTAGCTGTTTGGAATCCACCTGTAGCAAAGATAATATCTTTTGTAGTACCGGTGTTACCAGTAGCGATAACCATGTTACCACCAAAACTTGTATTACCTTGTACAAAAAAGTAACCATCACCTGCTGCTGTTACTGTATAGTTAGCATCACTGAAACTGTTTCCAGTAAAGCCCATGTCTGCCCAACTCTGTGTATCGTCACCGTTATTACCATATGCTGAAATATCAGCAGAACCGGTACCGGTTGGATTTTGCATTGACAATTGTGAATAAGTTGCACCAGAGCCAGTAAATACTGCGACTGGATTAGTCAATGAAGTTGAAGTTGTTCCAACTAGTAATTTACTTTGTGCAATTACATTGCCACTTACATTAACTGTACCAGTTACGTTAGCACCAGTACTTGTAACAACCAATACGTTAGCAGTTCCGCCAACACTTGTATTAACATTTCCACCACTTGATGGAATATTGACATTACTTGTACCGTTAACTAATGAAGAAGTTGAAGGAGGTGCTACCCAAGTTAGTACACCGGAACCGTTAGTTTGTAATAAGTATCCTGAGCTACCACCTGTAATAATCAAATTACCAACTGGACCTACGTTACTTACACCATTGACGTTCAAACCAGTCAATGTACCTAAGCTAGTTACATTTGGTTGACTTGCTGTAGTTAGTGTACCAGTTAAATAAGTACCACTTACGTTACCAGTAGTCACATTACCAGTAACGCTTAAGCTAGTTAGTGTGCCTACGCTAGTAACGTTAGGTTGTGCTGCTGTAGTCAATGTTCCTGCTACATATGTTGCAGAAACTAAGTTAGCTCCACTCAACTGACTCAATGTACCACTCATTGTGATGTTGCCGTTTGAAGCAAATGTCAAACCAGTGAATGATGTGCTTACACTTGTAATGTTAGGTTGTGCTGCTGTATAGACTGTACCTGCAATTACTGCATTACCTACTTGACCCGTAACACTTGAACCAGCAATAGCTGTCAATAAGCTACCGTTACCACTAATATAATTAGCTGTAACTAAGTTACCACCATTAATATTACCTGCAACAATATTACCTGTAATGTTTGCACTTGCTGCGTTTGCAAATCCAGTAGCAACAATGTTACCCAATTTCAATGTATCAAATACTACGTTTGCGTTACCTAAATCAACTGTACCGCCACTTGGTTCTGCTGCATTACTGAACAAGTACCATGCACCGTCAGCATGGTCACGAACCAAACCAGTGTGTTGATAGATATTACCAGTACCACCTGTAAAGTGACTATAGAAACCAATGTCATAACTGTATGGATATGTTGAGTTAGATGACAAATATAACAACGGATCAAGAACTTCAAGAGTTGTTGAGTTTGTAGAGATTAAGTTTGGTACGTAAATGTTACCGCCAACATACAAATCTTTAGTAACACTTGCACCACCTGTTACAATCAATGCACCAGTACCTGTGCCAGTTGCATTCAATGTATTATGTACGTTTAGTACACCAGCAGTATCAATGTTACCACCGGTGATGTTTCCGCTTACCGTCAAGCTAGTTAGTGTACCAACACTAGTAATTGCAGATTGTGTTGCACCATAAACTGTACCCGCAACCAATGCGTTGCCTACTTGACCAGTTACATTGCCACCTGTGATATTTGTTAATAAACTACCATCACCTTGATGATAATTAGCATATGCTAAATTACCTAAGTTTGCATTACCGGTAACTAAGTTACCAGTCAATGTTAAAATGTTTGTTCCGTAATTATAAGAGAAGTTTGAACTTGCACCAGCATTACCATTATTGTTAAACAATACGTTAGTATTTGAGCCAGGTACAACGATGTTACCGCTGATGTTACCTTGGAAGTTACCAATGAAGTATGGGGCAGAAATATTACCACTAGTATTGATAGAACCGTTACCATAAATATTAGAGTATGCAGAACCGTTGCTAACAATCAAGTTAGTTAGTGTTCCCAAACTTGTTACATTTGGTTGACTTGCTGTAGTTAATGTACCAGTTAGATAAGTACCACTTACATTTCCTGCACTTACGTTACCAGTTACTGTTAGTGATGTAAGTGTACCTGTACTTGTAATATTTGGTTGTGCAGCAGTACTCAATGTACCAGAAATCAATGTACCTGATAAGTTTCCACCAGAAATATTACCAATAGCAGTAATCGCACCAAGTGTCGTTAAGTTTCCACCAGATACGTTACCCGTCGCACTAACTATACCACCTGTCGTTAAGTTTCCACCAGATACGTTACCAGTAACAGTTAAACTTGTTAGTGTACCAACGCTTGTAATATTAGGTTGTGCATTTGAGTAGACTGTTCCAGCAATCAGTGCATTACCAACTTGTCCAGTAACACTTGATCCAGCGATTGCAGTTAGTAAACTACCGTTGCCGCTAAAGTAATTAGCAGTTGCAATGTTACCAAGTGCAGCGTTACTAGCAGTAATATTACCGGATGCAGCATCTAGTGTGATATTACCAGTTGTTATACCAACTTTAACGTTAAAATATTTTGTTGTCATGTTTTTATTCCTTTAGCATTATGTGTCTGCTATATAAGTTCCTATCAAATTGATTGTTGTACCGGTGCTACTAGAAATTGCTAGTAATTCCACATTCCCCAAACTAACATCGCTAGAAAGCAATACAATATCGCTTCCTGACGTTGAAATACTTCCGTAAACCGTGATAAATGAGTCTGTTGAATTATGCACCAATAGTGCTTCAATTGACTGATAGCCCGCATCACTGTTCACTCTTATAGTGTATTTAGCTGTTCTGTACAAAGATAGTGGGAAGGTGTCAATAACTGTAGTAGTAGTGAGAGCAGCCGATATCTGTGTACGATTAGTGTAAAAACTGTTCGCAGCCATGTTATTTGATGTAATTGTGTTGGCTGAAACGGTTGTATTTGATGTAATTGTGTTGGCTGTAAAGTTACCACGGGCTAGTACATTTCCAGTAGTAGAACCCATTGTGACATTACCGGCCAAAGCCATGTTAACTTGAGTCGTTGTGCTAGTAAAGATACCTGCACTAGTTCCAGAAACTGCAATAATACCGCCACTCAATGTCAAATATCCACCGGAAATGATACCATTTCCACCGATATTAGCATTAGCGTTTGTAACTAAGTTATCAACAGTTAATGTGTTACTTGTGTTATTAAATGTGAAGTTTGCGCTTGCACCAAAGTTTCCAGCATTGTTATATTGAACTTGTGTATTTGATCCTGCAACTACATCTGTTACAGGGTTAGTCCAAGACAATGTACCTGATCCGTTTGTAGTCAATACATAACCACTAGTTCCACCTGTAATAATCAAGTTTCCAACTGGACCTACGTTGCTTACTCCATTAACGTTTAGTGCTGTCAATGTGCCCAAACTTGTAATATTAGGTTGTGCTGCTGTAGTTAATGTACCAGCATGATATGTAGCAGAAACTAAGTTTGCACCAGAAATTTGACTCAATGATCCACTCAACGTTATATTACTATTTGCAGCCATTGATAAGCTAGATAATGAACCTACGCTAGTAATATTTGGTTGACTTGATGTAGTCAATGTGCCTGCTACATAGGCACCACTCAACAAGTTTGCACCAAAAATTTGTGATAAACTGCCACTCAATGTTATATTACTATTTGCAGCCATTGATAAGCTAGTTAATGAGCCAACACTTGTTACGTTTGGTTGGGCAGCAGTTGTTAATGTACCACCCAATAGGGTTGAATTAAATGCACCAGTAGCAATACTTACGTTTATGTTTGTATTACTTGCATGAGCATAGTTACCTGTTGTGCTACCATTCACAAATACTGGATAGAATGTTCCGGTTGTTTGTGCAGTAACAACGCCATAATCACTTACGTTTGCATATGAAACGTTCAAGTTAGAAACACGAGTTGTACTTGATACCGTCAATGGTGCAGTACCCGTAGCAATACTAGATACAACAATACCAGCAGTTGTTAAGTTACTACCGGTTACGTTTGCAGTAGCATTCACATAACCTGCAACGTTTACACCTGTATTTGTAAAAACAACAGTATTAGCAGTACCACTGACGCTCACTGTTATGTTACCGTTCAATGTACCAGCAGTGACGTTACTTGTACCGTTACTTATTGCAACTGATGCAATTGTAGACCAAGATAAACCACCTGAGCCGTTAGTTTGTAGATATTGTCCTGTGACGCCACCTGTAATTACAACGTTTCCGTTAGGACCTAAATTACTTACACCTGTAACGTTTAATGTTCCGGCTATGTTAACACCTGTACCAGTAACTACAACTACGTTTGCATTACCAACAGCACTGATTGTTACGTTTCCGTTAGCGACAGGCAAGCTGACGTTACTGTTACCATTTGCAAACGCACCAATAAATGAGTTAGCTGAGATTACGTTTGCACCAGTAATATTACCACCACTGCCTGAGCCAGTGATAACGTTACCACCAACCGTAAAGTTGCTAGTTGCTACGTTAAATGATAAGTTAGCGTTACTTGCAATTTGATAGTTACCGCTAGTGCTTCCACTAACCATAACTGGATAGAATGTTCCTGTAGTCTGTGCAACAATGTTTCCATAATCGCTTACGTTAGCATATGATACGTTTAAATTAGAAACACGAGTTGTACTTGATACAGTTAATGGGGCTGTACCTGTAGCGATTGAAGAAACTACAACACCTGCAGTTGTTAAGTTGCCACCAATTACGTTAGCTGTACTGTTGATTGTACCAGCAACGTTGACACCAGTTGTTGTCACAACAAATACGTTTGCAGTTCCACCTACACTGGTGTTGACGTTACCACCTGATGCAGGAACACTTACGTTACTTGTACCATTACTGATACTAGTTGTACTAATTGTAGCCCAACTTAGTCCGCCTGAACCGTTTGTTTGCAGATATTGACCTGAACTACCACCTGTAATTACAACGTTTCCGTTAGGACCTAGGTTACTCACCCCAGTTACGTTCAATGTACCTGAGATGTTTACCCCTGTAGTAGTGACAACTGCAACGTTTGCAGTACCACCTACGCTCAAAGTTATGTTACCGTTAGCTGCCGGAATATTAACGTTACTGTTACCGTTAGCATGTGGTCCAATCAAATTGCCTGCTGTGACATTACCGGCAACAGTAACACCGGTAGTAGTGAAGACTACTGTGTTTACTGTTCCGCCGATGCTAACAGTGATGTTACCATTTAATGTACCTGCGTTAACGTTACTTGTTCCGTTACTTAATGTTCCTGCAGAACCTACACCAGTTAATTGGCTTCCGTTACCAATGAAGTAGTTCGCGGTTACGTTACCGTTTGCGTCACGCTGAACTAAGGTGTTGCCTAACGCAGAAGTGTTAGCACTGATATAACCACTTGTAGTATCAACCCAATAGTAACTAGTACCATCATAAACATATTTGTAAATTGTATCATTAGATTGATTATACCATTCATCACCCATTCTTGGGTTAGATGGGGCAGTTGTTGCACTAGCAAATGTTAATACATTTTTACTGTCACGTGTAATGTTGCCCAATACTGCTAGTGTATTTGTACCTTTGTTCCAAGTAAAGTTAGCACTTGCATTGGCATTACCATTATCATTGAACACTACTTGTGTGTTTGCACCAGCAGAAATAGTCAAGTTACCAACAATGTTACCAACAATGTTACCAATGAAATATGGAGCAGTTACGTTACCACTAGTAATGATAGTTCCATTACCGTACACGTTTGAATAGGCAGTACCGTTGCTAACTATTAAGTTAGTCAATGTTCCTAAACTAGTGATGTTTGGTTGAGCATTTGTGTATACAGTACCTGCTAGTAATGCATTAGCAACTTGACCACTGATATTTGCAGCAGTAATTGAACTAATCAGATATCCGTTACCACTAAAGAAGTTAGCAACAGCAAGATTACCTAAGTTTGCATTACCGCTTGTGATATTACCTATAATATTTGCACTAGTCAAATTACCCAAACTTGTAATATTTGGTTGTGCGTTTGTGTATACAGTTCCAGCTAGTAATGCGTTAGATACTTGTCCAGTAACGTTACCACCAGTGATACTAGTTAATAGACTACCATTACCACTGAAGTAGTTAGCAACGGCAAGATTACCTAAGTTAGCATTACCTGAAGTTAGGTTGCCTATAATATTTGCACTAATCAAGTTACCTAAACTAGTGATGTTTGGTTGTGAGTTTGTGTAGACCGTACCAGCCAATAATGCATTAGCAACTTGACCGTTAATATTTGCAGCGGTAATGCTTGATATCAAGTATCCATTACCGCTGAAATAATTTGCAGTTGCTAAGTTACCTAAGTTAGCATTTCCTGATGTTAAGTTACCGGTGACGTTAGCAGTAGTTAAGTTACCTACACTTGTAATATTTGGTTGTGCGTTTGTTAGTACAGTACCGGCAAAAGTTGAATAATTTGCGTTTGCTACAGTACCAGTTACATTGGCACCAGTTATACCAGCTAATAGATACCCGTTGCCTGAATGATAGTTTGCAGTTACTAAATTACCTAAGTTAGCATTACCTGCATGAATGTTACCATATGAATTGATTGTTGCAACGTTGTTTACAATATTAGCATTACTTGCGAATACAAATTCACTGGCACTGTTCTTCCAGCCCATGAAAGCATCGACTGTTGTAGTTGTATAATAGTGCAACTGCAAACCACGATCCATGTTATCATTTGTAGTCAATGCGGCTGCGTTTACGCCCCCGCCCATTTCTAATATAGGATCTTGTAGTCGTGTGATGTTACTGTTAACATATTCAAAGTTACCAGTAACAGTTAGATTACCTGTTAAAACTGTGTCTCCGTTAACTGTCAATCCAGTTAATGTTCCAACACTTGTAATATTAGGTTGAGCATTTGTTAATACAGTACCTGCATATGTCGCATAATTTGCATTTGCTACGGTACCGGTTACGTTTGCACCTGTGATACCTGATAATAGATATCCGTTTCCTGTGTAGTAATTAGCTGTTACTAGATTACCTAAGTTAGCATTACCTGATGTTAAATTACCTACAATATTTGCACTAGTCAAGTTACCTAAGCTAGTGATGTTAGGTTGAGCATTTGTTAATACAGTACCTGCATATGTTGAGTAGTTTGCAGTAGGTGTTGCACCAATAATATTTGTACCATTGATACCGGTTAGATTATAACCATTACCATAGAAATAACTGGCAGTTACGTTACCCGTACCACTTGTACCAACTGTTAAGTTTCCATAGATACCTACATCACCGGCTTGGCTATTGTATTTGGTAAGAATAGTAATAGTACCTGAACTATCTTGTATGTTAGCAACTTTGATACCAGTGTTTAGTGCGTTGATTAACCCAGTGACTGACAGTGCATTCAATGTACCAACACTAGTAATATTTGGTTGAGAGTTAGTTAGTACAGTACCGGCAAAAGTTGAATAGTTTGCGTTTGCTACTATTCCGGTTACGTTAGCACCAGTTAAACTAGTTAATAATGATCCGTTACCACTAAAGAAGTTACTAACTGCAAGATTACCTAAGTTAGCATTACCGCTTGTGACATTTCCACTAACTGTTAAACTTGTTAATGTACCGACACTAGTGATGTTGGGTTGGGCGTTAGTTAGTACAGTACCGGCAAAAGTTGAATAATTTGCGTTTGCTACAGTACCAGTTACATTGGCACCAGTTAAGCTAGACAATAGGCTACCATTACCGCTAAAGAAATTTGCGGTTGCTAAATTACCTAAGTTAGCATTACCTGATGTTAGATTACCTGTAACATTAGCACTAGTTAATGTACCAACACTAGTGATGTTGGGTTGTGCATTGGTATAGACTGTACCTGCAATTAATGCATTGCTTACTTGACCAGTTACATTAGTTCCGGTGATGCCTGATAACAGATATCCGTTACCTGAAAAATAATTACTTGTTGTTAGATTACCTAATGTTGCGTTACCTGTAACTAAGTTACCACTGATATTTGCATTACCGTTTGTGACTAATAAATTACCGTTAATGTTTGCAAAACCAGTAGCGTATATACCAGTTGCTTGAATCAATCCACCACCTAATGGATTTACAGACAACAATCCTTGATTGCTGTTACCAGTAGGATCAAATGTAAAGAAACTGTTTGTAGTTAGTGTCTTACTTGAGTTTAAAAATGGAACATATGTTGTACTACCTGTTGTAATCTGTAGATTACCTGAGATATTACCTGTAGAGATATTACCAATGAAGTAGTTAGCAGTTACAGCGTTACCTAAGTTGGCATTACCTGATGTTAAGTTACCGGTGATGTTTGCGCTAGTTAATGTGCCAACGCTAGTGATGTTAGGTTGTGCGTTTGTGTAAACAGTTCCAGCTAATAATGCGTTAGCTACTTGTCCAGTAACATTATTACCAGTAATATTTGTTAGTAAACTACCATCACCCTTGAAATAATTACTAGATGCTAGGTTACCTAAATTTGCATTACCACTAATGATGTTACCAGTGATGTTTGCATTACCTGTTGATAATGTGTTTGTACCTTTGTTGAAAGTTAGACTAGAACTAGCACCAAAACTTCCACTATCGTTAAATTGAATTTGTGTGTTTGATCCAGCAATGCCACCACCGCTAGGAGGTGCTACCCATGATAAGTTACCAGATCCGTCAGTCTTTAAGTAGTATCCTGCACTACCGCCAGTAATAACAACATTACCAGCAGGACCCAAATTACTAATGTTTGATACAGTAAGGTTGTTGGCACTAACGTTGGCGTTACTATCAATAACGTCATAGGTTATTACACCCTCGTCTCCAACCGAGAAACCTTGATGTGAGTTAAACTTCTGTAGTGCCATATAAAATCTCGTTATGTGGCCCTAGTTTAAATTGTTCTATATTGTGTTGTCCAAGTTGTTGGGTTACTACTTGCAGGTGTGATCGTTAGGTATAATATACCCCCTGATAATGATACAGATAAACCAGAACCAGTTGCCTGATTATTGTAAGCTATTGCACCATACACTGTGTAATCTACTGAAACTCCATTATGAACTGCGGAAACTGTGGCTACACTGTATTTACCCCCTGTAGTATCCTCGCCTTTAACAAAATATTCAACAGCACGAACACCAGTTGTACTTACTTTTGCAAGAATTTGGCTTGATGCTGTACTGTTTGTTACAGTAGTAGAAGAACGAATAGCAGTTGATGTTGCACTTGCAGCACTATTACCTGCATAGAATGCAGTTACGTTTAATGTATCGACAAGTGTTGTACCTCCACCTGAGATTGGGTTTTGTAAAATTACGTTACCGGTTGCATTCAATGTACCTGCGATGTTTGCACCAGTACTTGTAACTGTCAATACATTTGCAGTACCACTTGAACTTACTAATACGTTACCATTGTTCAATACTGTTACATTACTTGTACCATTTGTGATACTTGATGTACTGACTGTGGTAAAGTACAAGGTACCATTACCATATGTAGCTAACATCTGTCCAGAAGAACCATCACCACTTGGATATTGCAATCCACCTGCCTTCAATGAGTTGATGTTAGCGTTTGTGTTAACTTGTAAATTACCCGCAATTGTCAAGTTGGTTAGTGTACCTAATGTAGTAATACCTGTTTGACTTGCTGTTAGGATAGTACCAGTTAAGTTACCAAACAATACGTTTGCACGTATGTTAGCTAATGAACCAGTAACAACGTTTGCGCTATCAACTACACTGTTCAATACTTGAAATTCACTGTTAGCAGTTTTCCAACCAATAAACTGATTCAATGGAACGTGATTTAAACTGTCCCAGTTATGTAAGAATAGACCACGATCATATCCATCAGCACCTGATACGTTTGCACCAGGAGTAACGTTTGAACCGCCCAAATCAATAATTGGGTCTGCAATCGCAGTAACAGTTGAATCAACATATGTTGTAGTACCGTTAACTGTCAAGTTACCATTAACAACCAAGTTAGCTGACATTGTTGCATCACCGCGTGATGTTAATGTACCAAAGCTACCGTTGTTTGTAGTGTAAACACTATCCATATAGATAGTTGCACCAGTTGCACGTAAATATGCTGTACTAGTACCTAAGAAAATGTTACCGGATACATAAGCGTTGTTCCAGTGTAATGTGCTATTACCCAAATTATATGTTGCGTCAACTGCTGGAACTAAGTTTGAAATTACAACACCAGTAACAGTTAAGTTACCAGGGGTTGTTAAGTTACCAACGTTTGCTGTACCACTTACATTCAATGATGTTAGTGTACCAACGCTAGTGATGTTTGGCTGTGCAGCAGTAGTTAGTGTACCTGCATGATAGTTAGCAGAAATTAAGTTTGCACCACTGATGTTACCTGCAACAATATTACCATTAACAGTTAATGTGTTTGTTGCCTTATTAAAAGTAAAGTTGTCACTTGAGTTTGCTGAACCTTGGTCATTGAAAATAACGTCTGTGTTGTTACCGGGAATAACAATGTTACCGCTGATGTTACCAACTACGTTACCATAAAAGTAAGGAGCAGTTACGTTACCAGTCACACCTAAGTTACCATTTACGTTTGCATTACCTGTTGTAATCAATGTTGTAACGTTAGCTGTACCCAATACTGTTAATGTATTTGATGCAGTATTGAATGTAAAGTTAGAACTACCGCCCAATGATTGGTTATTGTTAAACTGAATTTGTGTATTTGAACCACCTGCTTGCAAAAAGTTCCAAGGTACACCGTTAGCGTATAACAAGTTATTAGTTAACAAATTGCCAGCGGATACGTTAGCTGATGCCGTTACGTTACCTGTTGTAATATCAGCGTTAGCATAAATTACGGTAATCGGGGTTTCGCCTACTGAGTAACCACCAACTGAGTTAAAGAGTCTAATTGCCATTTTTCTTTTCCTTATTCTTTATAACTTGTTATCATTATTTTATAATTAATCAAGTTTGATGTAGCTGGAGTAACTAACAGATTCACTGAACTTGTACCATCATATGCTACACTAAAATCTCCTACGCCTGAACTACTTTGTGGTACGTCAATTGTACCATACTCGTAGAATCCAACATCTGTGCCATATACTGCTGCAAACAATTTACTAGTCTGTCTTGCTTGTGCAGTTGCATCAGTTGCGATGATTGTAAAGTCAATACTACAAATACTTGTCACTGGTATTGAATACAATATTTGTGCTGATGCTGAACTTGCAGTAGTTGCAAATAATACAGACTGTGTGCTAAATTCATTGTCACCTGAACCCAAAGTGATAGTGTTTGCAACTAAATCGCCGTGAACAGTAACTAATTGTGCTGTACTATCAAATGTGAATCCTGAGCTTGCTCCGGCGTTTCCATTGTCATTATATAATACTTGTGTGTTCTGACCAGGAACGACAACGTTACCTACAATATTACCGCTGAAGCTACCAATAAACAAGTTTGCTTGTACATTACCAACAAACAAAGAGTCACCTGATACTTGCACATTACCTATGTTTGCACGTGGTACTGTCAAGTTACCATTTGTATCAATGAATGGTACTGGTGGAATTCCTACTGTATAACCGCCTACTGAATTGAATGGATCTATGTTTGCCATTATGGTCCCAAATATTATCTTATATCTTATTTATCATTAAATGACAATACATACCTGTAACACCAACAAAAAAGCACACCGAAGTGTGCTTGATTGTAAACTTCCCATCCCGAGGGTAAAAAGTTTTATCAGTCCAATTATTGGAAGCTGATATTGTTCATTGCGATTTCACCCAAGTAATCCGCTGCATTGCCGAAGCTAGATGCAGTGTTTGTCAATTCGATGTAACCATAACGTGTCATAAATGATACGACTGGTTCGAATGTTGTTGGGTCTAGAACAACACCACTGCTCATCAATGGAATGTATGGGCAATAGAATGCTGCTGCATCTGTTTCAGATGAACCTTTGTAACCAACTAGAACTGGTGTGCCATCGTTAGCATATGTGTTAACGAATACACGCATAGCACCATTCAATGTACCAACGAATTTTGTATTTGTTGGAGCTTCGAATGTACCTTCTGTTGTACGAGCGAAAGCAGAAGTAGTTGCAGATTGCAATACTGTCAATGCTTGTGGAGATACAACAGCCCAGTTACCAGCACCACGGCGTGTGCGTTGAGCGATCTTGTTAGCAACACGGTTGATTAGAACAGCCAAAGCAGCGTGTTCATCACCAACGAATGTAGCTGTACCAGATACAGTAGCTTGGTTGTATGTTTCTTCTTGTGTAGCCAATGTTGACAATGACAATAGAATTTCTTGGTCGATTTCAGCAGTAATTTCTTGTGCTAAAGCGGCCATGATTTCTGCTTCAACGTCAATACCATGTTGGCTTTGTGCGTCTTGAGCAGCTTCGAATGTCCAACGTGCTTGCAACTTACGTGACTTAGCTTCAACAGCTTGACGCAAGATTTGTACGCTGATTTGTTTACCACCGTTGCCTTCTAACGCTGCTGTATTATTAGCAGTATAGATTCCAGAAGAACCTGATGCGTTAGGTTGGCTTGAGTATGCCTGAGCAATCTTGAATGGACTCAATGCTTCGTCACCAGCGTTAACGCTAGTTCCTGCTGCACTTGTATCATTCAATGATTGAGCGTAACGTACACGTAGTGTATGAATTTGACCAACTGGTCCTGTCATTGGTTGAACACCAACCAACTCGTTAGCGATAACTGTTGGCATGACACGACGGATAACTGGCAAAATAACACGGTTTAATGTAGCGATGTTACCAGCTGTTGTTGTACCAGCTGAAGATTCAGCCAATAACGATTTGCGAGTGTTTTCCAAGATAACACCCATTGTTGATTTACGAGTACCTTTAAGACCTTCGAGTAGGGCTTCTTTGGTCTCGTCCCAACGGCTTTCTAATAGAACTTGTGACATTTATATATTCTCCTAATTTATGTCTTTATTTAAGCCCTGCCAAACGCTTAAGGTCAATAACGTTTCCACGTTCTTCGACTTCAACCTGTTTAACAGTTTTATCACCAGTGATTGCTTTACTTTCAGATAAGACAGGTTTTTTAACTTCTTTCTTCTCTGTAATAGTATTCAATACACTTGGTAGATATTTATCGAAAGCGGCCTGTAGACGAGGTGTTTGGACGCTTTCTAGTAAGTTACGCATTACACTTGCTTTTTCTTCATTTAGAGTAGATAGCAATTCTTCCATTGTCTTTTGACGGACATTAGATTCTTTGATAATACGAACTTCACGTTCTTTGCTTTCAATCAACTTCTTAGCGTTGCTGATTGTTTTGATAGATTCTGCTAATTGAGCATCTTTCTCTTTAAGTTGTGTAAACAACTTACGTGTTTCCGCTTTCTCATTTAAGTGAGTAGCACTGAATTCACTAGCGAAAGATTCAAAGATTCTACGACCAAAATCGTTTTCACGGGCAGTCATAATATCTTCTTTCAATTGGCTTAATTCACCCTTCAAATGTTTAACAACAGATTCGTTAACTCTCTTGGCACTTTCAGCAACAAATTTTGCTTTCAATGCTTCCAATTGTTGACGACCTTCTGCTACTAACTTGACCTTAGCTTCAATAACAGCTTGCTTATCTTGTGAGAATTCTTTGATTTCACGTGATAGTGCATGAACAATAAATTGTTCTAGCTTTTGTTGGCTTTCTGTTTGTAGTTTACGTTCAGCACGTAACTCTTTGATTTCTTCACTTAGTTTAGTAATCATAAAGTCATTTACTTTGGTTACATTTTCTTGTAACTTACGTTGTGCTTTAACGCGGTCTTCGTTCATAGCTAGTTTCTCTTGTTGAAATTCTGCAATTTCAGCATTGAGACCGTCTGTCATCATTTTATCTAGGGCTTCTACCATTATTGTTTTGTCATGTTCATAACGTTGTGCGAATTCCTCACGCAATTCTGAACGCACTTGTTCACGAGCTTCGTTCAATTTAGATTCCCATGCTTCGTTAATCGCAACACTAGTTTCTTCATTGATGATACCGCTTTCAAGTAATGGTTTGATAGCATCTAACATGCTGGTATCCCCTTATTTAATTTTGAGATCATTGATTAGACGAGTTACCTCATCCTTCAAGTATCTCTGTACTTTACTGTCGTTTTGTGCTTCTTTTGCAATACCCAACAATTTATGACCATGACGCATATTCATCATACCTTCATAAATTGCTTTAGGGTAAGCATTAGGCGCACTAGGTTGTGCGACAATATCCACAGTGACTATTTCAAAGTCACTAACCTTTCCTGATGCATCGTCCACGTTTCCGCTTCCTCTGCTACTAACACCTAACTTAACTCCACTTTCTAACATAGTACTAACTAGTTGTCCCATTGGAGTAGGAAGTATTTTTAGTTTGCCGAATCCATTTGCACCATCCATCCACATAGATGTAATCATATGTGAAACACGATCCAAATTGATTTTTAAATCATCAGGGTGATCTACTTCACCCAATACGGATAAACCTTCTGAGATTTGCTGATTAAGAGTATTAACAGCAGCTTCAATTTCAGATACAGGATACACACGCTCGTTTGCATTACGTACCCCGCCCTGAATAAAGATCCCTTTCATATAAAGGGACTTCTTACTGCCTTCACCTTCACTCTCAAGAACCATATTGGCTCTATCAAATGTTAGGTTCTCCTTGAGATACAAAGCCATTCTCTCAGGTATCCTTATTTTCTAATGATTTTCTTAGTAGTCTTACGAGATTCACCTACGATAGACTTAGTGTTTTGACCGTCATCACCATGCTTTGGTTTTGGAGCTGCTTCACCTTTTTCACTGAAGTTACCTTTGCCTGGAGCATTTTTGAATTTACCTGCGCCTGGTAAGTCTTTAGTTGCTGGGTTTAACAAACCACCTTGTGTACCACCTTTAGTTGACTCACCGCCACCTAATGATACAACTTTAGCACCATTGCTAGAGATTTTTGTATTTTTGTTCAATGATGGGCTTTTTGTGTACGCACCGTTGTCACCGTGTGTAACAGAAACTTTTTGCAATTGAACTGCTTCTTCCAAAGTTTCTTCTTCATCTTCATCATCTTCAGATGCTTCCATCATGTCTTCTTCTTCATCATCTTCAGAAGATTCCATCATGTCATCACCGTGTTCTTCGCCTTCGTCACCGAAGTCTTCACCGTGTTCTTCACCGTCTTCTTTAGCCATTAGTTCTTCAAACTCGGCCATCAATTCGTCTAACTTGTCTTCCAAGTCAACGACACGGTCTTCTAAATCTTCTTCGCCGTCTTCATGACCAAATTCATCAGAATCTAAATCGACTTCTTCGCCTTCGCCGTCATCACCCATGTCAGCAAATTCGTCTTCATCTTCAGTCATGCCTTCTTCTTCGGCAGAAATTTCATCTAGCAATCCACCAACTTGGTCAGTGCTTGCCATGCCTTCTTCATCCATCAATGATTCATAGATTTCGCGGCTTTTTTCAACTACGATATCGTGAAACAAAGCTGATGCTTTGGCTTCGTCCTCATTGATAATCAAATCAATAAGTTGTTCAAACTTTTTATTATCCATTGTATTGTTCTCCTGATATAGAAATGGCTTGTGTAAAATTATTTAGTGGGTATCACTAAAAACTGCTCAATAACTAGTATTTTTTTACGTTTTTGTTAAAGATATAGGAAATCCACTAACTTTAGTGGATTATAGAGAAGGTTGTTCAGCGACAGGTTCGTATTGTTTGCGTATCTTAATAAGATTTTTAGCACGTTCATAATTGCGAACATCTAACATTTTACGTAATTTACGAATCTGTCTAAGTGTTAATTTGGTCTTACGAGTTTCTTTCCACTTAGGTGCAGAGTTATCAGAACCTAAGTCCTGCATCCCGTCAATTGCTGGATCAAACATTTCGTATAATTTCATAGTATATTATTTATCTTACATTGAAGGAGCACCAGGTCCACCGCCACCTATACCCGCATTAGCTGGCATAGACTCTGGGCCTTGAACGCCTGGGCCTATCTCAGGTGGCATTTGTGTATTCATTTCATTTTCATCTGGCATGTTTTCGGCAGTTTCACTATCAGTTTCCATATCACCCTGACTGATACCAATACTACGTAAATCACTACCTGATGTGTTACTATCTTCTGGTTCTTCACGTTCTTCAAACCATAAGCGACTATTTTCTTCAATCTCTTCCTCAGTCAATCCCAAGAAACGAGTCATAGCAAAACGTTTGCTGATATATGGGAATGCTTCCATTGTTTGGAACACTGCTACACGTGCGTTATCTAGTTCACTTTGACGATATGCAGCAAAGTTTTGCGGTGCATTAAACTTGATATCAAACAATGAACTGTCAATATTGAACCCTCTCCAACGCATAAACAATTTGAATTCGTCATCTAATTTTTGGCTGATGTATTTTTGTAGTCGTTCGCAATATTGATTGAAACGGAACTCTTGAATCATTGCTGTACCAACACGTCCATCACTCAATGGCATAGGATTGTCTTCAGGACCTTGCGGCAAATAACTACTTGGAACACGTAGACCACGTGCTAGTCTATTGTTGAAATAACGTAAATCGTCAATCTCGCCTAAGTTCTGTCCACCTTGAAGCATTGTGACATCACTACCACGACCATCTGCGGTAACAGGGAAAAAATAGTCTTCGTTGATACTTAATGGGTTATAAGTAGCATCCATCACTGATTGTCCACCGTTGATACTTGGGATGCGTCTTTGGTGAATTTCGTTTTTAACACGGTCAACGAATGCCATTGCCATGTGTGCTGGCATATTACCAACGTCAATTTTGAACACTCTACGTTCCGGGGCACGTTGCACACGATAGATTAGAATAGCATCTTCAAGCAATTCTTTTTGCTTGTAAACTTTAAAGATGTTTTCTAACACACTCTGACCAAAAGGCCAGTATCGGTCTAAGCCTTCAGTTAAACTTAGATGAACTACATGTTTTGCATCTACAGCGGCTTCGTTAATACCTAAACTAAAACGTGATCCAGTTGTACCATATGGTTCATTTGGAACTGTGTAACTGTATGGAGCACTATAACCTGCTGTTGGAGGTTGTGCTTGAAAGTCTGTTGTAGTCTTTTCTGCTGCTGCAAGATTCTGTAAATTAGGGTTAATGTCTTTGATAACATATTGTTCTGGTTTCTTACCCTCAGTTTCATTAACAATAACTTTGCTAATTTTTGTCATGTCAATCCAGTATAACTTGAAGTTTTCTGGATCACGTAAGAATACTTGATCTCCGTATTTGATAGCATTACGGAAGATTTTGAACACTCTAGTGTCAAATTCGTTTAGTTTACACCATTGTTGTAGTTGTTTTTTGATTAGTTCTACTTCATGTGGAGTAGGATCTTCATTGAAAACAATCTCAAAAGGCGTGTTATTTTGTTCGTTTTTCTGTGTGCTGAACTCAGCAATAATGTCTAAACATGCATTAATTTCAGCATCTACGTCCATCATTTCATATTGATTATAACGTTCAATACGATTAGGGTGACCTGTATAAACTTCAGGTAAACGACTTTGATAGTTCTTGTAACCAAAGTCACTGTTTTGCCAACCACCGGTTGGTTCAGTGTTAGGACCGTTCCATGCACCAGTGTTGTTATTACCGCCACCGATTGGACTCATCTGTCCGGTTAAATTGGAAAAACGCTTTTTATGACTCATATTCTATTTATCGGTTAGACCTTCATGTGGCGCAAAATGTTCTCTTGTATACCGTTGTTAGATTCCATTATATAAATGAAGCTATCCATTTTACTGTTGAATTCGGTTAATAGTTCTATCATTTCTTTGTTGTCATCACCGCCAAATATGCTACTCAACGGCTCTTTACTTCCACCTTTGAATTCTTTGAGTTTATCTGCACCTGGTATAACAAGTTCAGTACCATGACCCAAGAATGGGTATCCTGATTTAGGTCCTGATATTAATCCGCCATTTGCTGCACCCATATTGATGTGCATGACATGACCAACTGTCTTATCATATTTGTCAAAGTATTCTTCGAGTACTCGGGTAGCGCCCAATTGTTGTTTAATAGTTTCAGCTAATATATCAGCCTCTGCTTTAGTCTTAGGAGCCATATCATCAGGTAGTACATAATCAAATGCTGTGCCCCTATAATGAGCCGGATCATCATGTTCACCTTGGGTAGTGCCATGCGGCGGTACTCTACCACCGTATATTTCATGCATTTTTTCAATAGCAGCTAATGTTGTTGGAGTAACTTTACCATAATCACCGCTTAACGCATTACCGCTATTTCCATTACTAGTTCCACCACCTCCTGAATTCATTCCAAGTTGAGTTTGTAATGTTGCAATTTGATTTGTAGTTGATGCTTGTTGAGCTTTTAAACGCTCTAAATGCTGTTTTACATCACCTTTCATCTGACCTTTATCATCAGAGTATTCTTCATCACGTATTGAGTTTAATCTGTCACGAACATCTTTTAACTCTTTTTGTAATCTGTCTCGTTCAGTTGCATCTTTTTCTTTTTTAAGTTGTGCATTGATATCTTTTGCTCGGTCAACTTCTTTGTCAAAAATCTGACCCAAAGTCATATTCTTATACTCAGCATTATCAAGTAATTGTTTGAGTAAATCCTCACGCTTTTTAAGTGTTTCGTTTTGATCCTGTAATTCTTTTAGATCGCCCTGATCTTTCATTTCAGGTAAATCTTGTTTGAGATGTGTTCTCCATCCTTCAGGTAAAAAACTTGTGACCCAATCAATAGCTGCACCCATAGTTCTAAATGCACTATATGTTGCTTTTTCAAGTGAATTGATTCCACCAACCAAACCCTTAGTTGCTAACATACCTATTCTGTCTTGTGCAATTCGGTTATTGCGGTTCATAACTTCTTGTAAGTTATTTTCTTCTAACAATTCTGAATGGCGAGTCAAAGCCTCAATCACACGTTTCTCTGCGTTAATTCTTGCTCCTGTTGCCATTTCAAATGCCTTTGATTGTGCCTGTAGGTTTACTGAAAAGTTCTTAACCCCATCACCCATTAATGCAAGGTTTTGGTAGTTTATCTGTTTTGAACGTTCGTAAACTTCTTGTTTCATTCTATTACGTACTTCATCTCGCTGACCTATCTGGTCAGAGTTAATGTAATCTTCATAGTCCTGGAAAATATTAGGGAATGATTGAATTGCACCAACTGTATCTTCTGTGGCTCCCCCTAACATAATGATCTTTTTAATTTGACCTTCTACTTCATCATTGTAAGCAGTGCCAATTTCAGTCATAAAGTTAGATGCTTTTCTTGCTTTATCTGCGTCTTTCTCAGCTAACTCTTGTGAGTACAATTGCCATGCAATGTCACGTTGAGTTGCTTCCATTTTCTTAGCAATCTCGTCACGTTCCATTCCAGTGTATTCGTTAATTTCTGCCGTGAGTTTTGCTAATTGTGTAAACTCTTCGGTCATTTGAGCAACTGATTTACGCTGTGACATTCCCAATCTAACTTGAGTTTGTGCATACACTGCTAGTTCTTTGTTTACATCATCAGTTGTATATCCCAATCTTCTTAATTGGAATTCGATAGGTCCATTTAATATTTCACCTGATAGTTCACCTAAACGTGCTGTTCCATCACTAACACTATCACCAAAACGTGCAAGCTCTGGTGCAGCACCTTTAATCAAATTTACAAATTTCTCAGCATCTTGGAATGTATAACCAAATCTATGTAGTTGGTCGTTTAAACCTTCAAGACCACCTGCGGTTATATCCCCGAACTCACTTAAGTTTCTAAATGATTTTAATAGCTCATCATTTCGTTCTGTTGCAGTCTCAACAAAGTCACCAATAGACTTAGTAAGTTTTCCACCTATAAGTAAACCTACACCTATTAATGGGTCAAGTGCTAGTGTAAACAATCCAATGACTTCAAGCAAATCACCAAAACCATCAGTAACTTCTTGAACTGCTTTTCCGTATTTTTTGTATCCGTCTTTACCGTTAACAAGAGCACCGGTAAAGTTTTCAAGACCATGAACTGCTTTTAATGTACTCTGCTTAATACCATTTGCAAGCTCCATAGCGGCCATTTGTTCTGCCTTTTTAGAAGCAATCACTGGATCTATGGCAGTATTCAAACTGCTCATTTGTTCAGTGATTTGTCTGAATACTTCTAGTTGATCTGGGGTAAAATTATCTGCCATGGTGTTTTGGGTATTAAATACGGTTATATGTATTTAGCATACCTAAAAATGGAGATTTTATGTCAAATAACCCACTAAGCCAATATTTTCGTAGACCAGCACTATTCTTAAAACTACCATCAGGTGGAGAAGGATATCCCGAAGGTGCGATTGATCTACCTGATAACGGTGAACTACCCGTGTACCCGATGACTGCGATTGATGAAATTACAAGTCGCACACCTGATGCATTGTACAACGGAACCGCAGTTGTTGAGTTGATTCGTAGTTGTATCCCTAACATCAAGGATCCATGGAGTGTGTTATCTATTGATTTGGATCCCATGCTGGTTGCTATTAGAATAGCAACATTAGGTGAAACTATGGAAATTAACACAACCTGTCCAAAGTGTGAAGAAGAAAACAAATTTGATATTAACTTAAATATATTGCTGGCTGGATTGACCCCTAGTAACTATGGAGAACTACTAGAAGTAAATGGGTTGAAGATTAAATTTAGACCGCTAGATTATAAAAATATCAATGACATGGGCATCAAACAGTTTGAGATTCAAAAGGCTGCAACACAATTAGCAAAATCTTCAGATGAAGATACTAATGTAAATGCAACTAAGTTCCTTCAACAACTAACTGAAATGTCTATGCATTTATTAGTTGATACTATTGAGTATATCAAAACACCAACTGACACTGTATTTGATCCAGACTTTATCCTTGAGTTCATTATTAGCTGTGATAAGAATACACATGAACTTATTAAAACAACTAGTGCCAACCTACGTAAAACTAGTGAGATTAAACCCATTGATATCACATGCCAACACTGTCAGCATGAATATAACCAATCACTTAACATCAACGTTTCAAATTTTTTCGGATGAGACTCCTATTTCTTAGTCCAGAAGAAATAAGCGAGTATATCAAACAGCTGGATAGAGAGTGCGAAGGAATTAAAAACTCCGCACTGAAAATGTCATGGTATATGAGGGGAGGTATCAGTTATAACGACATACTAAACCTTAGCCCCAAAGAAAGAGAATTTGTTAACAAGATTATTGAAGACAACATGGAAACAACTAAGAATACTAAGTTGCCGTTCTTCTAATCATAGCCGTAGTTAGTCATTTACCGTAAACTACAATCTTTACTTTTATCTAATCTCTATTTGGTTTCATATTAATAGATGAACTTCGTTCATCTAATACCTCATGTTGTTCACTTCGTTCACAACATTCGGTTTTGATTGTTACTATTCTTCCTGATTCAAACTAACAGTTAATTTAACAATCATATTCACGGAACATATTGCCGCTTTGAAGCCATGGTAGTGCTATTCAGCACTACCAATGGTTAAGGGAATTTGCCATGCCCGTCATCCTTTGCCGTCTATGCTCCAGTTAATCAGCCCTTTTATGCTACTAACTGCCACCGGTTACCCTATAAATTGTTATGAGCCTGTAGTGAGACTAGTATATTCTTCATATACCGCCTCGGCAACGCATGTGTTATAGCCTCAAGACAGAGTACGCTATAACCTCATTGAGTGTTCGCTTTGGTCGATTGCACTCTCGGTGATCCCACGTCATTGCTGACATGTATACTCCAGTATCTGACGGCACAGCACAATCTGTACAATCTCAAGGAGGACTCACAACTGAGCCGGCTAATTTTTACTATGTATTAAGTTTGTATTGTAATTTGATTTGTTTGTTTTGACTTGGTGTCTGATGTGCCTGAATATTGTTTAACTAATTCTGCATTGTTTTTGAAAAAGCTGTCCTTCTCTGTGATGATCCAGTCACCGTACTTTTTACTAGCATAGAACCAATAGTTATCCATGATCCATGTTAGTTTAGGTTGTACTGCAACATATTGACCCTTACGATTAAACTTCATAAAAAGAATGTTAAAATCGCCTTCGTCTTCTACATCAAGTAGTTGGTCAAGCCACGAATCAAGTTGTTTGCATTCACCTGTTAGAATTAAGTGAAACGGAAAGTCCTGATAGAACTTACACTCTGCATTCATTTTGCTGAAACTTTCTCCTGGCACGATGTCACCTTTGAATGAACGAATTTGACCTTCGTGCAAGAATTCAGTTCTTGCTTGATTCTTGCCACCCACATAAGCACCAGAACCCGGAGCACGAATAAACGATTCTCCATATAATTCTGATAGAAACTTGGCTACGTCACGTTCGTAACCTGAACCTTTGTTTTTCTGTGGACTTGGCATATAGATACTTATGCTAGAAATACCCCCTCAAAATATTATTCTATTTCAACCGCGCTTGCGTAGTTTGTAAACCCGTTTTCTTTGATAACTTTTAACACATTGGGCACTCGTCCTGCTAATTCTTCACGGTGACTGACTAACCAGATACTCTTGTTTCTAGTTCTAGCCATGTCTTTTAAGATAGCAATACTGTTTTCAACGCCCATTGTGTCTAACCCACTGTCAATCAACTCGTCAATAAACAGTGCATTGATAGGAACATATAAACTTTCCCAAACATCACGGAAAGCCCATGACAAACCTAGAATCAAACGATTGCGCTCACCTCTAGATAAATTGTCAAAGTCTAACTCACGACCTAGTTCAGTAATCTCAACTTGCAAATCGTTTTTGAACACAACACTATGTGGCAAGCCCATCTTGTCTAGGTAATGTGTCAAACGACTATTGAGATAACTCAAGTTCTGGTCAATAATCTTTTTACGAACAAAACTATCTTTGCTGGTCAATAAGTCAAGCAAGAACTTTTGATGTTCTAGTTTCTTAGTTAACTCATTGATTTTATTAAAGTCAACTGTTTGTAGTGCATCACTTTCCATCTCATTGATTTGTTCAGTGTATGGATCAGTCTCAACCGCTTTGTCTTCTAATTGTTTTTCAACACTTGCTAGTTTGCTACGGTGCTCAACTGCCTTTTCTTCTGTATCATAAATTGTTTTAGGTTGTGTGCCTAGCACAACTTCAGGATGATCTGATAATTGTTTACTATATGGATCAACTTCTTTTTGTTTTTCTAGTATCTTGTTTTGCAAGTTACTTGCTTCGCTACCATGACGAATTGCTTCTGCTTCTGATTTGTAGAATGTATTGGGCTTGTTACCTACGATAATTTCTTTATCGTTCAATTCGTTATACTGATTCAATAGTGTAGTAGCATGGAACTGTGCATCTTCCAACATCTGTTTTTTGTCATTCAAGACTTTTTGATGTTGTTCATCATGGAACTCTTGTCCACATGCATAACACTTGTGGTCATGCAATGTAGCAATCTCACCTGTTAGTTTTTGAATTAGTTTATTCTCTTTGTCAACGTCTTTCGTCAACCGAGCTAATTCTTTGTTCTTGTCTTCAAATTCTTTACTTTTGATAGCATAGTCAGCCAATTGACGATGTGCATTCATTTCCTCAACAATGTCAATTGTTTCAAGTTTAGTTAGTTGCTTTTGTAGACTTTCAATGTCTTTGATATGGCGGTCTTGCCACTCAGTTTGAAATGCAAGTAACCTATTGCGTGAATCATATGCAGCTTTGTTCTGATTCCAAATCACTAAATCTTTGTGTGCTAGTAATTCTTTTTCAATGTCAATCTTGCTTAGTGATTCATATGTGTCGGCAAGGAAAGCCAAGTCACTATCATACTTTGCTTTCCAAAGATTACGCCTACGTTTCAAACTCTCGATTTGTTCTCTAACACGTTTGTTGGCTTCTTCAATTGCTTTAACTTTGAATTCTTCAATTTGAATCTCATCCTTGACATTCTTCATCAATTCTTTGACTGCTTCTGCTTTCTCACTAAGCAATGTGATACCAAGCAATTGCTCAATGATTTCACGCTGTTCATTATTTTTCAATGCTAAGAATGGAGTACTGTAGGTATTCAATGCAACAATGTGCTTGAACATTTCACTACTCATACAAATGATTCGTTCAATCTCTGCTTGAGTTTCTTTGTTCTCACCCTGTGCATCGTCAGTCTTTTTCAAATTGTTATTGACATAGAACTTAAGCACGTTGGGCTTACGACCACGCTCAATCTTGTAGTCAATGCCATTGACACTGAATTCAAGTGTAACCAACATGTTTTTAGCATTGGTCCTATTGACTAAGTTATCTTTGCGAATATCATTGATAGGAACGCCAAAAAGGGCATAACTTAATCCTTGAATCAATGTTGTCTTACCTGTACCATTACGAGCACCGTCGCCACCTAAGTCTAAGTTCTCACCTAGAATAAGTGTCAAATCTTGTTTGTTAAAGTCAACTGCTTGTGTTACTGCGCCAATTGATAGAAAGTTTCGTAATGTTATGTTTTTAAGTAGGATCATAGGTTATTGTAAATGTCTAGCAAAATCTTTTTGTCAAAACTATTTGACTCAATACTATTGATTTGGTCGATGACGATTTGATCTACGCTTTCAAAGTGTAATCCATCGGGACCTTGTTGTTCAGTTTGTTCAACCTTCATAGGTATCAATGCCATTTCACGCAATTTGTGTTCGGGAATAAGTGTTTCACGAATAAAGTTTGCTTCTTCATAACTGATATCAATGTCAAGATGTACCCTAACATGACTGTCAGGTAATAGCAAACCCTGTGGGTTCTCTAACACATCACTTAATTTATAAACACGATATAGTGGTTGTTTAGGCCAGCTACGGAAAGCAGGCTCTTCTCCCCATTCTAGTATACACATACCACGTGCATCGTCACCTGCGTCTGCATAGTTATGCGGGAATGCATTACCAATGTACCAGATGTTATTGCTTGACTGACGTTTGTGAAAATGACCGCTAAACACTTGGTCAAACTGTGTCATGTGATTGATTGAGATTTCACCATTGTCAGGCATCTCAACCATAGCGTTCATGTAAAAGTGTGGCAGTTCAAAATGACCAAACAGATATTTGCCTGACAGTTTTTGAACACGCTTGTAATCTTCTTCAACTAACCAAGGACTAATTACTACATCACCTTCACTGAAGAAGTCATTAATAATTTTAACGTTCGGTAAATGCTTTGCCCATTCAATAGAATGAATATCACGGCGATCACGATAATATAAGTCGTGATTTCCGGGGATAAAATATACAGTAGCAAATGCATCGTTTAATTTTTCCAGTGCTCGTAGACCAAACTGTAGTGTTTGAATGTTAATGCTTGCACGATGATGGTTGTAATCGCCCAAGAAGAAACAAGTCTCGCAATTTTCTTTTTTTGCTTCTTGTATGAACCAATCTACAAAATCGGAACAGTCAGTGTTATGTTGTAGGCTATTGCTTTTTAGACCAAAATGAATGTCGGTAAAAATAGCAGCCTTCTTAAAAAGGTTACTCATAAGTGTTAGTATAAAGGAATAGGGACTACAAAAGCAATCCCTATGGTTAAATTTATTCTTCGTATGAACCGGCAGTGATACCTTGACGAGTCCAACTTGGGTTAAGCCCGTTTAGTTCTAAGATATCGTCACGAATGTTTTGGTTACGCTTCTCACTATTCAATACACGGCAGAAACTGTTTGTGATAGCTGCGGTATAGTATGCGAATGGATTAGCAGATTTAGCTTCGTTAAAGCGTAAGCCAACATACGTAAGCTGTAGAATGGCACTGTTACGCATTTCATCGTTGTATGTATATCCGCGCCAGTTAAATTTCATAGCATATTTCTCGCACATCATAATGTACATACGTGCTAGTTTGTTAGTGATTTGTCCGTGATCTTTTGAAAATTCGCCTGTTTTCAAATCACCGATCCAATGACTCTTGCCCACACATTTGATGTTGCCACCACGGGTAAACTTGAAATGTTGAAATGGTGGGAAGTTTACTTTGACATGAACCATATCGTCAATTTCTTGTTTGGTTGTAGTATCTTCTAGGTCAGCAAAGATTTCATCGGTGTCTTCATCAAATGAAAAGATATCTTTTGCTGTTTTCTTTTTGTCAACTTTACGTGGTGCTTTTGGTGCGACTGGAATATGATCCCAGGTCATGACACGAAATACTAAGTCTGTGTCTTTGATATCTTCTGGGTTTACCTTTTCACCAGTTTCAACACTTAGTCGTGTGGCACGAGTTTCTTTTGCTTCCTGAATAATTTCAGGTTTCTGCATATGTTCAAAACTCTTTTCAAGAGTTTCAGTGGGCATGTCAACAATATAGTCATATCTATGATCCGATGGGTCTTTGAATAAACAATATGCGTTTTTACTTGTGTGAATCTCTTTTAGAATGTCTTTGTTATTGAGGTAGTTAACCGGCTTTTTATGTGGTATGAGGCTCATAGTTCTCCGTTATTATGATGTAGATATTGTAATACTTTTGTTGCAGAAATGCAACAGATTACGGTAAAAATGGGGGTTTTTTGATGCGATAAATATATTTAGTAAAGGTATAAATGCAATGGCAACAATAGATAACAACGTCATCGTTGGGCAAAATCAAAATATAACTAATGATACTAGGGCTAATGCCGCTGCCTTCATCTCACAAAATTTCCCTGTTTCAAGCAGTGATCCTGCAGCAAACCTAGTTATAACAACAAATACACCAGCAGCTACGTTAGCTCAAACTCAACAAAGTGTGTTGACTGCAATAACCGGATCAGCTAACCCAACACCAACAGCACAGGCACAAACAAACGCTGATAACGGGGCCGACCCATATGTTAGTAACGGACAGTCAACTATTACGCCAACTCCCGCTTCACAGTTGACCCCTGTGGTGTCAGATACTACTTCTAGTACACAAGCAGTTTCGACAGTAACACCGGTTACAGCAACAGTTGATAATACATATGCACCACCATCAGTTGTAACTGACCAACAAAATAAAACTAATTCTGAGTTTGCTGCAAGTCAATCAAACTCAGAAACACAAAGGTTAGAAAAACAAAACACTCCTGGAAATAACACTCCTACAAGTGCAACATCAGTTAATGCAGCACAAGGGGGTTCAAAAGTTCTTCAGCAAAAATCAGTACGTGCGGCTGATGATTGGCGTGTTCGTTTAAGTTTGGCTCCAAGCTCTAATTATTTTTACAATGACCCGAATATTAAAGTAACTGACTTATTATACCCATTGAGGGCGACAGGAGGGGTCATATTCCCGTATACGCCTAACATTACAGTTGGTTATCGTGCAAACTATGATACAACTGAATTGATTCATTCAAATTATAAATCACATGCATACAAAGGAAGTTCAGTAGATGAAGTTCAAATTACATGTGAATTTACAGCACAAGATACACAAGAAGCAAACTATCTATTAGCAGTAATACATTTCTTCAAAAGCGTGACTAAAATGTTTTATGGTCAAGATCCTATCTCTGCCGATCAGCCAAGGGGAGGTACACCTCCACCATTGTGTTACTTAACTGGTCTTGGACAATTTCAGTTTGATAACCATCCACTAGCAATCACATCTTTTAACTTGAACTTACCAAACGAAGTAGATTATATTCGTGCTGGATCAAGTAACACATGGAGTGGACAAACTATAACAGCAAGTTCAGTTGCAAGTAAGCCTGCACTAAGTGGATCAATCATTGACGCAATCAAGTCAAGATTAAAAAACAACGGTATAACAAAAGCCAAGCCAGTTGATTTAACTTCTACTGTTGCCGCATTAGCAAATGAAAAAGCAACATATGTTCCAACAAAAATGCAAATTCAAATAACAGCATTGCCAATCATTTCAAGAAATGATATTAGCAACACATTTAGTTTGGGTAAATATGCAACAGGTGAGTTACTTAAAGGTTCAACACGCAATGGCGGAGGTATTTGGTAATGGCATATTCACAAACTAGTCCCTATTTTTTAACAAAAGTCTATAACAATCAGTTCTTAGATTTTATGGTCAATAGACCCGTCACAGTTGATCCAACCGATGATTATTGGACAATCACTGCAACATACAATATGCGTCCTGATATGTTAGCATATGATTTATACGGTAGCAGTAAATTATGGTGGGTGTTTGCACAACGTAACCCAAACAGATTGAAAGATCCTTTGTTTGATTTTGTTGAGGGTACGGGTATCTATATTCCAAAATTATCAACACTGCAACAATCGCTAGGATTCTAAGATGCCAGCTACAATTGACCAATCAAAACAAGCAGTTGAAACAGTTGCAGACGGCGACCAAACCGGTGATGTATCAACTAAACAGATTAAGCAAGATAGTCAAAAGGGTACTACTTCTACTCCTAATACCAATGCTGGATTAGCGACACAGAACGCCGGAGCAAATAATTTGTCTCAAGGTGATAACTCAAATACAAATACTTTTGTTCCGGGCGGGGCATCTAATAAAACAGGAGCAACACCTTTTGAGGGTTTGCCAGGAAGAAGAACCTATAACCCCTTAGGTGATTTTAGTAGTTACACATATAAGATCAGTTTGTTCATTGTTAATCCTGATGATTACAATAAATTAGCTATTGGTGGATATGTACCACTATCAAGTATGAACTTAATTTGTGCATCAGGTGGTATCAATAACAGTGGTGCAGATAATAAACGTGCTGATGGATTTGAGTTGGACTTTTTCCTAGATGAATTGGAAATTGACAGTAAAATTTACACAAAAAGCAACCAAGCTGCTAGTATGACACAGATGTTCAAATTTAAAATATTTGAACCTTATGGGTTTAGTCTGGTTTCAAGAATAGGTGCTGCTTATACTCAAATGATATCAAAGAGTAATATTCTTAAGAACTATCTAAATAAATTACCTTCAGCTGGGACAGGGTTATTAGCATCAAATATTATCAAATATGTATTGTTAGTGCAGTTTTATGGATACGATAAAAATGGAAAACTAGTGACTGGTGAAGATTATACACAGCCGGATACAACTCGATATGATTCACAGTCTGTTTTTGAACGAGCGTTCCCTATAAAATTTCAAAATATAAAATTCAAACTAGATGGCAAAACATCTATATATCATGTAGATGCATATACACCTGCAGAAGTAGAAGCAACTGGTGTAATGAAGGGTGCAGTACATACAAAGATGACAGTCAATGCATCTACTGTATCTGAAGCACTGATTGGTTCAAATGCTAATACTGGATCAAACAATATTCAAGGATTGCAGCAACTACTTAACGATCAATATAAAGAATGGGCTAAACCAAAGCCAGGTGAAAAATATGGAAAGATAGGTATTGCGGATCAATTTGTTATTGAAATTGATCCTAGCAGTGGAATTGGTGATGAATTGTTAGTGGACCAAAGCTACTATAACAAAGATAGAACTCCATTGTACCCGGCAAAAACAACTGCTGATGTTAATGTAAAGGCAAGTGAATCGGGGAATGCACTTGCTATTGAAAAAGCAATGAGGACAATTGAACTCCCAGCCGGAACACCTGTGATTCAAGCAATAGAAACTATCATTTTGCAAAGTTCTTATATTCGTGATAGATTATTAGTTAAAGATAAAGAACAACTAGCACAAATTAATGATGCTGATAGTAACTCAGTTGACAATACCTCACCAAAAGTTCTATCATGGTTTAACATTAACACATCAGCCGAAGTAATTGACTTTGATGAAGTGAGGAACATGTATGCTTATAAGATAACCTACAAAATAAGCAAGTATGAAGTACCATACCTGTTAGCAGCAGGTGCAGGAGTCACATCAAAATATTATGGCCCACACAAAATTTATGACTATTGGTATACAGGAAAAAATACAAGCGTGTTGAGTTATGAAGTGAACTATAACTCTCTATATTATAATGCTGTTTCTATAAACAACAACTCTGTAGTTAACAAACTAAGAGGAGTTCCCAATAATCCAGTGTACGCACAAAACGAAGATCCAACATCATTGTTTAGCGGTGCAATGGAGCAAATTAACTCTGTTAAATCGTTTTTGTATTCAATGGATGACCAAGTTAAGGCACATATTAAAATAATGGGTGATCCTGATTTTTTAATGCCAACAGTAAATGACTCGATAGGTGCAGCGTATTCAAAATGGTATGGCAAAGATTTTACAGTCAACCCCAATCATGGACAGGTTTTTATCGAAATCAATTTCAAACAAGCAAGTGATTATGATAATAGTATAGGACTATTGACTGGTGGACAACCGGGTGATATTGGTCCAAATGGTAATATTGACTTCTACAAATACCCAGCTGATGTTGCACCAAAGACTTCAGGTATAATTTATATTGTAATTGCAGTAAAGAGCTTATTCGTTAAAGGATCATTCACACAAGAATTTCATGTAATGATGCCTATATGGGAGCAATTAACAGACATCACCGCACCTTCAAATTCAAATTCAAGTACATCTACTGCAGGCGGCAGAGAACAACCTTCTGAGAACGGCAATGGTAATGGGCACGGTACATTATCAATGTCAGGTGACAATGGATCTAGTCCACGTTTCTCTAAAAATAAAACTGACAGCAAAGGTGGCTCAGGCAGAGGAGGCGCAAGTTTTGCAGAAACGGACCCTCGTAGAATTGACCAAGGTGACAATGGTCAAGGTGCTATTAAAGGTACACAACAAGCAGCAACAGGTGTTTCTGCTGATGATGATGAGAATAACTTTGGAAATAGTGTCAAACGTGCAGTACAAGACACCGGAGTCGTTATCAAAAAGTGGACTAATAAAAATGGACAAACTGTTTACGGTAGCGATCCAAATGACGGAAGAGATTAAGGAATAACATGGCAGATAATATACCAAAAGTCAAAGGGCAACTTAAAAGCACTAAAGATGATCGTGGTGGTGCCGTACTATACTCGCATCCTATTATTGGCATTGTGAAGAACAACATTGATCCTACACATTCAGGAAAAATTCAAGTATTCTTAAGACAAACAGGATCTCCAAATGAAAATGACGCAAGAAAGTGGACTACTGTAAGTTATATGAGTCCTTTCTTTGGTTATACTGATAATACATCATCGTCAAGTGATTATGGTAAGTATGTAGGCAATCCCCAAAGTTATGGATTTTGGGCTACTCCACCTGATATAGGAACAGAAGTTATTTGTATATTTGTTGATGGTAAACCTAATCAAGGTTATTATGTTGGTTCTTTACCAAGAGCAGGATTAAATCACATGGTCCCTGCAATAGGATCAAGTGATTCAATTGTTGCAAATGAGGGTGAAGCAAAATCATATGGCGGCTCAACACGATTGCCAGTTAGTGAAATTAATAACGCAAACACTAAACAAGACCAATCAACTACGTTAACACAACAACCTAAAGTTGTTCATAGCTATCAAGCAGCTATATTAAACAAACAGGGGTTAATAAGAGATAGTGATAGGGGAACTATCAGTAGTAGCGCACAACGTGAAAGTCCAAGTAGAGTATTTGGTATGAGTACCCCAGGACGTCCAATCTATCAAGGTGGATATGATGATAGCACACTTGGTGCAGCAATCGCTAATAAAGAATCAAATACTAATTTTAAAGTTGTAGGACGTACCGGTGGACATACATTAGTAATGGATGACGGTGATGTTGTTGGTAAAGATCAATTGATGCGTTTTCGTACTACGGGCGGTCATATGGTCATGATGAATGACACCGCACAATTGTTGATGATTATGCATAGTAGTGGTCAAAGTTATATTGAGTTTGGTAAAGAGGGTACAATTGACATGTACTCAACCAACTCAGTTAATGTTAGAACACAAGGTGATTTGAACTTACATGCTGATAATAACATCAACATCAATGCTACCAAAGACTTAAACATTAATGCTGAAAACATTCATTTACAATCTAGTAAACAAACGACAATGTTTTCTGGAACAGATTATAATCAACAAGTAAAGGGTAACTATACAAACAAAGTTGGTGGTGGAATGAGTAGCAGTGCTGCAGGAGATACTAGTATCAAAGCAGGAGGCACTGCATATATTAATGGTGGTCCTGACGTTAAATTGAACACAGGGTCAAGTTCACTAGTACCAAATGACGTATCACAATTAGTAGTTAAACCACATGTTGATACATTATTTGATAGTGAAAGAGGATATATCCCTGCACCAGCTAAACTACAAAGTATTGTAAGTCGTGCTCCAGCACATGCACCATGGGCAAGTGCTAACTTGGGTGTTGACGTTAAATCTAATTTGACGGCGGCTGCAAATTTACCAGCAGCACCCTCACCGTCAGTTTCTGCGGTAAACAGTGCAGTTCCCCAAACCCCAACTGCGCCTACATCTAGTTCACTAGCATCTACTGTACCTAATATACCAGCAGCAAGTGCAACACTCGACAAAGCAACGACAAGTACTTTAGTCTCTCAAATGGCAACAAATGCAACTGTTGCAGTTCCGCAAAGTATTATTCAACAAGGTGCGGGTGTAGTTACTGCAACAGACGGAACAAAAACAGCAGTTTTTGGTCCTCTTGCAATAAATCCAAGTCAAATGGCGCAATCAGGTGTTCTTAAACCGGGAGCTGATGTTGCAATCAATAACATGATTCAATCAGGTGTACCTATTGACAAGGCAATGGCACCAGCATTTTTTACAGGTAAAGATGGTATAACTAATGTAAGCCAGTTTGTCAATAATGTCAATGCACAAACAGGCACAGCAGTTGTATTACTTGCAAAGAGCGAAAGTGACTTAAAAACAGCAGGTGTAATTGGTAATAATGAAAGTCCAACTAACACTGCAGGCTTAGTATTAAGCGGAGCAACTGTAGGTACAGGTCCTACTGCCGATGCAGCGAAAGCTATATTAAATAACCAAACAAATATTAACTCTATTCCAGGTGGAGCATCTGTAACAAGTGTAGCAGCGGCGGCAACTGTTGTTGCAGGATTAACCTCATTAGGCTCATCTGGAAGTGTTACTAGTGCAGGTGATCTTTTGGGAAAAGCAAAGGACTTGATATCAAGTGGTAATTTTGCTGCTAATTTGTCTGACAAATCATTAAGCGGGTTGACTGCAGGTGCAGCACCTAACCTATCACTGACCGATCAGATTAAAGGTGCAGCAGCCGGAGCGTTTGAAAAAATAAAAGCAACGTTCAAACCATTATCTGCCGGAGTACCTCAAAACTTAACAGAGATAAAAGCAAAAGCATCAGAGGAACAAGCAGCAGCAGATGCAGGCTCTGGTAGTTCTCAAGCACCTGGTAATAATAGTTCAGGTATATTAAAAGGACTAGGATCAATTGGTGCAGGGTTAATTGGTTCGGTAATATCAAAAGTAGGGTTATCACCTGATATTGCTGCAGGTTTAGCAAATAAAGCAACTACCGGGTTAACAACAACAATCAATAATTTATCAAGTGCTGATAATATTGGAACTAACTCAATTAATGCCGCAAATAGCGCAGTTAATTCAGCAGTACAATCAGCAACAGCAAATACAAGTGATCCAGGATCAACAATTCAAACTGCAGGTGCAGCCGTTAACAATATTGTAAACAATGCAACCTCAAGTGTTCCTGGCATTGATGCATTACCAGGAGGTGCATCGGCAGTGTCTAACATAGTTGATTCTAGTAAATCAAACATTGCAGGAAAACTTCCTAATATTCCCGGTATAGGGTCAATTACTTCAGCAATAAGTGGGATATCTCTTGCGGGAGGGATTCCAAGTTTGTCTTCATTAAATGATTTGAAAAATCAAGCACAGAATGCAGGTGGACTAGTAGGTCTTGCTGGCGCAGGATTAAGCAGCTCAGACGCAGCAAAACTATCAAGTGCAATAAACTCCCTTGGTGCAGGTGGTCCAGTTCCAGTTCAATTACCAACAGTCGCTTCAAATACATTTGATGCTACTGACATGGCAAGCCAAGCAAAATCACTATTAGGGGACAGTAAGATTCCATCTATTCCGTTTGGATCATTCAAACTTCCACCTCCATTGTCATCAGCAGATGTTGCAAAATACGATGAATTGAAAAAACAATTAGATACACAGCAAGATGAACAATGGCCATTGCGTAAAACATATCTTGATGCAAAACTTAAGTATGGTGACTCCGCTCCCGAGACACAAGCAGCATCACAGGCATATCAAGCAAAATTGCAACAAATTAATGCAACTCAGCAGTCACTTTCAGATTTACAAAACAAATCAATAACTAATGCACCAACACAAAGTGCAAGTACTAGTTCAACAAACGCGGCAAATGGTCCCGATATTGCTAGTATCGCTAAAAATACAAATATATCTGGGTTACCTAGCAATTTGGGCGGTCTAAAAATACCCGGTTTAGGATAAGAATAAATATTCTATAGGATAAAGTCATGGCAACATTCATTGGATTCAGCACAATAAACGTAGATCAGGTACGTAAAAATAACGTGACCCGTGGTGTCGCTGGGGGTGGTGGAACTTTTAATAATCAAATCACTAATGCTAAAAAGTTTACCATGACCGATACAGACTTAGTGATACGTGATTTTTTAAATGCGTTGAACATTCCTCTAGGTCAGAAACCAGGTCGCCCTGATTATGGAACTACATTATGGGACTTTGTATTTGAACCTAACACAACCGACGTTCAAACACTACTTGAAAATGAAGTAAGACGAGTGGGTAATCAAGACCCAAGAATCTCATTAGGGGTTATAAACTGTACTCCATATAACTCAGGAATTCAATTAGAGGCTGAGTTCTCTATTGCACCATTCAATGATGTACAATCATTGTCAGTGTTCTTTGACCAATCAACAAACAAGGCACTGGGAGTCTAAAAACGCCATATTTCTTTATGATAAATACATAAAAGAGACTACGTATGGCTACAAGTTCAAGACAATCTAATATATTTGGGGTTAACGATTGGAAATCAATCTATCAAACCTACAGTCAAGCCGACCTACAAAGCTATGACTATGAAACACTACGCAAGATTTTCGTAGATTACCTACGCACTTACTACCCTGAAACCTTTAATGACTATACTGAATCTAGCGAATACATCGCTTTGTTAGATATTATTGCGTTTATGGGACAAGCACTCGCTTTCCGTAGCGACTTAAATGCGCGTGAGAACTTTATCGACACTGCTGAACGTAGAGATAGTGTTATCAAACTAGCTAACTTAGTTAACTATAACCCAAAAAGAAATTTTGCTGGTCAAGGTTTTTTAAAGATTACTAGCGTACAAACAACTGAGCAAGTAAGAGATATCAATGGTATTAATTTAAGTAATGCAGTTATTTTGTGGAATGATACTGCTAACCCTAATTGGCAAGAACAATTTAACAGTGTTATCAATGCTTGCTTAGTGGATACCCAACGTGTTGGTAAACCCGGTCACAGCCAATCTATTTTAAATGTCAAAACCGACGAATATGGAATAAGTGTTCCTCCCAGTGCTGCACTTGTTTACCCCTTCAGTAGTGTGGTTAACGGAACATCTATGAATTTTGAATGTGTCAGTGTAACTAGCGTCAATAGCGAATCACTGTATGAAATTCCTCCAGGACCAAACAATCAATTTAACATGGTTTATCGTAATGACCAGTTAGGATACGGTAGCCCAAATACTGGATTCTTCTTGTATTTTAAACAAGGATCATTACAAACTTATCCATTCACTATTTCTCAACAAATTAGTAACAACATCATTGATGTCAATATTCAGGGTATCAATAATGATGATACATGGCTTTATGAAGTAGCTAGTAGTGGAACTTTCCTTCAATGGAATCAAGTAGAGAATTTATATTCTAATGCCAACCTACAAAATATCAATGGAAACAAGAAATTGTTTTCTGTTGTGAGCGGATTCAATGACCAAGTAAGTTACACGTTTGGTGACGGTGTATTTGCTGATATTCCTGTTGGAAACTATGTGGCATATCTACGTGCAGGCAATGCATTAACATATAGCATTGACCCAGTTGAAATGCAAAACGTGATAATTTCTATACCGTATGTAAGCAGAACAGGTCGTACTGAAACATTGTCATTGACACTAGATTTACCACTTCCAATCACGAATGCACAAGCACGTGAATCATTGCAAAATATTAAAGAAAGAGCACCAAAAACTTTCTACTCTCAAAATAGAATGGTGAATGGAGAAGACTACAACAATTTCCCATACACATTGTATAGTTCTATTATTAAAAGTAAAGCCATTAATAGAACTAGTGTAGGTGTTAGTCGTAACTATGATTTAACTGATCCTAGTGCAAATTACTCAAGTGTTACTGACATTACTGATGATGGTGGATTATTTGAAGATTACAATGATGGGTTCTTAACGTTTAACGCAAACACAGTTAATACAATCATTAACTTCTTAACAGGTCCGTTTGCAGATGTTTTAGGTGGAAACAGGGTATTTCAATACTATTCATCAAACTATAATCGTTATCTAGTTGATAATGAAAGCGGTGATGGAATAATTTTATGGCACCAAACTACATTCAATAACTTAAATAGTACAGGATACTTGTATTCAGCAATCAATGGATTACCCGTACAAGTTGGTGTCAACGCTAGCGGAAGCGTAAAGTATATCACACCAGGTGCATTACTAAACTTTACTGCTCCGTCTGGATTTTACTTCAATGAACATAACCAACTGGTTGCAGGATTACCTACACAAGTCAATAAGATTAGTATTTGGACAAGTGTTGATAGTGTTGTAGGAGACGGGTACAACAGTGGTTACGGAAACTTAGACAATGGTTTGGGACCAGTCACATTAACAAATGCAGTGCCACAGGGAGCATTTTTGAATGCAGTGATCCCATCATTTACTAATGAATTGTCATCAACATTGATACAAGAAATTGTTAATTTGGTTGTGTTGCAACAAAACTTTAGCTTGTTCTATGATAATAGCAAACTAGCTAATGATCCAAATCGCTGGAGTATTTCAACATTTAGTGACCCATATTATTTTGCTAAGTTTCAAAGCAATGGTAACGGAACTTATACTATTACATATAAATCAACTGCATACTATTTTGGTAGCGTTAATAATGTTCGTTTCACATTTGACCGTGATAAAGTTATCTATGATCCATTGAGCGGTAAGACGCTACAAGACCATATAAAGATACTAAAAACAAATAATCAACCATATGGTAACTATCCAATGTATGAAGATGTTACGTTGAACGTTGTAGGACAAACAACTGAGAGTGATGGGTATGTTGATGATTATGCAATTGAAGTTGCAATAGGTGACTTAACTGTTCCGGGCTCTTACAAAGACCCAGACTTCTTTACGGTTGTAACTGGATATCAATTGGGTGTCTATAACAACTATGCATTTGTTTTCTTCCAACAAATTATTGATGCAAACAATTTAACACGATATACAATGGTATCAAGCAATGATATCATTTATCAATATGGTAGTTTGAGTGAAATCAACACAATCAAAAATGAATTTGTAGTAGGAACCGTGTTCTATGCATATCGTGAAAACTTGTTCTACTATTCATACAATGATCCTATCAAACCACATATTGTTGACGTTGGTTCTGTTTCTGGATATAGTGTAAAAATTGGTCGACAAGGTTTGTTCTTCCAATATAAACATATCAGCGACAATACAACACGTATTGATCCAGGAACAAGTAACATCATTGATATGTATTTGGTCACACAAAGCTATTATACAAGTTATCAAAACTGGATCAAAGATACGACGGGTACTGTAAGTAAACCAGCAGCACCAAGTATCAATGATTTAGCAACTGCATACAATAAGATTAATGATTATAAGATGTTGACTGATAATGTGATATTAAATACAGTACAGTTCAAACCTTTGTTTGGACAGAAAGCTGATCCATTGTTACGTGCAACAATCAAAGTTATTAAAACAAGTACAACTACCGCAAGTGATAGTGAAATCATTTCTAATGTATTGGCAGAAATGAACAATTACTTTGCAATTGATAACTGGAACTTTGGAGACACATTCTATTTCAGTGAACTAAGTGCATACTTGCATTCAGTATTAGGTGATTTAGTAAGCTCAGTAGTACTAGTTCCAAATGATACAACATTGAAGTTTGGTGACTTGTACGAGATTCGTTCAGCACCATACGAGATTTTTGTTAACGCAGCACAAGCATCAGATATTTCAGTCATCACAGCATTGACAGCAGCACAATTGCAAATAGGTTAAGATAGGTAAAATAATGGCAACAATTCGCACAATTGATTTTCTTCCAGAGATTTTTCAGACAAACTCAAACGATCAGTTCTTGTCTGCAACGTTGGATCAATTAATTCAACAACCTGATTATCAAAAGATACAAGGTTATATTGGAAGTAAATTTGGTTACGGCGTTAATGCAGGCGATAAGTATGTGCCTGAAATTTTTGACAACAGAAACAATTATCAACTTGAACCTACAGTTGTGTTCACTGATCCATCTACACATGAAATTAATGATTTGATGTCATACAACGAAATCATTGATGCGTTGTATTCTCAAGGTGGTATCCCTGATAACAATACATCATTGTTTAAAAATCAGTTCTATAGTTGGGATAGCTACGCTGACTTAGATAAACTTATCAACTATACACAATATTACTGGTTACCTACAGGGCCAGAACCAGTACTAGTTACAACTGAAACTCCATACAAACATTTGGATTATACTGTTATTTCTGGTGCAACAAGTTATCAACTTACTGCGGACAGAATTAATATTCCGGGTAATAACCCCACCATCACACTTGTTCGTGGTGGTGTTTACACATTCAATGTTAATCAAAATACCAACTTCTATATCCAAACACAAGAGGGTTTAAGTGGATACGATCTAAACAACAAAAACCATAGCACTAGAGAAATTTATGGTTTAGATAATAACGGAACCAACGACGGCATTATTACTTTTAATGTTCCATTATCAGACGCACAAGATGCATTCAACTACCCAGGAAATATTCAGATTGATTTAGTAACAACAAAAATGTTTACTGAAATTGAAGGTAAACTGTTGAGTGAGATAGGTGGCATAGATGGATTTGCAGCGTACAATGGAAAAACACTATTGTTTTATGGAACAGCTCCCGGAGAAGTTGGATATATGTCACAGTTGTTTGATACAACAAGCAATGATGTATATGAATCATCACAAGCTACTGTAATCAACAACCATTACTATACCATTACATATATTGATAACCGAGATAATCCTGCAGATCCAATTATTACATTAACTGAAGCTGGCGTTATTCCTGATAATCAAAAAATTACCATCAAGTATGGTACAGGATTTGCTGGTAGAAACTTTGTTAAAAATTCAGTTGGTGAAATCATTTTGATTCCATTACCAACTGCAAACTTAGATACACTATATTATCAAGACGGATCTGACCCATACAAAGTTGGTAAGATAAAAATTGTTGACCAAACAAATCAGTTTAGCATTGATGTTGAAAAAGAAATTTTGAGTAAAAAAGAGTATACTACAACTGTTGGAGGAATTAAATTTACCAATGGATTGAAAGTTCAATTTATTGGCGATGTGTACCCTGAAAAATTTATTCAAGGTACTTATTATGTTGAAGGTGTTGGTACAAGTATCAACTTAATACCTACAACTGAATTGACAGTTCCTGAAACATATGGTCAAAGTTATAATAACACATTTGATGAAACTGCCTTTGACACACAGCAATATAATGATTCAACTAACGTTCCATTATATCCTGACTATTTGACTATCAATAGAAACGCCATCAACAGAAACAGTTGGAGTCGTAGCAATCGTTGGTTCCACATTGATGTGTTGAAGACAACTATTGCAAATACAGTTTCTAGTCCAATCTCAAGTGCAGCATTAGCAGATATCAATAGTAGAGCAAAACGTCCTATCATTGAGTTCTATCCAAACTTAAGATTATTTAAATCAGGCACTCAAAGCAAACGCCCAGTTGATTACGTAAACTTTACGGTAACAGATGCATTCAATCAAGTTGCGGGTCAAACTAGTTTTGCTCCTGACGGAGATGCAAGTTCATTGTTTGATGGTGCAAGAGTTATTTTTGCTGGCGACAATGATGTTAATGTACGTAAGACAATTTATGTTGTCAAGTTCATAACTACTTCTACTATAACTACACCATTCATTTCGTTGAGTAAAGCAGACGATGGTGATAGCGTGTTTGACGAACAAACTGTAGTAATGAAAGGTTCACAATATACTGGATCTACTATATACTTTGACGGCTCTAATTGGAATTTAGGACAGTCAAAAACTGAAATTAATCAAGCACCAAAGTTTGATTTGTTTGACTCAAATGGTATCAGTTTTGGAAACACCGACTATTATAATGCAAGCGACTTTACTGGTTGTTCATTGTTTGAATATACACCTGGTACAGGAGTTGATGATTCTGTATTAGGATTTCCAATCTCATATAGTTCAGTAAACAACATAGGTGATATTAATTTTAGCGTTAGTATCAACACTGACACCTTTAATTTTGTATACAACAATGCTGCAACAAATCAGGCAGTTAATGTAGGGTACGTGTATAACTACAGTGATAGAACAAACTATGTAAGAGAAATTGGTTGGCAAACTGCTACTGAAGAAAGCTTCCAATATCAAATTTTCACACCTTCAACTAGCTTAGGTGAGTTGTCATATACATTTGATATTGCAGCCAAAATGGATACACAATGGCCGTCACTTGTTGTTTACTTAGATAATGCAAGACTTGATAGTAGCCAATACACATACGTAGTTTCTAGTAATTCTACAACAATTACATTTAGTTCAAATCAAATTACGCCAAACATTCCAGTCACTGTTATGATTTATAGTGACCAAGTAAGTAAAACTGGATACTATGAAATTCCATCTAATTTGGATCAGAACCCATTCAATAGTGAAATAACTACTATTAACTTAGGAGATATTAGAAGTCATTATAAGAGTATTTGTAACAATACCCCTGAGTTATCAGGCATTGCGTTTGGTCCAAATAACTTTAGAGATTTAGGCAATAGAGTTCCTTATGGAACAAAGATAATCCAGAACAGTTCAACGCTTGCCGCTGTTGCTGGATTTTTACGCCAACAAGATACAAACCTATTTGATTCATTGCGTTTTAATGCAATCGAATACGAAAAATTTAAGGCATTATTGATTAACACGGTACATGACAATGACTTTGATATACTGCAATCAGACGCAGATATACTTGATACCGCAATGGATATCATTACAAGTGTTAAGAGCAATGGAACTCCTTTCTTTTGGAGCGACATGTTGCCTTGCAAGAATGCAAGCGTAACCAAATCATATAACTTTAAAATTGGAATCGACAAATCATTGTTTCCTTTATCAAAAATCTATGATTTCAACAACGCAAACTACAACAGTGTATTGGTATACGTTACAAGAACTGTAAATAATAATCCAAAAACAATACAAATGATCCTCGGTGTTGATTATGAAATCTCAGATACAACTGCAAGTTTAACAATAACAACACCTTTACAAACTAATGATACTATAACTGTCAAAGAATATTATCAAACTTATGGTAACTTTGTACCAAACACACCAAGTAAAGTTGGACTATATCCAAAGTTTAAACCAGAAGTTGTATATGATACAACATATCAAAATCCAACATACTTTATTAAAGGACATGATGGATCATACAGTAAATTATACGGCGATTACATTGATGGATATCTACAAGATTTCCGTGATCGTGCGTTGTTTGAATTTGAAACACGTGTCTATAATAACATTAAAGTCAACGCTAAGATTCCACTAGAGTTTGATGATATTATGCCGGGTGCATTTAGAACAACAGACTATACACAAGATCAAATTATGCAAATGTATAGTATTCAATTCTTGAACTGGGTTGGGTTGAATCGTATCAATTACGTAAGTCAAAACTACAGTAGTACAAATGAATATACATGGAATTATAGTAGTTGCACAAATAAACTAGATGATACAAAGTTTTTACAAGGTAACTGGCGTGGTATCTATCTATGGTACTATGACACTGCGAATCCAGACACACGTCCATGGGAAATGTTAGGCTTTGCTGATAAACCAACTTGGTGGGATAGTCGTTACGGTGCAGCACCATATACAAGCGACAACACAGTATTGTGGACAGATATCAGTAATGGTTATGTTTACAATGATGGTAATCCTTACATCAACACAAAACGTGTCCGTCCAGGATTACTTGATATTCTTCCAGTAGATAATCAAGGTAAATTATTAAGTCCTTTTGAAACAGTTGTTGCAAATTATGACAGAACCACATTCAATAATGTATGGAACTATGGTGATGTTGGACCTGCTGAGTATGCATATCGTAAGAGTAGCACATGGGCATTTGACTTGATGCGTCTGTTCGCTTTGACTCGTCCTGCAATGTTCTTTACTATGGGTATTGACCTTGATGTTTATCGCTACAACACTGAGTTTAATCAATATTTGGTTTATAATAGATTTAGAGGATCATTGAGTAACATAAATTTATATGGTGCAAGTGAAAATTCAGCACAACATAGTTTAATGAATTGGATCATTGATTTTGAATTCCAAAAAGGTATTGATGCTAGTGCAGTTGTTAAGAATATTTTCTTAGGTGTTGATGTTAGATTAACATATCGCCTTGCTGGATTTAGTGACCAAAATCAATTACGATTCTATGCAGAAAAAGCAAGCCCAAACAGTACTAGTAACTCATTATTGATACCCGACGATAGTTACAAGATTAAATTACACACTAACCAACCTAAAGATACAATTACGTATAGTTCTATCATTGTTCAAAAATCTCAAGCTGGATATAAAGTATTTGGCAATAGTCAAACTAAGGCATATTTTTTAAGTTTAGTTCCCAAGTTTAACGGTAACTATGATAATATCACAGTTAATAACGAGACACTAGCTGTTAGTAAAGACTTTACTGACAGTATCATTGTCACCCCCTACGCAACTGAATTTGATTCGATTGAAACACTAAGTCAGTTTATTAAGGGTTATGGTCAATATTTAATTAATCAAGGTATGCAATTCACTGATATCGAAAACAGTTTAGAACTAAACTGGAATCAGATGCTTGCTGAGTTACTATATTGGACACAGTCAGATTGGGAAGTGGGTAGCACGGTTAACGTTAACCCATGCGCTAATATTATCACTATTAACAAACCAAATTTTGTAGTTCAACCACTAACAAACAAACAACAGAACTATATTCTGAATCAAAATTTGATAGCTATCCAAACAAAAGATTTAGCAATTTACCGTAAAGGTTCATTGTTCAGTGCCAAACCATTGAATGCCGGTGATACTGTTGCATTCTTTACTGGAAATATCAGCAACATTGAGCATGTGGTAATTTTTGATAATACTACAATTTTTAATGATACTATCTTTAATCCTATTACAGGATTACGCCAACAACGATTGATTGTTAAGGGAACAAAGACTGCTAATTGGGATGGTACAATGAATGCTCCTGGCTTCATGATTAACCAAGACAATGTAACTGAATGGCAATCTAATCAACGTTATACTAAAGGTGACATGGTCAAATACAAGAACAATTATTATCTTGCAAATGTTCAAACTATCTTACCATCACCTACGTTTGATGCATCACTTTGGATACAAAATCCATATAACAAGATTCACAAAGGACTACTAGCCAACCCAAGTACAAAATCCGCAGAAGCTCTTAAGTATGGAGATGTACATCAAGCCAACTTAGAAAGTGATGGAGACTTGTTGGGCTTTAGTGTTATTGGCTATAGACCAAGAGACTATTTAGCAAGTGCAAGTTTAGATGATGATACACAGGTAAATGTTTATAAAAACATGCTAACCACCAAAGGTACTGCCCTAGGTGCTGATATGTTGAATGGTGCAACACTACAAAAAAATATTGTTGCATACAACATTTATGAAAACTGGGGAATTAAGAATAGTGAGTTTGGTGGTATTCTAAACAAAAACTTTGTTGAGGTCACTCTTGATGAGACTAAACTAAGTGGTAATCCTAGTATTGTTGGATTGGTACAAAGTACACAAGACGCAAGTATTCAGCAAGCAGTTCCGTTAACTAACTTAGCAAACTATAGTCGTTCTATCACTAGTCCAAACGTATTGCCAGTGTTGGCATCTGACTCATTAGAAAGTTTACCAAGTGCAGGATATGTTCATTTGAATGACATGTACTCGTTAGGTTACACTGTAGCTAACTTAAATGCAACAACAAACCCTAATGCTATCTATAAGAATGATTATATTTGGGTAGCAAATCAAAATAATCAATGGCAAGTGTATACACCTATCTCAGCGAATGTTACACTGACCGTTGTCATTAATAATTTGAATGGTACTATTGCGTTGAAGTTCAGTGGAGACCATAACTTGTCTAAAACTGATGCAATCAGTATTATCAATTTTGATAGCAGAATTGATGGTTTTTATACAATCAATAGTATCCCTGACACAACCACAGTTATTGTAGGTTCAGCATTAGCGTCAAGTGTAACTTCTATTTTAGGTAATGGTATATTGTGTAAGATGCAATCACACCGTGTTGATAAAGCAAACGCAATTCCGTATCTACCTTTATTGAACAACAGTTATGTACCCGACACAGTATGGGTAGATCAAGATCAAAATGGAAACTGGGTCACATACAAAAAGGAATTAAACTATCAAAAAGCTGCATACACTAAATTGATACCGGGAGCTGCTAATGGCAACTTTGGTAAAAGTGTTGCGTATATTGATGGATTAGGATATATTATTGGTGATCCAAACGCAGGTAAAATTTATGTACAAACAGAAATTAGTCCTGGCGCTTTTGCGATAACACAGACCATTATACATCCAACAACTGATGCACCTGAAACTATAACAGACAGTGTTGGTCACAGTCACACATTTACTAATACTTCACAATTTGGATATACAATTGTTCATAGTGATGATTTTGTTGTAATAAGTGACAATGGCACATACAATGGTAAGGTTTATATTTACCGTATTGCTGATTTGAATGGCTCAAAAGTATTAGTTGAAGAACAAGTTATACTTGTCTCGGACACACCTGATGATGACCCGGCAGCAACCAGTACAGGTGGTCAAAGTCATTTGGGTCAAGCGATGGCAATTTCAGGTGACAACAACTTCTTATACACGAACCTAATATACTACGGTTTAATAATACCATACGTCAAAGAACCTGATTTTGTATACATGGATCAAGGTATTCAATTAGCAAGTGCAACAACTGTTGGACAAAAACAATTTATTGCATTAGGAGACCATGTTGATTCGATTGCTTCAGGAACAAGAGTTGCGTTTAACAACACACCCTATCAAACTGTTTACACAGTTATAACAAGTTCATATGATGGTACAAACACTACATTCTATACTGTTGAACCAATTACAGCCTCATACACATCTGGATCAGAAGTCTATGCTGCATATACTAATTTTAACTTTACATATGAAATAGTTGATGCTGCTTATGTCCCTAACTGGATACAAATGAGTGGACTAGCACAATCAGGTCCATCAATGAGCTTTGGTTATAGTTTGGCAACAAATTATGATGGTAGTAGATTGTTTGTAGGTGCACCAACATACAATTATGTTGTTGATGAGTCACATACAATTCAAAGTACTGGTACTATGTTTGTATATGATAGAGTAGTTGAAAATATTTCAATGCAATATGATGCAGTACCGGGTCTATTTGCAAACTTCTATTATGCATTTGACCCAGTCACTGTTTATACAGCAGATAGTGGCACAGTATATCCTGGAAGCAAGGTATACATCAATGATGTTGAAATTGCAACTAACCATTATGAAATAATTGCAAACAAGATGATATTCTTGAACAGTAGAGCATTGACATTAAAGGCAGGTGACATTGTTAAATTAAGTTCAGTAAACTTTAGACTTGCAGTTGAATATTCTGCTTATGATGTAGGTGGTTCAAGCCAAGTTATTGCTGGTTCACAATTTGGATATAGTATTGTGTCAAACAACTCAGGAAGTGAGTTCTTTGTTTCAGCACCATTTGATTCATTGGATCATACTAATGAAGGAACCGTATATCGCTTTACTTGTGAAGGTAAAAAGTTTGGAACATTGACCGGTGTCATTGGAGCCGACACATCAACTCAAAGTGATACATATGTACTATTGAACGGATATCAAGTACCTATTCCGGCAGGTGATGTTTATGCTATTGCAAATAGTATTAATAATACAAATGTTCCTAACGTTTTAGCATATGTGACCAATGACGGTCGTTTAGTTATTAGATTGTTGAAAAATGAATTGGGCACAATTAATGACAAACTTGATATTGTAACATTTACTCCTAACTTATTAACATACTTGGGATTAGAGTTATATACCAAGACACAAATTATCAAGTCACCGTACCCACAACAACGTTCACAATTTGGTCTTGCAATGGCTCACAATGAGTATACATCATTGGTAGTAAGTGCTCCTGCAAATGATCGTATGTTGGGAACATTGTTTGATTATACCGGTGATAACAGTCACAATAATACTGTGTTTGATAATAACTTTACAGTGTTTGAAGATTCATTACTTGAAGCAGGCAGTGTTTATATGTTTGACTATTTGCCAAGTTATAACGAGACATTATCAAGCGCTGGTCAAATGGGTCAATATATCTTTGCACAAGCATTGAGTGACAATGATTTGAATTATGGATCAAGTCCAGGTTATGGTATGGCGTTAGACTTCAATACTTCAAAAGTCATTGTTGGTGCACCTAACTATAAACCATCAACAACTGCTGGTACTGCGTATATCTTTGAAAATTCAACATCTAACACGCAAGACTGGAGTGTTTATAGACATGCCGGTGATATTGTTGACATCAACAAGATTGAAAAAGTTCAAATATATGATAACATCACCAATTCTGATCTAGCTCCATTAGACTACTTTGATCCTCTACAAGGTAAGATAATGGGTGTGGTTAGAGAAAACTTAGACTACATCACAAGCGTTGATCCTGCAGGATACAATATCCCTAATATAAGTAACGGAAGTGGTTATTGGGGCGAATCAATGGTTGGAAAACTTTGGTTCGACATTTCTAATGTTCGTTTCCTTTACTATCACCACACAGATTTAATCTACAACAGCAGATATTGGGGTAAAGTTTTCCCAGGAAGTAATGTTGCGGTTTACTCATGGGCTGAGAGTGATGTTCTACCGGCATTCTATTCAGGACCAGGAACACCATATGACTTTGGTAAATTCAGCATTGTGTATGGTGTTGATGCAAATGAAGTTCTTGTTCCTAGATATTATTTTTGGGTGAGAAACACTAGTACTTTGTTCAGTGAACAAGGTAAGAGACTAACTGATTCTACATTAGAACAATATATTAATGACCCGCAAAGTTCAGGTGTTTCATACTTTGCAGGATTAAGTTCTAGTGTTTTTGGATTGTATAATTCAAGTAGTTATATCAATAGTACTAACAGCAACTTATATCTATCATTTAGTAGCGGTAGTGCAGAAACAGTACCACATCAATCATTTAAACTCATACGTGATGGATATGATGAAGATTTCTTGACTGGTTTCCCTGACGCAGTTAAAGGGTACACAGATCCTGATGGATTATACAGTAAACTTTTAGATAGTTTGTGCGGTGCTGACGTTTACGGTAACACAGTTCCTGATCCATCGCTACCTAAAATAGCACAGTTTGGTACAAGTGTTCGCCCAAGACAAAGCATGTTTATTGATAGATTATCCGCGTTGAAAAATTACATTGAATTCGTAAATTCAATTGTTGCACAATATCCTATCACTGAATATGACACACTTTCATTCTTGTCTGTAGGAAACACAACAAATTACTGGAGTTACACTTACTGGTGGGCAACAGGATTTGATAACACAACAAAAACTGCATATGAAGTTCCTACACATACTGATTTACTTGCAATCACTAAATTAAAAGATGGATTGATTGTGGGTGTAACTAAAAACGGTGTAGGTCTTCGTGAAGTATATCAATACTCAATGACTTCAAATATATGGACTCGTATTGGTGTAGAAAATGGAACAATACAGTTCTCAAGTCTATTGTATGATTACCCTACTGCACAAGTTGGATACGGTGATACATTCTTTGATAATATTGCATTTGATGCATATCCAAGTGTTGAAACATTCTATGTTTTACGTGCTATCAATGAGCAAATCTTTATTGGTGAGTTATTAACATATCGCAATCAAGGTTTGATATTGTTGTTTGAATACATTCAAAGTGAAGCAGCAAATAATGGTAACTATATTCCATGGTTGACTAAAACTAGTTTAGTTGACGTAGATTATACTGTTCGTCAATTGATTCAATACCCTAACTACCAAACTGATAACATTCAGTTCTTAGAAGGGTATATTGACGAAGTTAAACCATACCGTGCAGTGATTAAGTCATTCAATCAACGTTACACTGGTATTGATGTTGAAGGTGCAGCAGTTTCAGACTTTGACTTACCTGCAAAATATAATACTAGCCTCTACAAATATACTACTCCTGAGTTAGTGTATCAAAATGCTGATGAAACATCAACATTCTTACCAACAGATTCAGTGTGGAATGATAGTTCATATGTTGATTGGTACTCAAATTATGGTTTAACTATTTCTACAGAACCGTTCGTAAATGTATGTACTACAGTTTCATACCTATCAAGGGTAAGCACATTTGTGTTTGTTGACAATGCGTTTGGTCTTCCAACTATTGGCGTAATGTTAATAGATCAGGAGCTTGTTGGATATACTGCTGTCAATAGACAGACTGGTGAAGTATCTGGTTTATCTCGTGCATTATACAACACAGTACAAACAGAACACTTTGCTGGTTCTAATGTTTATATGGATATTCCTGGTGTCACTATTATATACGGTGGCAAATATTACCAAGACATTCCAAAAGTCAAAGCGTATATTGATACAACTAAGTACCCAGCACCAACTCGTGAAGCAATATTAACTGCAACATTAGGTTCTGATAATGTTATTGCTATTAACGTGATTGATTCAGGTGAAGGATATGTAACTGCCCCTGAAATTATAGTTGATCCTAGCTTAGTATTAACTGTAACTGATGCACAAATTGATTATTTCAGTAACACATTCTTTGTTTATAGTCAAGCGTTGAATACAGGTGATGTGATTAAATTTGCTAACCTAGGCAATAATATTGTTGTTCCTGATGGATTCTATTACGTTCACATAGTTACTAATGTTGGTTTAACTGACACAACCGGTTCATTAATTAGACTACACAAAGTATACCATGAAAGTATCAGTGGATTGCACCCACTAACATTGTTATCTAATGGTGTTCCAAGTTCATATACAATCAGTGTAACAGTTCGTGCAGAAGTTTCAATGATTAACTCTCGTGTTCGTGGATTAACAACAACATTGCGTTTTGACCGCACAAGTTATAATTCACTAGTTCAACCATGGCAACCTAACACATATTATTCAAGTGTATTCAGTGATACCAAAAATGCATCAAGTGCAATTGATTCGTTGTCTGAAGCAATACTATATGAGGTGACTCAACATTCAACCAGTGGTTCTGGACAAAATGCGAAATTCTTAATTGCATATCAAGTAACTAACGGTCAATACAATATTGTGATTGAGACTCAAGGCTCTGGGTATAAAGTTAATGATACTATTACTATATTAGGTTCACAATTGGGTCAAGATATAACTACAGACCCTACATATAATATGACTATTACGGTTACGGCTGTTTCTACTACATATTATAGATTGAACCGTGATACACAAACTGGTACAGGTACTGGAGCATTCTTTGATATAACAACTGACGGTTCTGTGTATACTGCAATCATTGCACCGGGCTCTGCTGGAACTGGATATCAGGTAGGCGACATTATTACATACAATGGTGTTAACTTAGGTGGAATTGCAAGTACAAACGATGCAACTATAACCGTTACCGCAGTTTCAGGTATAGGAGCAATCACCACATTTAATATAAATGGTACTCCGGCATTAACTGCAGGAATACACACAGTATCATTTACTGCGGTAGAACCAACACCAATCGTAATCAGTCGTAACGGTCTTGAAATACCTATTACTGGTGCAGTTAACTATAATGATAATGCAGTCGTTACACTTGATTATGGTACTACTGGAATTAAACCAGGACAAATTCAAGGTCGTAAAGCATATTTCTATCGTGTATTAGATCCGTATGTTTATGATGATACTGGTACTAAACATTTTGCTGGATATATTGTTGGAACAACATTATATGTAACATCTGTCACTAATGGCACATTGGCAATTAATGATGGAGTTCATGGTATTGGTGTTGCATCCGGTACCAAGATTACTGGTCTTGGTACGGGCACAGGTGGTACTGGAACATATACAATTAATAACACACAAACAGTAGCAACATCATCTTCACCTATTGCACTGAACAATGCAGGTGGTGCAAAGATTGAAGTATACTACCCAAGATTTGATATCCAACGTTTGAGCAATCAATACTCAATTAAGATTGTTGATCCCGGAACTATCTATAGTGACGGTAGTTCAATTGTAATTGATGGATCACTATTGGGTAGCTTCTCTGGGGTAAACGACTTAACAATCAATATTGAACGTGCTGATTCTAACGGTGGCGTATACTTGTATAACTTGCAAGGTGTTGCTATTAAGAGCTATGACGAATATTATATGAGTGTGATAGAAAATGATTCAGTGTTGTTATACACAGACCCTGAATTCAATATCCCGTTACTATATAGTCAATTGGCATACAATGGACAATATGGAACTGACTATTTCTTTATTCCAGAGCCATTCACAAGTGAGATTATATACAGACATAACCTAACATCTTATGTCAGTTATCAAAATCAAGTTTGGAAATGTACATCAAGCAACAATGATGCTACATTTGACATTAACAAATGGCAATTTGTGTTCAGTGATGATAGAGCATTAAACGCACTAGACAGAATTGTAGCATATTATGCTCCTACTACAAGCATGCCTGCAAAAGATTTATATCAATTAGTTGACGGCATTACTTATCCTCACGATACCTATTATGGTAATAGTTTTGCACCCGACGAACAAATTCCTATCGACTATATTGTTAAAGATCCACAGTTCTTCCCACGTGATGCAAATATTACTTCAATAGTATATAATGGATACAACTATTTTGCTGTTGGTAACGGTGAAACAAATGCTGTTATATGGATCAGCAGTGATGGTATGAATTGGACATCACATGTGATATCAGAAATACTATTGAATATTACTGATATCTCATACTCACCTTCTCTTGCTCAGTATACAATTACAACACGAAACACAGGTAGCCCAATATACATAAGTTTTGACGGAGTTTCTTGGAATACTGTGGGTTCTCAGATTAAATTTGACGACATTGGCTTTGACAGAATTGAATATGACGATAGTTCAATTAGTATCGAAAACCTAATACAGTTGAATGCAACTGCAACTAATGGAGCTGACATTTATGTAGTTGGTAAAAAGATTTACTATGCAAATGATGGTATAACATTTAATAGTGTGTTTGACTTTGGTAGCAGACTTGACAATGAGTTATTTGGTATTGCATATATCAATAGTAATCACTTTATAGGTTATATTGCAGTTGGTGTTGGTTATGAAGTTACAGGTGGCGCAGGAACTGCCGCCCCAACAATTACAAAATTTGGTAGAATTGTAATCAACAATAGTGGTACTTGGAATAAACTTGTACCTAATATAACTTCACACACATTATATTGTGTGACAAATTCAAATTCTACTATCATTGTTGCTGGAGAAAACGCAAGTATATATTACAGCTTGAATGGAAGTAACTGGGGAACTGGACAAATTACTTCAGGTAGCACTACAGAAACTATCCGTTCTGCTGCATATGGATTGAGTACATATGTTCTTGTAGGTGATAACGGAATTATTCTAACCAGTTTAGACGGAGTTTCATATACCGTAATGTCTACAGGAGTTCCTACTCATAACATTAAAGGTGATGTGACTCAATATAACTTTACTAAGGTATATTTTGATGGAACGTACTTCTATGTAACAGGTGATTATGGTTTAGTAATGCGTTCACGTAATGCAACGCAATGGACAATTGTATCTAATCAACAATATGCTGAACCTAATTTTGTCGTTCAAGGTAGCGACTTCTTATATGGTTATGGACCAGAAGAAATGGTTGCAGGTTTAATTTCTGACAACCTATCTATGAAAGTTAAAACTAGTCCAGGAAGCTATTGGGACATGTATGTAGACAATGCAGGTGCATGGGACTTAGCTCCTTCAGTTTCACATTTCTATTATGGTCATACTGGTTTCTTAATGCAATCAATGGTAGGTAAATTGGACAATAGTTTGTCAATAAATTTTGATAATCTTACAGCCACACCTGCACAAATCAGTGTATATATCATTGATGACACTACAAAGTTAGCAACTCGTATATATGAAAATGTAACTACTGCAAATAGCACAATCTCATATAGTGTGAATTGGGTTACAAAAGTTGTTACATTGAGTATTAGTATATCAAAAACACAATCAGTTATGATTGAAGCCTATGAAGTGGGTGACGGTCGTCAACTGATTAGAAATAGCAATGAATTGTTACCACTACAAATAGATCCTGCTTCTGGAAACTCTTGCTTTATCTTTGATTTCAAATATCAAGAAATTGTCACAGACAATGCAACTGGACGTGAAAATATTGTAGTGTATATCAATGGTGAAAAACAAGTTTACCAAACTGATTATTACATTGATTTTACTGAGGATAACTCAATGAAGTTAGTGTTCAACACCGTATATGACAACGCAACAACATATATTACGTTTGCTATATTAACAACATCTATTACTGCGGAAAACAATACAGAATTCTTCTATTCTATACCTGAAACACAAGTATTCACTGGGTCAGGTCCATATACATTAAGTGGTTATGTGGGTGGTGCTAATCCAAATAACATGATTGTTGAACGTAATGGATTAAGATTAGTACCGGGTGTTGATTATTCATTGAGCGGTCAACGTTTAACAATTGGTTTTGCAACTGCTGACGACTTGATTGCCGTGACTACATTCAATAGTACAAGTAGACAATGGCTATCAACAACATACTCAGTCACAGTAGGTGTATGGGGTATTACTTATGTTGATAACACAGTTACTCCGGTAAAAGTTAAATTTGATAGAACCACTTCATTCTCTAATGGTAATGAATTGCGTTTCAATGGATTGAATGGATCAATTGAAATGAACAATAGTTTGTACTATGTAAAAGTTAGTGGAACTGATAGTTCAATCGTTTATCTATACCATGATAGCACCTTCAATACACCAGTTCAAGGTAATTCAATCAGCACATATTTAGGTGGTGGTTTTGGTTGGTTAGACAGTAACAGTCTTGTTATTTCTAGCCCATCTGTTCCAAGCACTATGCCAAGTATTGTTTATCAAGATGGTAATAGAACATGGGTAACAGTAAACGGTAAACGTCTTGATCCATCATTACTAGTATTCAATGCAGGTAATAAGTTATCAATATTGACTGATATTCAATATGATGATGTTGTAGTTGTAACTGCAATGGTGACTGGTGCTTCTCCTAGAGAATCAAGTTTCATCTTGACAGTAGATAAGCAAAACATGGGAGAAGTTTATAGAACTAATCCAGGTGATGGAACATGGTTAGTTCAAGACTTGGTTGCAACAGATAATACAATCTATTTGAATAATGTAAGTAACGTTATTTCAACATTAGTACAAACAATACCAGTAGTTTCAAGTAATGGTACATTATTAGCTTATGTTCAATGTAACCCAAAAGATGTGAAATATCTGACAGTTTATGATGTATCAAGACAAGTTGAATTAGATTCAGGATCTTACTCTTTTGAGATTATTGACGGTCAACCGGCAGTAGTGTTCTTAGACAGTGTTGATTTAGGTAATCAAGTTACAATCACATTAGGTACAGGTGACATTATCTTAATCGGTAGTGAACGTGTCAAGTTTAGTTCAGTGGATTTAGTAAATAATACAATTTCTGGATTAATCAGGGGTGTTCAAGGAACTCCGGTAGTGGACCATGCACAATATGAAATTGTTTATGGAATTAACATTACTAAGAAAGTACCAGATGTTTATTATAACCAAGTTTGGAACACTAATGTCTTCAGCGCAAGCTACGGAGATCCATTGCAAATCAGTGATTCACCTGTTTCACTATTCTTATCAGACCAGAATTATTGAGAGATAAATAAATTATGCAATCAAAACCTGAAGATAAGAAATCCGATCAAACTGAAGTAACACAGAAACCGAACGAAATCGGTGGAATTTACTTCAGTTCTATGGTAAAAATAACAGACCCGGACACACAGCAAGTCTTGGTCCAAGTACGAGGCGACGAATAATGACAAACTTAATCCCATTTGAGATTCTTGGCTTTTTAAAAGTCTATGATCCAGAAACCAAAGAAGTCTTTGTAGACAAATGCAATGCTATTCACTATGAGAATATGAGTATTGCCCTAGCAGATGCACTAAGTAACCGAGGTATCGGTTCTATCTATAAAATGGCATTTGGTAACGGTGGTGCAAGCATTGACCAAACCGGAATTGTCACCTATTTACCACCAAATAGTACTGGTCAAAGTGCTAATTTGTACAATCAAACCTATGCAAAATTGGTTGACGACACAAATATCAGTAACACAAATCCTACGAAAAACAAAATGACTGTAGGGCACGTTGCTGGTAAAGTCTATTCTGATATTGTTATTCAATGTACATTAGATTACGGCGAACCAGCTGGTCAAACGGCGTTTGACAACAGTTCTCAAATTACTAGCAGCTACACATTTGATGAAATCGGTTTGCTAGGATATTATGGAATTGACACTGCGGGTAATGAAATCACAAAACTACTGACTCATGTGATTTTTCACCCTGTACAAAAGAGCTTGAACCGTCAAATCCAAGTGGATTACACGATTCGCATCCAAAGTCTAACGAATTTGGTAACGGTATAAGATAAATATAAGAATAGCGGAGTAACACGATGGCATATCAAATTATTAGAACTAATGGTACTACATTAACAACCATTCAGGACGGGACAATCAATACAACAAGTACGTCTATAGGGTTGATTGGTAGAAACTATGCAGGATACGGACAGATCCAAGATACAAACTTTGTAAGAATGTTGGAGAATTTTGCGTCTTCAACACCACCTGCAAACCCATTAAAAGGTCAACTTTGGTACAACACAACTAACAGTACAATGAATATCTGCCCAGCAGATGGTACTACAAATGCGGGTGATTGGGTAGCAGTTGCAACAGCAACTTCTGGCGGTAGTGCAACATTAGGTAACATCACAGTTACAGGTAGTGTGTCAATTGGTGCAAACTTAACAGTTTCTAATAATATTAGCACTGCAAACATTGTTGCAATTAATGCAACAGTATCAGCAAATACAACAATGAACCTTGCTACTGCTACTACAGCTAATATTGCAACATTGAACACACGTACAATTAGTACAGGCGGTGCAACAACATCAGGTTCAATCACTGGTTCATGGTCAGTTACAGGTAACTCTGCTGGTGCAGCATTTACTGTTGCTCAAGGTAATTTGGCATTTGGTAGTGCAAGTTATGGTATTCGTTGTGACAACTACATGTATGGTAACGGTGCACCTTTTAACCCATCAGGAACATATACAAATACTAATGTAAGTGATTACTTAACTGGTGCAAACAGTGTTTCTCAATTTACAGGTAACATCGCCCCAACTAAAATTACAACCGGTTACATCGCAGGTGGCGGTACTATAAGTGGTATCTGGACATTAGCAGCAGGTGCTCAATTGAATGCAACATACGCTGACTTGGCAGAACGTTTTGAAGCTGATGATATCTATGATGCTGGTACAGTTGTTGAAATTGGCGGTGACAAAGAAATTACTGCTGTATCAGACGATGCAAGCGAAGAAGTATTTGGTGTTGTTTCTACAACAGCTGGCTTCACAATGAACGGAGCTGCCGGCGGAAACGATACACACCCTGCAATCGCTGTATCAGGTCGTGTACCAGTTAAAGTCATTGGTAAAGTTAAGAAGGGTCAACGTTTAGTCAGTGCAGGTATCAAAGGATATGCTCGTGCTGCTAAGAGAGATGAAATGACAGCATTCAACGTTATCGGTCGTGCGTTAGAGAATAAAACAGATGCAGCAACAGGAACTGTTCTTGCTGTTGTATCAATCACAAAATAAGGATTAGAAATGACATACGCACAGTACGGTACGATTGCGGCAGCAGATTTCAATGGTTTAGATGGAACTAGCCCAAGCAGTGTCGCTAACCAAGTAAACACAATCTGGGCTGTAGGCAATGGTAAATCTGGCTATGGTCAAACTCCTGTTCCTCAAGTAACACAAAACAACAAAGTTTTAGCAAGTGATTGGGCAGCGTTGTATACAACAATTACAAATATTGCATCACTGCAAGGTACTGCAATTACTGCACTAACTAATCCATCAGCAGGTGGAACCATTACATATAATAGTAGTTTGTCAACTAATATCTCTAACATTTATAACGGTAGAGGTAACCTAGCAGCAGGTCAAGTAGGTACAACAAGTACAACTACAACGACAAATAGTTCAACTTGGGTAGATAAAGTAACATTCACACACACTGTAACATTTGGTTCAGGTGATCAGGCTAGGTATTTCTTTAACGCAGGCGGACAAATTGCACTTACATTTAGTCACCCTACTGGAACTGGTATCAATGCATTATTCAGCAGTTTGGCAACAGCATGTGGTACTATTATATTGAGTAGTCCAAATTCAGGAAGCGTTACTATTGCTGGTGTGTCATATACTGGTATTACTAATTTGAGTAACACAGGAACACCTCAGACATTATCGACTGGTTATGGTTATTATGGTTTAACAACAACTAGTACCGCAGTATTCAGTCAATTAGCAACAGGTAACCCAACAGGCTATGATAGTTCTAATATCACTGTTAAAGTAAATACTAATAGTGCCACCGGTAGTAACGGTGATAATGGTAGTCAAATTACTATTGTTACAGTATGGGATCAAGTTCCTAATGGGTTAATTATGACTTCAGGTACAACTACCGCGGTTACAATCAAACCACCTGCAACAGGTTATTTAGCAACTGCAAGCTGGGGAACAGTAACAGTTGTTGGTTCAGTAACAGGCAGTTAAAATTAACGGGCAGTGTCTGTGTTCATTAAATACTTTCAGGAGTATTTATGGATACAGACAAATTACTAAGTGACATTAAAGCTCGTTTTGGTCACACAAAATCTAAACAACAACTTAAAGACAAATATAAAGCAAAACTCACATTTGCCGATCAAGGTGGAATGTGGACAATTACGCCTACATTTCTTTCTAGTCTAGCAAGTTCAACTGCGACTATGCTTATCTTACTTGATGACTATGACAATCCTGTAAAGGTTGATCGTGTGGCACTATTATTAAAAGCCAATGGTATCTACTTAGAAGTAATGGAACAATGGCATACTGAATTCACAGAACTACAGAATAAAAGATGAAAGGCATATTGCTTTTTGCGTTTAACAACGACACTACAAATTACTATGAAATGGCAGTCGCTACGGCAAAAAGAGCGAACCGTTTCTTAGACCTACCTGTAACTGTAGTAACTGACTCAAATAGTATAACCAATACAGACTATAAGTTTGATAGTGTTATACTTACCGATGCACAAACAACAAACACTAGAAATAATAATCCATGGTATAACAAGGGTAGATATCGTGCATACGAATATACTCCATATGATGAGACAATCATATTGGATACTGATTATCTAATCAATAGCAATGCATTGAACAATATATTTGATTTGTATGACGACTTTATGTGCCACAAGAATACAAGTTTGTTGATGAAACCTGATACTAGACAAGAAATGGTTAGTCCAACGAGTTTTCAAACATTGTGGGCAACAGTGATTGCATTCCGTAAAACAGATAGAACACAACAAATCTTTGAATGTTTGAAAATGGTACAGGAGAACTATCCACACTATGTTAGACTATATAACATTATGGGTGCTATGTATCGCAACGATTATGGATTAACAATTGCCACAAGAATAGTAAATGGGCAAGTCGAAGATAATAGTATGTACATTCCTTGGAATCTTGTGCATCTTATGACTGATACTAGGATTTACAAAATCAATGACACATGCTATAATGTGGTTCAAGAAACAGGTAAAAGACCTGAGTATATCACAATATCTAACACTGACTTTCACTGTATGGATAAAAATGTTTTTATGAGTTTGGTTAATGACTAAAGGTTATGTAGTACTAGCACAGAACACCTCAACAACTAATTATGTTGAGTGTGCCGAAGCATTGGCTATCTCATTGAAAGTTGCAAATCCAAATGCTGATATCACGTTGATTAGTAATGACAATAGTGATTGTTCGGCATTCAATCAATTAGTTAAACTACCTTATGGAGACTTAGCCCCTGACAGTGATTGGAAACTAATCAATGATTGGCAAGTGTTTGACGCTAGTCCATACGATTACACTATCAAACTAGAAGCTGACATGTATATACCCATGAACATGGATCACTTCTTTACTAAATTTAGTAATGTGAATGTAAATGTCTGCAACACTATAACAGATTATAAAGGCAACGTTTCTACAGTAAAAGCATATCGTAAGTTTATAACTGACAACGATTTACCTGATGTTTATAACGCATTAACCTATTTTGATAAAAGTGATTATAGTAAACAGTTCTTTCAAATTGTACGTGATGTATTTGAAAACTGGGATAGGTATAAGCAAATCTTTATTTGCAACGTTGACGAACTAATAACAACTGATTGGGCTTATAGTATCGCATGTCATATCATGGGCGTTGAACAGACAACTAGTATTGATGGATTTAAGATGGCACATCTTAAACAATATATCAATGATACCTTCACTGATGATTGGACACAAGAACTGGTATGTGAGTATGGTAATCCACTACGAATACAATCAATACCACAATGGAATCCTGTACATTACTATGTAAAAGATTTTGCTAAAACATTGAAAGCATTTTATGGCTGAGTTCAGATTATATTATGACGACACCGGTGCTATTATCTGTTATACAGGCGAAGACTTACCGGGCAATTATATTGTGATTGATGCAATGACGTTTGCAGAATGCAGACATGATATCAAAGTCATTGATGGCAAGATAGTTAAACTAAACGATTTAGTAACCATTTCAAAACTCGCACCTAGCACTACCGGCATTCGTTGTGCAAGTGAAGATGCGTGTATTATAGTAGATAACAGTTATATAGGTAAAACAATTACATGGGATATAAAAACATATGAACTCAAACCAAATTGATGTACAAGATTTAGATTGCATCTACTTAAGCTATGACGAACCACAAAAAGAAGAATTTTGGCTAAAGATTAAAAACATGGTACCCTGGGCCAGACGTGTCGACGGTGTTAAGGGCAGTGATGCAGCTCATAAAGCAGCCGCGGAAGAGTCTGATACTGAACGATTTATTTTAATCGACGGTGACAACTTACCTGATCCTGAGTTCTTTAACCTAACACTAGACTATACAGACAAAGAAGAATCATATACCAAAGCACAATATCGGTGGAGAGCAAAAAACAATATCAATGGTTTGGTGTATGGTAACGGTGGCATCAGTTCATGGACAAAAGAATATGTGATGAACATGAAGACACACGAAAACAGTGAAGGCAACAATAAAACAACTGTTGACTTCTGTTTAGATTATAACGATGGATTATACTGGGCAATGCATGATTGCTATAGCACAACATATCCTAACTATACACCCTTTCAAGCATGGCGTGCAGGATTTCGTGAGGGTGTAAAGATGTGTTTAGTAGGCGGTCTAGTCCCCAATATAAGTGAATTTAAACGTATCCCAAGTCGTAACTTAGACAATTTAACTATTTGGCATAACGTAGGTGCGGATATAGAAAATGGTATGTGGGCTATTTACGGTGCAAGACTTGGCACACACATGACAATGACACAAGACTTTGATCCAATACAAGTTCAATGGTTCGACAACTTAGAAAAGTTATGGCAAGACCATAAAGATAACGACCCAAGAATTAATGCAGAGTTATTTGGTAATAGTTTACGCAATAAGTTAGACTTGCCAATCAATACACTTGATCGTGAACAATCAAAGTTTTTTAAAAGACATTATAACAAAGATAAACATAATTTGGGTCCTCTCGTTAAAGAGATTGATGTAATTAGAAAAATAGAGGGATGGTAATGGAACACAGATATATTAGAATAGAACACAGCAATCCTGTACACAACGATTGGTTCGTTGTTAACTGGTGTCTAGGTAACACATGTAACTTTGCATGTAGTTATTGTCCTTCAGGTTTGCATGATGGTTCAAAACGTTGGCCTGATTTAGAATCAATCAAAAACTTTATACTAAAAGTAAAGACACAACATCCAGAAAAGAAATTGTATTTTGAATTTACCGGTGGTGAAGTTACATTGTACAAACACTTTTTAGAAATATGTCAATACTGTACTGAGTTAGGTGTTAAAGTTGGATTAATATCAAATGGATCACGTACATTAAGATACTGGGAAGAAAACAAACAATACTTTGACCATGTATGTTTGAGTTATCATCCTGAGTTCGCTGACGTTGAACATTTTATTGAAGTAGTAAAGATTTGTCACAATGACATTCGTACTCACGTTAATATTATGATGAGCCCAGAAAAGTTTGATGAATGTTTTGAAGTTGCAAATAGAATCAAAGACTTAGGTAACTTGTCAATGGCATTACAACCTTTGATACATGACTTTGGTGAAGTACTGTATGACTACACTAATGAACAAAAGGAAGTGTTTGATAAACAACATGATTTGATTACAAAACATATCAAGTTTACGAAATCTTTTGACTATTATCGCGGCGCTATGCGTGTTGTTTTTCCTGATGGCATATCGCAAGTTGCGTCGGCACATAGATTCATAAGTGGTAAAATAAATGATTGGTCTGGATGGAAATGCTATTCAGGCGTAGAGCAGTTGATTGTTGATATGGACGGTAGCATCCATCGAGGATGGTGTAAAGTAGGTGAACATATTGGATATATTGATGACACTGATTTGAAACTTCCATCAGAACCAGTTATTTGTGATAAAACAATGTGCCATTGTAATTTTGATATTATGTCAACGAAAGAGTATGTTAATGGATGATGCAAACACAAACAAGCAGTTTAGAATCTATGACAGTTCTAAAAAGTATATAAGACTGTCGGTAGATGAAACTATAGCTAGAGGATATAATCATTGGAAAGATTGGTCATGCAGTGCAGGTGTACGCGGTCTATATATTGACTATGATGGTAATTTGTGGGCTTGTAATAACGCAGGTGCAGTTATTGATAGATTTAACTATAAAGGCTGGAATGAATTTATAATTCCATTAACACCAAAGATTCCTGATGCATCTTGGTGGGAAAAACGTAAGTTGTTAGGCAAAGCATATAAGAAAACTATTAATGCACATAAGTTTCTTATTCCAAATACAGACGAAATGAAGCAGAAGTATCAGGGATTTTTGGGTAATATATTTGACGGATATGATCTACCTAAAGAATGGTTCAATTGTGTTTGGGATAATTGCGGATGTGGTGCAGATGTTGTACTTAGTAAAGCAAAGTCTTCGGAACATCAAGAATTACTAGTAGTAACCAATAACTCATGGGAAGGCAAAGAACAAACCATGAATGATTTAGTAGATTCAATAGATGAGCAAGTCGCAGTTGAAATGAACTTTCCTATACCTTATCAAATATTATGGGATATAGGAAGACGTTGTAACTATGATTGTAGTTACTGTTGGGCAGGAGTACACAATAGAGTTGAAGAACATAAAGATTTTTCTGTGCTAGTCAATACAGTGGATAAAATAATAGATGATTGGTCACACGGAGAATCAATACGTTGGAATTTTGGTGGAGGAGAACCTACACTACACCCACAATTTTTAGAACTAATGAAACATCTAAAGAATAGAAATCAATGGACAATGGTTACTAGTAATGGAACTAGAGATTACAAGTACTGGGGTGAGTTAGTTCAATACATGAACAGTATCAATTTAAGCGCACACTTTGATGGATTGACAACTGAAAAAGAAGAAGATAGGTTTGTAAGAAACATTGAAGCAATATGCAAACACTTTGATGAACATGACGATGACCACTGGCTAGAGATTAAACTTATGGCTCCGCCTCAGTATGTCGATAGGGCAGTTAACTTAAAATCAAAGATTGAAAGTTTAGGTACACTAAATAAACCAGGAGCAAATAATAGAATAAAAGGAATGTTAAGCCTAGTTCCAATTCGTTCATTACTTGATGGCGGAAAGTTAGTAGAATACACAGAAGAACAACTAGAGAAATTTAAATATCAATGAACAGTAGTATTTGTCCTATTCCTTGGGTACACACAGCAGTACAACAAAACGGTGATTATAGAATATGTTGCCAAGCAGTTCATCCTCCTTTTGGAAAGATCAAAGGAGCAACAATCAACAATACTGAAATTAACGATGTTAGGAATTCAGTTGAGTTCAAACAACTACGTGTTGATATGTTGAATGATATTAAGAATCCAACATGTAACTTGTGCTATGAAGAAGAAAGTCACGGATTACATAGTAAACGTAATCACATGCTACGTGCATATTCTGATGTAAAATATGAAGAAACACTAACTGATGGAACTATTGATACATCTAAGTTTCCTGTTAGATACTTAGACTTACGATTTGGTAATTTATGTAATTTGCGTTGTCGTTACTGTGGACCTACTGATAGCAGTTTGTGGTATGAAGAATATGCATTACTGTCTGGTCAACAACCGGCAGTTATGAATTTTTATAATTCAAAGACATATCAAATATCAAAAACGAACAACAAGTATGAGGTTGATTCAGACGACTTTAGTTGGTATGAAAATCCTAAATTTTGGAACAAGATTGAAAAAGTTATACCATACGTTGACAGATATTACTTCACCGGCGGTGAACCAACCGTCAACAAAACACACTTCAAGTTATTAGAAAAGATAATTGAAATGGGGTACAGTAAACAAGTCATGCTTGAATACAACTCAAACATGTTTGCAGTACCTGATAAACTATATGACCTATGGGAAAACTTTAAAGAAGTTGGAATTGGCTGTAGTTTGGATGGCACAGGAGAACTAGCATTCTATTTGAGAAATCCTAGCACATGGGACGTTGTTCAAAAGAACGTAGATAAACTAGGATATAACACTAGTAAACATATACATGGATCTATATCAACTACGGTTAACGTATACAATATATTAGATTTTTTAAATATGTCAAAGTGGTTACTAGATAAAGGATATCCTAGACTACGAAGAATACCAAGCTATCATATGTTAGTAGGACCAAATGAAATGTGTGTCCAAGTGCTACCTTATGAAACTAAACAATATATTAAACAACAATATGAACAATTCTATATTGAGATTGAAAATTGTATGGGTAAAGACTGGGCAGATGGAGTACGACAGTCCTATTCAGGTATATTGACATTCATGTTTGCCGAAGACAAGACTGCTTTATTACCAAAATTATATAACTCAACTAAAACAATTGATGCACTACGCAATCAAAAACTACGTGATGTACTACCGTGGTTAGCAGATATACTAGACAAACATGCTACATAAAATTTATGTTGAAGATGATAATTATTGGGAAGTACCTGATTATATAGATTCAATTGGGTTTGACTACTCATGGCGCCCCGACCCATACGATCCTCCCTATATTCATCAGTTTGGTACACAGTGGCAGAAGACAGGTGGACCAAGATTTGTAGTACAAGAGCATGACGGTGTTAAGTATCAGTCATGTCAACGTGTAAAGAAACTACCTGATCCTAATAATCGCAACTGGAGACCATTAGTCTCTAATGCAACAATTGATTATAGTTGGCATCCAGATGATACTGAGCCACCCTTCATATATGTGTTTAGTAATCAATGGCATGATGATATGCCCACATACCAATATAGAGTTAGAGGTGCAACGGAGAAAAAGTTTGTTACAGAAATAAAAGCAACGCTACTACCCAACAAAGATAACTTTGAAATATTAGTAGATGATGACATAGAGTTTGATTATAGCTGGATACCTAGTTACCATGAGCCACCTATGAATTTTGTGTTTGGTAATCAGTGGTATGACGGCAAAACAATGCCTACATTAAAGTATAAAGGCACTAACGGTGATACAAAATATGTTGATGATATGTTTGCGATCATCAAACTCAATAACAAAAAATTTAGAGGATTAGAAGCAATTACTGACTTTGATTATAGTTGGAGACCTAATCCTAATGACCCTCCCTACACCTATATCTTTGGCAACGAGTTCCATACACCTGAGTTTATGCCTACGGTTATGCATAGAGTCAAGGGTGCAACAGAAACAAAGTACGTTGATTATCCAAAAGCAAAACTTGAAATAGAAAAATTATCTTTTGAAGATTCTATATTTGATGCTGTCATGGAACATAAGTTTAAAACCAAATATGTTCACTTTCAAAATACACAGCACGTATTAGATTACAACACAGCTTTGTATAAACGCAACCCTGAATGTGAGTACGCATTGTTATATGAAGATTGTGCAATTGTCCCTAATACAATCAAATCTCACTTAGTTGAAAAATTAACAGACTATCCTTACATAATCACAGACAAACTCATGGGTTATCGTAAACCATTGGACATTGTATTCTTTAGCAACGGTGAAACTTGTGCAGAAGATAATTACAACCATTTACTAAGTCTTAACTTACCAAATAGAATTGTTAGAGTAGACAAGGTTAATGGTCGCATTGCTAGTCAATATGCAGCAGCAAACAGTTCGGATACACCTTGGTACTTTCTTGTCAATGCTAAACTTAAAGTCAACAGTGATTTTGATTTTAATTGGCAACCTAACATCATGCAATCACGTAGACATTATATTTTCAAAGCAAAGAATCCTATCAATGGCTTAGTTTATGGTCATATGGCTATGGTTGCAAACAATAAAAAACTAACACTTGCAACCACAGGACAAGGATTAGATTTTACAATGGATAGCAAAACGGAAGTGGTCGATATGTTGTCCGGTACCGCAGTGTTTAATAGTGAGTGGGATGTTTGGCGTACTACTTTTAGAGAATGCATCAAACTTAGAAACGCAACAGATAAAGAGTCAGCAAAGCGTTTATCAGTATGGATAAACAATGCAGAAGGTCCTTTTGCCCAAGCAAGTGTTAAAGGTGCAAAAGATGCAATTGATTATTTCAATGAAGTCGGTGGGGACATGACAAAACTGAAATTAAGTTATGACTGGGCTTGGTTGAGTGAACACTACAATAAATAACAATATGACAACACTATTTTGGATACTATTTTTATTAGTTGTCGGCGCAGCAATCTATTGGATTATGGATTGGAAAAGTCAACATGAAGACGGCGAGTAATTATATTGACATTATTTGACACTACCCAATACTAAATATATTAGGGAGTCAACAATAATGAGAAAAATAATAACAAGCCTGACATTCCTTTTGGTTACTACGGCTGCGCTATCGCAACCTATCGTAACAGAATCTACAAGCACAACCACAACTAACGGAGAAACCACAACTACGGTTAAAAGTCCTCCACCTAGCGCAATCAGTCCAACTATTACCAACATTAATAGTGATGTTTGTGCTGTGGGTTTTGGTGGTGCAGCACAAACACAGATTCTAGGTATCAGCTTTGGCGGTACAACAACAGACTGGAACTGTGAACGCTTAAAACTAAGCAAGACACTATTTGATATGGGTATGAAAGTTGCAGCAGTTGCTACAATGTGTCAAGACCGTCGTGTATTTGATGCTATGATGGCAGCAGGCACACCATGTCCTATTGATGGTAAGATCGGTCAAGAAGCAAAAACAGCATGGGAAGAACACCCAGAGCGTCAACCTAAAGTTGTAACTGAGAAAAGATGAAGCAACTATTTGCGCTAGTATTAGCGTTGGTAGTATCAATCAGTTTAGCGCAGACACAAACTACCAACAACTTAGTTAATCCAACAGCATGGACTGGACAAGCAATGAGCGGGGCAATCAATAACAACCCACGCAATGTGCTTGGGTGCTGTACTGGCAATACTGCCTATGTGGATACCGGTAATCTGCAGGCGGGTGGCGGAATCTATTTCAGTTACAACCAAGCCACAGTTCAACAAACCATCGCCATCAACAATGCGCTACAAGGCAGTGGTGTGCAAATCAGCGGCTACAACTACTACTGGAACTATTGGAACAATGGCTACAATGCTGGTACTTTGACTGGCAATATCTCACTGACAGCACCCAATGGTGCCACACTACAGAGCTATAACTACTCAATGGGCGCAACAGCGGCAGCATGGACGCCCATGAGTGGCACACAGACATTCACCAACCCTTATGCACTCAGTGCGGTCAGTGGCCTACGCATCAGCTTTAGTGGGCATGACAATAGAGGTTGGGCTGGCTACTACGGACCAGCAGTACAAAACATTGACGTTAGATTAAACTATGGCAGCGATCCTTGTGCAAGCAATCCATTGAGTTCAACAAGTTGCAATGGCTATGCACAAGCGTACCTAACACAACAATGTAACGCAAACCCCTTGTACAGTACAAGTTGTGCTGGATATCAAACTGCTTACTTCAATCAACAATGTAGCTCCAATCCATTGTACGCTTCAACATGTCCTGGTTATCAAGCAGCGTATGTTCAACAACAATGTAGCATAAATCCATTATATGGAACAGCATGTCCCGGTTATCAACAGGCATATTACAATCAACAATGTACGGCTAACCCGTTATATGATACTGGATGTCCTGGTTACCAAACAGCATATTTTAACCAACAATGTAACGCAAATCAATTGTACAGTACAAGTTGCCCCGGGTATCAAGTGGCATATCATGCTCAACAATGCAATATCAGTCCATTATTTGCAAGTGATTGTCCCGGCTACCAACAAGCATTTTTAACACAACAATGTACAGCAAATCAATTGTATAGTACACAATGCCCTGGTTATCAACAAGCATACTTTAATCAACAATGTACAGCTAACCCATTATATAATACAGCATGTCCTGGATACCAACAGGCTGCGTTTGCACAAAGTTGCAACCAAAATCAATTGTATAGTGTAACTTGCCCTGGATATCAACAAGCATACTTGACACAGCAATGTAGCATGAGTCAATTATATTCAACAAGTTGTCCAGGATATCAAGCAGCATACCATGACCAACAATGTCGTATTAGTCCATTATTTGCAAGCAATTGTCCCGGATATCAAGCAGCGTATCAAGCCAAACAATTTACAGATAGTTGTAAAATTAATCCACAACCTGGATGTAGTAATTATGTGGCACCAGTAACTGTAGTAACAACTACAAACAATACGATAACACCTACTATAGTTCAGACACCAGTGCAAAGTGCAACAGTTGTACCAAGTACAACTAGCCCTACAAGCGTAACCAGTGTGACTAGCGTTATCAATACACCAAATGCAACTAGCCCAACAAGTGCTACAAGTTTAGCACAAACCCCTACTAGTTCAACAACTAATAGTTCTAGTTCTTCAAGTTCAACTACAACAGCAAGCAAATCTGAAAGTAAAGAAGAACAAAAGAAAGAAGCAGGTGCAAAAGCTAAGGCAGCAGCAGAAAACATGAAGAAGGCAGCTACACTAGAAGCACAAGTTGCAGCACAGGGTGCAGTAGTAGCAGCAATGGGCTATGTACCAGGATTCACTGCATATCAGAATTCAATTGTACCAGATACGAATGCATTGCAAATGGCAAGACAATATAGTAAACCAGTCACAGACAATCGCAATGCACAGCGTAGGTTAGCAGGTCCCAGCGAATACAAATGGGAAGAAATGGTTGAGAGCCAATATAAACTAGGAAACTAAAATGACAGAAGAAATTAAAGATGTCAATCAAAAAATTGACGAAGCAGAAGCAGCAGTAAAGAAGTACGCAAGTGCTGATACTGTAATCAGTATTGGCGGCTACGAATTCACACCAGCTAAACTAATGGTGGCATTTACATTAGCAAGTTCAATCATAGGTGGCTTGTATGGATGCTTTCAAGTTTACAATGACTACATGGGCATGAAGAAAAAGATTGCCGAATATGTAGCCCCAGACTTGAGCGAGTTTGACAAGCGTTTGTCAGTAATTGAAAAGAATCAAAACGAAACAGCAGCCGCGGTTCAAGACAGTGCAAACAAAACAGCGGATTATACTCGTGACATTAAAAACGATCTTAAAGGCGATATCCGTCGTCTAGAAGGTGTTGTTGAAAATGTAGAGCGCAGTCAAAAACAAAGTGCTCGTGAAACAGATCAAGCAGTACGAGATGTACAACAAGAACTACGCCGCAACAGCAAAGAAGTAGATCAATCACTAAAAGAAGTTCGTAAAGAAGTTGATTCAAAGATACAGAAAGCAATGGATAACCCATTAGCAAAATAACTTACCCAAACTAATTGACAGGTATTGTCAATTATGATTAAATATAAGTTATTGCTGTATGAAGGAAAAAGAAAAGTATTCAAGACGGGGTTTCGAAACCCCCCGCTCCACCAAAAGATTTTTTTTGAAAAAGAGTTTTTTAGTGGGGCGGACATGGTGATCGATTGGGTAATCAGTATTTGACTGGACAGCACATCAGCAACGATGTAAAAAGAAGAAAACAAAGTAAATGCAGCCAATGATGCTGTTTGGGCTCTTGCAGCCTAAATGAGGTTTGAGTAGCGCCTTATAACCAAACGCTACTTAAGAAGGCTACTTCGGTAGCCTTTTTTCTTGCGATAAATATATTGTCATATATATAATATAGTATGAGCAACGAACAAGCAAAATTTCTAAATAGCCGTCGCCGTCATAAGACCGACGTAGCAATCGCAAGACAGTTAAAGATTGCTAAAGCAGCGCATATTCCAGGTACAATGCGTAGTCCCAGCGAGAAACAACCTCATCGTTTGGCTAAGCATCATGCTATGGATTGTGGTAATCCAAAGTGTTATATGTGTGGTAACCCACGCAAAACACATAAAGATAAACTCACAGCACAAGAACATCGCTTGTTTCAAGACCTAGATGGTCATAGAGATAGGCATAGCAACGGGTTGGTAGATGAGTCGGAAGAATAACTTCTGGTCAATTTGGTCTAAAGCATTAGGTGAAAAAGCCCATAATGATGATGCCATTGCTGACAAAGTTGCTATAATCAGGACACTAATCGTGTTGTGTTATATTATAACCAACATGTTTATTGTTGCCGGTGTAGTACGACACTGGTAAAATTTCATAAACTTTAAAGGAAAATTGAAAAATGAAGAAGGTAATTTCAGCCGTATTCGCATTAACAATCGCAATGTCAGCAATGGCAGATGTTAGTGTTTTCGGCACAATGGACGCTGGATATTCTAGCACAAAAGCACCAAACGCTGCAACAACAACTACAGGTTATACTAGTGGTGGAATGACAACAAGTTTTATTGGCTTCAAGGGCAGTGAAGACTTGGGTAATGGTTCTAAAGCAGTTTTTGAATTAAGTAGCTTCTTGAATGACAGCAACGGTGCTGTACAAGGTGGTTCAACAGTTAACACATTTGCTCGTTCAGCATACGCTGGCTTGCAAGGTAGTTTTGGTGAACTAACATTGGGTCGTCAAACAAACCCAACATTCTTGCCAGTGATCTTGTTTAACGCTTATGGTGACAGTGGCGCTTATAGCCCATTATGGCACGCTACTTACTTTGGTAACACAGGTAATGCACAAACTCAGTTGTACAATGATACAGCATGGGACAACAGCGTAAAATACACAACACCAAGCATCGGTGGTGCAACAGTTAGCTTGCAAAATTCTAAAGGTACAAGTGCTCAAAACTTCGGTGGCAATGTATTGTACTTCAAGGGTGATTTGGGCTTGACAGCATTCTATCAAAAGACAGGTTACAATAGTTCTGGTAGTTTCCAAACTGATATCTATACAGCTAACCCAGGCACACAATCAACAGAGCGTGGTCTAGGCGCAAGCTATGACTTGAAAGTTGCTAAATTGTTTGCTACCTACACAGAAGGTAAAGACAAAGCATTGAACATGGATGGTAAGACAACTCAAGTGTCTGCAAATGTTCCAATGGGTCCAGGTAGCGTATTGGCAGAAGCTGCACATACTCGTTATGACGGTGGTGCAATTACTACATACGATGAGTATGCAGTTGGCTATGACTACAACCTAAGCAAGAAAACTGATGTTTATGCAACAGTTGGTCGCACTTATGTAACAGCACAAACTGCTGGTCAAACATTGGGTGCAGGTCTACGCATTCGTTTCTAATATTTGATTAGACCATAACTTAATAAAAAGGGCACCTAAGTGCCCTTTTTTGTTGCTTTCTCCGATATATGCATATATAATACAAAACATAGAGCACTAAGTAAAAGTATAGAGTGCTCTACAATAGTGCTCTATAAGAAAGAGGAAAATGTCAAATTTAGGTTGTTTTACTTGTTTAAATTGTGGTAGGAATAATCCTAGCAAAGGATCTTCTTACACCAACAAGTACTGTAATAATAGTTGCCAGCAAGAACATCAGCGCAGAAACAAGGCGTTTGAGAAAGTCCAAGAATGGAAAGAAGCTAAAACGCCACAAGCGTGGGCTAAGATTCCTGACTATATCAAACAGTATTTGATTCAAAACCGAGGACATGCATGTGAAGTGTGTGATACAAAGTTTTGGAATGGTGACAAAGTCCCGTTAGATGTAATTTACAAAGACGGCGACAGTTACAACAACAAAGAAAATAATCTACAATTGATATGCCCCAATTGTAGGGCACAAAGTAAAATTCATTAACACACAAAGGAAATTAAAATGAAAACAATCGGCGATAAAATCACAAGTTTTGCAGTCACAGGCGTTAAGCCAGGAGCATTGACACCAGACAATGCATTTGAAACAATCACAGACCAAAGTTTTGAAGGTAAATGGAAAATCATCGTTTACTATCCAAAAGACTTTACATTCGTATGTCCAACTGAAATCGTTGCATACGACAAGTTGCGTCAAGACTTTGAAGACCGTGATGCAGTGTTATTGATCGGTTCAACAGATAATGAATTCTGTAAACTAGCATGGCGTAATGCACATGAAGATTTGAAGAAAACAACTTCATGGAGTTTTGCCGATGTTGCTCGTGATGAAAATTCATTGGCAGAACAATTGGGTATCTTCTATGGTCCAGCAGGTGCGGCACTTCGTGCAACATTCATTGTTGATCCAGACAATGTTATTCAACATGTTACAGTAAACAACTTGGATGTTGGTCGTAACCCAGACGAAACATTGCGTATTCTTGACGCATTGCAAACTGGCGAGTTATGCCCATGCTCACGCCCAATCGGTGGAGACACACTATAATGACTGCTTGGGTAGACGCACTAAAAGAGCAAAGTATTCCTGACTATGCCAAGGATACCAAGCTAAACATTGACGCTGTAATTAAGCGTAGTACTCTACCTGTTGAAGAAGCAGAAGCGGTTGCACTAGCGGCTGCTTTTGCTACTGGCAACAGTAAATTGTGGGCTTGGATGGAAAGTCAAATTCAAAACAAGACTGAAACACAAGCTGCATTAACCGCAGGTGCATTGATGGCACAAAACAACATTTGGTATCCATTTGTTGAAATGGCTGACGATGAAAACTTAAAAGGTTTACCTGCACAGTTGCGTATGAATGCTATTAGTACAAGTGGTGGAACAACCAAAGAAAGATTTGAAGCATATTCATTAGCTGCAAGTATCGTTGGTAAATGTCACTTCTGTGTAAAAGCACACTACGAAGGGTTGAAAAAGATGGGCTATACCGTAGAACAACTACGAGATATTGGTCGCATTGCAAGTGTTATTAATAGTGTAAGTAAAGTTGTAGCGAGTTAAAATGTCAAATTTAGCAGAGTATTTTGAAAAGAATCGTTATAAACCAAGCTATCTGTTTGGTGAACGAGTGTTTGGTTATTGGAATAAGATTCCTTTCATTGGCTCTGTGGGCAATGAAGGTGTGGTTAGTGATCTAGAAGGACCTAGAATCACTATCACATTAGATTTGCCCATTAAGTTTGAAAATGATATACACAATGTTATAATTGTAAAACACAAAGACATTAAATCTTTGTTGAGAGATTATAATGCGTCGGGAGTTCCAAAGGCCGGAGCGACTGATTCTAAACCAGTAGGTAGTGGGTTCGAATCCCATCCGACGCACCAAGACACTAAAAAATCTAAGAGCAGTAGTCTCTTAGAAAACTTGAAAAAACTTAAAGGTAAAAAATAATGGATATGGACATAGCAGCAGCATGGTTAGCAGGTAGTATCTTGTTTAGTCTAGGTACAATTGTTATCATTGCAGGCATTATTGTTATCAATAACTTGTTGAGCAAATACTGGAAACCAGTACAGTTCTTCAAGTGGGCAGATCAACCTCCTTCACGCTTTATGACACACGAAGAAGCAGAAAAGATTGCTCCTTCATTTGACGATCCAAAGAAATGAAAACTTGGTTCCTACAACCTCCATACACAGGAGATGATTTAACTTGGTTAGATAGTGCCAATAAAATGGATGATGTGCATGTTGAAGTTGAAGAACCATATAACTATAATGATAGTGGTTGGTGTGACATGGCAACAGGTCAACAACTAATCACTGACCAACATCACATCTACATATTAACTTTTGGAGACAAGGGTGAAATGTGGACACTGTTGAAATACCAAGACAGAGTTGAATTACGCTAAATAAAAACGACATAACTTAAGGAGAATAAAATGTCACAACAATAGATTGAGTACGCATGTAAAGATGTAGTCTTCCACTTTAACAAGAAACATTTAGAAGACCAGACCATTCCAATGTGGACCTTGAAATCACATGGAGAAACCTTTTATGTCAATCATATGGAATGCAATGTTCCATGGAGTACTAAAGAGACACCTGATAACCCAAGTACAAAAGGTAGCATCAAAGTCAAAGAAGTATTATTGACGATTGATCCAGATAACAACGCAATATTAACCAAGTTAACTATCTTTGATAAAGTAAGATTACGCAATCAAAAGATGGGCATAACTCGTATCATGTTTCAACCACACACTGAAATTCACAAAGCATTATTGGCAAATGAATTTAAGCACGGGCCTATGAAAACTATTTCAGCACCTTGTACCACACGGTATGTTGTGTGTGATTTACTAGATAGGGCAGAAACTACATTTGCGGCATTGAAGTACGATTTTAGAGTACTACAACCTAATGATAGTTACTATAAACGATATGATGAAGATGGAGACTATATCAGTCCTGACTACAGTGATCCAGACACCCCGTATGAATATAGTTGAACTTTTTATAAAACGAGAGGATATCTTTGCAGTCTCTAAGTTATTATCTGAGAGTGGTGCAAAGTATTATCCTTTTGAAAAAACATGGGTAAATGTTGGCAACTTTATAGACATTGGATACAGAATTAGAGTTGACGATCATCCTATTATTAGTTTTATTGCATTGAAATATGCTGTCACATGATTGTCATATTAGGTAAAACCTAAAATCTATAAATAGTAGATGACACAGAAAACTTATCGCAGCATCTTTATCAGTGATGTACATTTAGGCACTAAAGACTCACAAGCAGAAAAACTAAATAATTTTCTCAAACACAACTACTGCGAGACACTTTATCTGGTAGGAGACATACTAGATGTTTGGAAGATTCAACAAAACAAATGGCGATGGAAACAAAGCCATACTAATGTCGTTCGCCGTATTCTTGGGCATAGTAAGCGTGGCACTCGTGTTATATACATTGCTGGAAATCACGATGAGTTTTTGCGCCCACTAATGCCATACAATATCAACTTTGGTAATGTTGAAGTTGTTAATCAGATTGAACATATAGGATTAGATGGCAATCATTATCTAGTTGTACATGGTGATTTGTTTGATGGCATTACACGATTAGCGCCGTGGTTAAGTTTTTTAGGTGACAAAGCATATGATTTCATCCTTGCACTCAATAGCAAATTCAATTGGATTCGCCATAGGCTTGGTTTTGGGTACTGGAGCCTTAGCCGTTTCCTTAAGCATAAGGTCAAAAAAGCGATTGACTTCATTTTCCAGTTTGAAAGAAACCTTGCAGGATACTGCAAAAAACGAGGATACGATGGTGTAATCTGCGGACATATTCATCATGCCGAAATAAAAATGATAGATAATATAGTGTACATGAATGATGGTGACTGGGTAGAAAGTTGCACGGCACTAGTTGAAAAATTCGACGGTACATGGGAAATTGTAACCTGGACGAAAGACAAAGATGACAGTATTAATATTATCTAAACAAGAACGAAACGAATACGAAACTAACCGATTGGTTGAAAGTTTCACTAATAAAAATATATCAGCAATGGTTGGTCACCCTGATGACTTTGACATTGTTGTTAGTCAAGACTTAAATCAGTCTATCAAGTATAAAGGTCAAGACTTTACAAAGCCTGACTTAGTATTAGTTAGATTGGGCGCAGGTATACTACCTTTTCAGTTGGCAATCATTCGTCAATTTGAAGAAATGGGTGTACCTTGTGTGAACCCAAGCAAGCCAATCAATGTTGTTAGAGATAAACTAAGAACAGGTCAAATACTTGCTGCAAACAAAATTCCTATTCCCAAAACAATGATGGTTCGTTATCCTATTGATGATGGATTAGTAGAGCATCATATAGGTTTTCCTTGTGTTGTTAAACTTGTTACAGGTAGTTATGGCGAAGGTGTATATCTGTGTGAACGCAAGCGTGACTATAAGAAACTAATGGAGTTCATTGATACACTTGGTGCAAAGAAAACAATGATTGTGCAAGAATACATGGGAACTAAGCCAGGTGAAGACTTGCGTGTATTTGTAGTAGGTGGCAAAGTGATTGGTGCTATGCGTAGAATAGCACCAGAAGGTGACTTTAGAGCAAACATCACAGGTGGTGGCACAGGCAGTAACTATGAAGTTACACCAGAGATTGAATATCTTGCTAGAGAAACAGCACGAGTACTTGAACTAAACATTGCCGGTGTTGACTTGTTGTTTAGTGAAACAGGGTTTGTAGTATGTGAAGCAAATAGTAACCCTGGCTTTAGTGGGTTTGAAAAGTATTGTCAAGTTGATGTAGCTGACCACATCACAGAATATATTAGATTTAGATTAAACCAATGAAAACTGTACTCATTGTAACTGATAACTTAAAGGATCAGATTAATGGCGTTGTCACAACATATAAAAACATTGAAGCGTGTGCGCTTTTGGACGGTTATAACTTTGTATATGTTGATCCCGGGCGGTTCGGCTACATTGATTGCCCTAAGTATAACGAGGTCAAGATTGCCTATCCCCGGAAGATGGGCAAGATACTTAAGGAGATCAATCCGGATCATATCCACATCGCCACAGAGGGTCCTCTCGGTCTGTACGCTAGAAGGTATCTTTCATTGGTTGGCAGGAGCTATAATACTGCTTATCATACCCGTTTTCCTGAAGGTATAAAAAAGATATTAGGCGTACCTGAATCTATTACATGGAAGTATGTCAAGTGGTTTCATGCTAAGTCAAAAAAGATATTGACTACAACTGACACAATGGTACGTGAGTTGAAAGAAAAAGGATTCAAGGGCGAAGTTATACCCTGGACACGAGGTGTTGACCGTACAATATTTCATCCCGGTGTTAGTGAACTAAGCAAACGAATGATTCTAGTATGTGTTAGTCGTGTTAGTAAAGAAAAGAACCTAGAACAATTCTTTGAATTAGATATGCCAGGCGCTCGTAAGATTATGGTAGGTGATGGACCTATGCGTAAAGAATATGAAGCCAGATATACCGATGTAGAATTCGTTGGATTCAAAACAGGACATGAGTTAGCAGATTATTATAGAATGGCACATGTGTTCGTGTTCCCTAGTGTCTGGGAAACATTTGGTATAGTAATGATTGAAGCAATGGCATGCGGAACACCTGTTGCAGCATTCCCAGCACCCGGTCCATTAGATGTAATTGATGAAGGTGCTACAGGTTGTATGCATAATAGCTTAAAATTTGCAGTAATGAACGCCTCATTATTAGACAGAGCTAAAGTACTAGAAGGTAGTCAACGATGGAATTGGGAAAATGCGTGGTTGATTTTTAAAGAAAACCTAGTATAAATACTAGATGCGTATTAATGAAATTATCAATGAGGCAGCAGTCGGAACTATCCTAACTAAAAATTTAGAGATTGTAGTAGATGACCATGCGTTGGAACGAGCACAAGAGCGAGGTGTTCACCCACCTGCAGTTGATTATATTATCAGAAAACAATTACCCAAAGTTATACACAAACTTGAAAAAATTGAATTGGGTGAAAAATTTTGGGTTTACGACTGGTCTACTGAAACTTCTTTAGGATTACGTAGGATCAGTTCTACCCATTTAAAATTTGTTTTAAAAACTGTTTACTACGGCAAGGCAAGCAAAACACCTGGAATAGAAAAAGTCATCCAGACTTGATTTGCCCAAAACATTTTTATTTCATCCAACAAAATGATACACTAAATACATTGCTAGAAGGTCTAGCAACCAACACTCTTTAAATAATATGGTCTTAGAGTGTGATCAGTAAAGGAAACAAATGATGTATCAATCAAAGCTCGTGTCGAGCCTAAAAGCCAATGGTAAAATTCTCCGCGAATTTAAAGACACTGTATTCGTTAACTTCGGATCTGAATACACAGTGTATATGAAAAACCTCAACACAAAACGAGCATTAGTCAATGTATTCATTGACGGTGAAGACATGACCCCTGGCGGTATTGTTCTCAATGCAGGTCAAGAGATTGACTTGGAACGCTCAATCAAAAACGGTAATCTTCGTGAAGGTAACAAGTTCAAGTTCATTGAACGTACCGGTGCAGTTGAAAATCATCGCGGTGTCAAACTAGAAGACGGATTAGTTCGTGTTGAATATCAGTTTGAAATGTATCACCCAATGCAATCATTCTTTGACAATAACATGGAACGATATAGTAAGAATCTTATGCGTGGTATCAGTGGTTCAACCGGTGATTGGGCTGGCCCAATGAGCGCAACATATAGTGCGACTAATATCAGTGGCAGTGCATCAATGGATAGTAGTTGGATCACTGCATCAGGTGCAAGTCTTAACTCAGCACAAGCACAATCAATGCCAGCAAATGATGTTGGTATCACAGTAGCAGGTAGCAAGAGTACACAGTCATTCACTACGACTACAATGGGTCCATTAGAAGCAGAGAAACATTCTATTGTTTTGAAATTGCTAGGTGAGACAGCAGACAACAAGCCTGTATTACAACCTGTCAATGTCAAGATGAAACCTAAATGCTCTACTTGTGGTAAGCAAAACAAAGCAACAGCAAAGTTTTGCACCGAGTGTGGTACATCACTTGAAATCTTTGCATGAAAATAGAAACATCACTAGACTGGGCTGAGGTCAAATCTAAACTGATTAGTCAGATTACTAAAGTTGACTATCACCCAGACTTTGGTAAGATGGTTGCTAACATAAGCAAGTTAGTTGACGAGTTGAGTATATTAGAAGTTAATGCAAGACGTACTAACAAAACTACATATACTCAACCTAAAGTTGACGAAATCAATAAAGCAATTGACCACTTGGAAAAGTTGTTGTTGATTGCTCAATTGATGAATTAGAAGTTAGTCACTGATGTTGATATTGATACGGTGGATAGTGCAGGCGATGTGTTTGCACCAGAAACACTACTACCACCTGCACTTATTGTACCTCCACCTGCAGTGTTATTTGGTGTGAATGAGGTAAATGTGTTTGTTGCCGATGCATATGTATATCCACTAATAGTAGGTTGTGCTCCGCTGGCAGGTAATTTAAAGATGCTACCTCCTCCAGTACACAAATAGAAGTATGTAGTATCATTAACTCCGGTGTACACTTCATAGGAACTGTTAAATGCTGTAACACTACTCAGAACATTTTTCCATAAAACGTTTCCGCTCGTATCCATTTTTATAATAATACATGCCCCGGTACCCACTGAGTACTGATATCCTGCAAGATAAATTACTGTTTGTGATTTTGAGTAATGCACAGTAGCTACAAACATGTCGGCAATTGTGTAAGCCCAATTTGTAGTAGAACCTGAAGCACTAAGACTGATAATTGTTGATCCATTCGTTATGTAAGTACACCTACCACCAATAATCACATTGGCGTTATTATCTACATCTATTGCTTCTGGGACAACATATGTTCCGGAAGTAGGTGCTGAAATTTGTCTTTCCCAATTAGTAGAACCGCTGGAACTAAAATTAAACATCACAAAACCATTACCCGGATTGCTTGCGAAGCTGATAACCCCAAAGTAAGTGTTTGATTCACGCTGACACACTGAATACGCATATTCACTGGCTAATCCTGTAATTTGTTTTTGCCACGATAATGCACCTGCGGTTGTAAATTTATGAACAGTTGGGTTAGTTGATACAGTTATTACTGCAGGACCAGTGTGATCTGCTGACATAGAATAATAATCACCTGAGGTTCCTAATAATGAAGTAGGTGTAATTCTAACATGCCATGCTAGTGTAGCACTACTGCCACTATTGTTCAATTTAATTATATCTGAATATGAAAATGTACTGTTTGGACCAGTGGCTGCTTGAACATATACTGCGGCAGTATTAGGTGTGCTACTATTTGTTCTTTCAAGTGCAACAGTTTCTGGCCAATAATCAGTATACGCTGGATAATTGTATGCAAAATTCACCGCGCCTGCAGAAGTAAATGACTGTGTATACCACCCAGTGTAAGCTGAGTTTCCGCTTGTAGACAAAATATTGTTTGCACTATCCACTGCAATAGACACTATACGAGGTGCGGATGTAGTAACAGCAGCCACCCATCCTTGTGATATAGGTGTAATGGAACTACTCTGTGTACTGTTTGCACTGTTGCCCACACTGTTAGTGGCATATACAATAAATGTGTATGCTGTACCAGTTGTTAGTCCAGTTACCGTTACTGAACCAGAACCCGATTGAGTGACTGTTGCAGTTAAACCATTGGGACTACTAACCGCAGTATAACTTATAATAGGTGAACCACCGTTACTACTTGGTGCAGTAAAAGTTACTGTAACACTAGTAGGTGATGCTTCAGTTACACCAGTAATGCTAGGAACCCCTGGCACAGATGCATTATTCAGTTTTACTGAAATTGATGATGGACCCATAATTGAACTTATACTAGTTAAGAAACTCATATTCTACCCTTATTATTTTTGTCTTGCTGCATAAGCTAACTCACATATACTAGCACAATTACTAGCCCAATCAGGCAATACATTAACGGTATCATTGAACTTATAATGATTTTTGTATTCGATATCACCAACACCATCTTTAAAGTTAATTGCATATACATCTTCGGGTATACCACAACCACTTAAATCAAGGTTAATCATTGTTATGTTATCAAGGTATACTGTGTTATCCGGTACTGTTACTGAAACTCTATTGCTTGTAGTCATTGTTGTTCCTTAATTTTTAGTAGCTAAAATAAAGTCAACATACTTTATAGAAAAATTAACATTAGCTGCGGTAGCTGTTCCGGCAACACTTATACTGTGTGTATGAGTTGATCCACTACCGTATGTACTTGATGGATAGCCACCTATAGTTGCGCCGTTAATAAATCCTCCGCCGGGTGTTGTTGCAGTAGTTCTCCAAGTAGTCGGAGATCCCATTACTAATCCACTATAAGGATGACTATGACTAGGTGTGTCACCTAATACTGACGAAACAGTTGAACTTATTGTCCCTGGAAAAGTAACTAAACTTGTATAGTCCTTAAACGCACTAACAACACCAGTGGATCCTGTTAATGTTCCACCTGTTCCTGTATTAACTAATCTCAATGTGTAGTCATCGTTAGTAACAGCCTTAGTCCAACCAGATGGAGCAGTTGCTTGATTAAAAAATGTTTTTGAACCGGCATTAAATGCACCCATATTAATTCCTTTGAGCCACGATTAGGTCAATATAGTTAACACCAAAATTTAGTGTTGAACCTGTGAACGGAAATGATGGGTAGGTTCCTGGCATTGAACCTGTGTGTGAGTGTCCCGCACCAGAAGGACTAAAAAGACCATAAGTGGGTTGTGTTTGTGTTTGGGCACCGCCGGCTGCAAACACACCTTGCTGTGTTGGTCCAAGAGTAGTACCAGTGTAACGATTCGTATAGCTGACAAGAGTACCCCCGTTGTGATTGTGAGAAGCAACATCAGATACAGTAGTGGATAGAGTAACTGTTGGAAAAGATGCTGTAGCACTTGTAGCAATACTATTAACCAATCCAGAACTAAAACTAATTGAGCCACTTGTTGTGATACTAGCATTTGATGTTACACGCAACATACAATCATTATTAGTAGTTAATTTTGTCCAGCCAGTAGGAGGAGTACTATTTCGAAAAAGTGTGATGCTAGTGCTTGGTATAGAAGGAGTTGTCATACTACGTAAGTTGCTAAAATTGTATCAACATATTTAACGTTGAAATTCACTGATAATGATAATGAAACCCCGGATACAGTTGCAGTATGTACATGCCCACCACCTATGCCATTGGAGTCAGTGGCCTCACCTAAATAATTTACATATGGAGAAGGATTACCTATGCCATAAAAATAACCACCTACACCTGTCCAAGATGGTGCTCCCGGGTTAAACGGAGCACTATATGGACTTCCCGAAGATGAACTAGTTAGTGCAGGACCTAAATAAGCACCAGGGCCCCATGTGTGATCGTGTGTTACCATTTCAGCAACAGATATAGTATGAGGGGCAACAGTTATTGGATATGGACCAGTTGCATAGTTACCACCATTGAATACTGGTTGTGTTGTAAAGACAGTTGAAAAAGCAGTTGAACCACCGGTACCAGGAGTACCATTAGTAATTCTCAATGCATAATCATTATATGTAGTAACCTTTGTCCAACCAGGTGGAGGTGAAGACATAGCGAACAACATTGTTGCACCATTGTATTCGTTTTCTGGTTGTAAACTTTGACCAAAGTAAAAGTCAAAAGTCTGTTGAGAATTAAATCTTGGCATACTATATTTATCGTCAGATAAACCAAGTAATTACACTATATCGTGTTCCTTTGGTAACTGGTAAAATCTCGTGAGGGAACATGAAATTTGACGGGAACATAAGTACTGATCCAGCATACGGTCTAACTATCATTTTACCATCAAAGAAATTCCAAGCACCACCTTCATAGTCATCATTTAATGAAAAACTACATGATACTGTTCTAGGTTGTGCTTTAAAATGATCGGTGTGTCTTTTATAGAATTGACCTTCAGTATAACGCAATAGTTCATATCCTGAATCTTGCTCAATTACTGAATCGGGAAATCGTTTATTGTATTCACGTATTGCATTATTTGCTGCTTGGAACAATCTAGCATCAAGTTGTGTTCTAACTTCAGGGTTATTAGATATAACACTTCTTGCAGAAAGTAAAATGCTGTCTACATTTCTAATTTTAGTATCAACTTCTCCATTACCAATTCTAGTCTGTGCCCAGTCTTTAGCATTGTTGTATTCTGATAAAATGTCATTGCACAAATCTAAGTCAATTGCGTTTTCTAGTTCAATTACATAGTCATCTAGGTTAGGTAATCCTGTGATAATGTTAGGTGCTTCTAACTTTTTAACCTCAGGCTCTACACTTTCTGCTTTGACCCAGTCATCAGGTTTCTTTTTCTCTTTGTCAAACACTGCCCAAGCATTGTCACCTCTGCTGCGTACATAATGCATAAACACTTGTACATAATCAGAACCAGTATACTTATCACGCCAGTGATCGGCAATAATACCTTGATACATCATTGCATCACCTGATTTTAAACTTAGTTTAATTTCATCACCGTTTGGTTTCTGAATATAGATAGGCCAATCTTTGTCACCATCTAAGTGTAATGTTAAACTTATCTCACATGCTTCACGATCACGATGACGTTCTAGTGTTGCACCTTTCTTATATACTCTAGCGTAAGTGTATGTTGGCAACACTTTCTCACCCAAGAACTTTGTAATCTCAGGAGTCTTTTCACACAGTAACTCTAAGAAGCCTATATAGTTATATTCTGATTGACTCTCAGGTACTTGGCTATCACCTACTGATTGTTGTTTCTTACAGAAGTCTTTGAATTCTTTTGCAAGAGCTTTGGCTTCAGTAGAATCAATGAAATTAGGAAGATATATATAATTGTTTTCACTGAGTTGTTGATTGGTTGTCATCGTTGTCTAATAAAAGTTTTGTAGGATCAAGTGCTAATTGTGCAGTCTTTGCAACTGCTACCTTGAATAACTCTTGTGATGCCTCATTTGCTTTGACCATTTCGTTTCTGAAACTTTCAACTGCTGCACCTGTTTGACGTTGCATGCCTGAGTTTTCAATCAATAGCATTGGCAACCATTTCATTGCACAGTTCCATTCATCAACACGTTTACCTGTATTGATATCATAACCTTCAACTTTTGTAAACCATGCACACTTTAAGCCCACACAGTCTTTTTTAAGCATTGGGCAAAAATTACCTTGTTCTAATTGCATAATATCTCCGATATAATACATTTATGTATCAGAGATTTATGTTACCCAAATATTATTGATAGAATGAACTTTGTCCTAGTACTGCGTAAGTACCATTGTTGTTGATGATTGAGTATGCAACAATTTGGGTAGAACTTGCTGTGCCAGTTGGTGCTGCACCGTATACCCATTTTACTGCAACGTTACTTCCACCGATCTGTACGTTAGTAGCGTCTGCTTGTGGCATGTATGCAGTAGTGCCTTGCACAATCAACAATGTTGCAACAGTGACTACGTTACTAAATGTTGTTGCAATATTAGTAAAGTTTGGTGTAAAGTTAGCAGCAGGACTTGTATGATAGAACAATGCACCTTGGCTCATATCATGGTTGACAACACCAGTAGCACCTGTTAATGGAACCATTCTATCTTGTGAAGAATAGAATCCAGCCCAGTTGTTATGTGTTGTATTTGCTGCAATAGTTAAGTTGCCACCAACTGCAACGTTACCTGTAATGTTACCAGTGCCTGTAATGTTGGCACCGGTGCCAGTTATTACAAGAATGTTTGCGTTACCTGCACTAGTGAATGTGATGTTTCCGTTGGCTGCGGGAATATTAACGTTACTATTTCCATTAGCATGTGGGCCCAATAAGTTACCAGCAACAACGTTACCTGTACCAGACACAACACCTGTACCAAACAATAAGTTACCTACAGTTGCGTTACTTGTAACACCCAAGTTACCTACGTTTGCTGTGTTTGTTCCTATGTTCAACGTACCTGCTACGTTTACACCTGTACCAGTAACAATCAAAATATTAGCATTACCTGCGCTAGTGAAATTGATGTTGCCATTACTTGCTGGGATGTTGATATTGCTATTTCCATTAGCGTATGCACCTGTAAAGATGTTAGCAGTAATAACGTTTGCCCCACTAACTGTAGCATTGCCGGCTAATGAAAGACTTGTTAGTGTACCCAATGTAGTTAAGTTATTGGCATAAACAATGTTAGGTTGTGCGTTTGCTGAAATCTGTCCTACATATTGCAAGTTGTTATTGATAGATGTAAAAACACGATTCCATGCCGCATTTGCAGAATCATATTGAAATGTAGTTCCGTTGATTGTTGTTTGTTGTCCGTTCGTTGGATTAGCAGGCCATGCCATAGTGAAATTCCTTAGTACTTTTGTATTTAGCTGAAAGGTTGACACTAATGCCCAAACATAGTATAATATGGTTATGTTAAGAGAACACCTGCTCAATCGTCATTTAGACTTAGAACTGCATCGTCCTATGCTAGACGAAGATGAGGGTTTGGCTACATTTTACTTGTATAACTTGAGTGGTCAATTTATCTAGAGACTTTGGATTTTCTGTTTAACGCAGCGATTCGCATTTTTTCTTTTTGTTCCGGAGTCCTTCGTTGACCACGCTGTTTAGCCGCTGATTTTTCTCTTGATTCTTTTGTTATAACCTGCAATGCTCTTTTTGCTTTGATTTTATCAATAGTTTGTTGAGTTGGCTTTGGTCTATTATCAAACACACCATTTGCCCACATTTTTTTATTGATTTCTTTTCGGCGTTCAGTAGATGTTGTTTTGCCACCATCCCCACCGTCTGTTTTATTTTGTAATATACCTGTCCCTAAATCTTTTCTACCATACCATTTAATAAGCCTGCGTTCAATAGCCACAGCACCTATTTCAGTTAGATTTTGTTCTACTATGATTATCTTTGATTCTATTTTAGGAACCGCAACTGAGTGTCTTTCAGTGGCTCTGGTATTACAACCTTTTCCAATATAATAAAGGGTATTATCGGATTCTCTTAGATATGCGTAAACATAAAATCCAATAGGCGGATTTGATTTTGAATAAATATTCATGCTGATTGCTCCTCGTAGCGTTAGAGTCCTTGGGTGTTCCACCACCGCGAAGGACATTTTTATTGACACAAATTACCCTTTGTGCTATAATTATTTATCAAAAGCGAGTAAAAAGCACATGGAAACCTTAGTTGAACATCTGAAAAGGCGACATTTGGATCTTGAACTCCATCGTCCTATGCTGGATCTTGAGAACGATGTTGCCGCCTTTTACCTTTGGAACTTGTCAGGAAATTTTTGTGGATACCAGCAGTATCGTCGGTTCGGCGAGAAAAAGCCCAGCAACAATCCCAAGCTAGGTAAGTATTATACATACAGAAAACAACCCACATTGGCAGTTTGGGGTGTTGAAAGTTTACATTTAACCCCACATGTTGTCTTTTTGACAGAGGGCTTGTTTGACGCCGCAAGATTGACAAGTCGCGGTGTTAGTGCTTTAGCAGTACTAAGTAACAACCCCAGCCCTGACTTACGCAACTGGCTTACTTGTTTGAATAGAAAAGTTGTTGCAGTTTGTGACAACGATGCCGCAGGTCATAAACTAGCAAAGTTTGGCGATGTTGCAGTCTATACAGACGAAAAAGATTTGGGTGACAGTAGTGAGGAATATGTTACTCAATTAGTTAATACTTTTGTCTGACTTGACGAATAATCCAACACCTGCTATACTTACAGTATGAAAATTGAAATCGTAACTAGTTCAGTCAAACGCCGAATCGTTATTGACCTCGTGACTACATTCTTGACCAAAGAATTGAAGTTAGAGAATAGCACTTACGGTTTAACAATTTATAATGCCCCAGGCTTACGCAAGCGTGAGGGCAACAATGGAATGGTTGCCAAAACAGGTGACCGTGAAATGCAAATGTTTGTAGATGGTGGTCTTAGTGAATGTGACTTGATCTTGTGCCTCGCACATGAAATGGTTCATGTTAAACAAATTGCAAAAGGTCAACTATCATTGAGCAAACGAAACAAAAATCTCTGGTTTGGTCAGCGTATTCTAAAAGAATACCATGAGCGTCCTTGGGAACAGGAAGCGTTCGCCCGTGAACGCCTCTTAGCTACCCGTGCAATGATCTATGTTGAAAAACAAATGGTCAAACGCATTGACAAACTTGTAAAAAATGCTTGACGAAAAATCAAATCAAACATACAATACAAGTTCTTTAATTTTTTTCTAAGCCAACAACAGGAGTTAATAATGGCATCAGTAAGTCCCGTCAGTGACAATCACACAATCACTGCAATTCAAGCCGCTCGTTCACTGAAACAAGCAATGAAAGCAAAACGCCCCGTGTTCTTGTGGGGCCCTCCCGGTATCGGTAAAAGTGATGTCGTTCAACAACTAGCAATTGAGCTTGGTGGTTCTAAAGAAGCCATGATTGACTTGCGTATGGCACAAATGGAGCCTACTGACATTCGTGGTATCCCATTCTTCAACAAAGACTTGAACAAGATGGATTGGGCTGAGCCAGTTGACTTGCCAAGCAAAGAGTTTGCATCACAATTTGACACTGTGATTTTGTTCTTGGATGAAATGAACAGTGCGCCTCCTGCTGTACAGGCTGCGGGTTATCAACTTATCTTGAACCGTCGTGTTGGTAAGTATGTGTTGCCAGATAATGTTGTTATCGTTGCGGCAGGTAACCGTGACAGCGACAAAGGTGTTACATATCGTATGCCAATGCCCCTCGCTAATCGTTTCGTTCACTTGGAAATGCGACCTGACTTCAATGCGTGGCAGTTGTGGGCTGTGAACAACAACATTCACAAAGACGTTGTTGGTTATCTTTCATTCGCAAAAAATGACATGTACGAATTTGATGCCAAGTCAAGTTCACGTGCATTCGCTACACCTCGTTCATGGTGTTTTGTCAGTGACTTGTTGAATGACGAGGACAACATTGATACTGATTCATTGTTCAACTTGGTTGCAGGTGCAGTTGGTGATGGTCTTGCTGTGAAGTTCATGGCTCACCGTAAAGTTGCAGGTAAAATGCCCGCACCAGCAGACATTCTTGAAGGCAAGGTCAAAGACTTGCAGGTCAAAGAAATTTCTGCGATGTACTCATTGACAATTTCAATGTGCTATGAATTGAAAGATGCTATTGAAAACAAACGAGTGGACAACAAAAAGTTCCACGAAATGGCATACAACTTCATTGAATACATGATGAAAAACTTTGAAACAGAGTTGGTCGTTATGGGTGCTAAGATTGCGTTGAAAACATATCGTTTGCCAATTGAACCAACTCAATTGAAAAACTTTGACGAGTTCCACAAAAAATACGGCAAATACATTGTTGATGCCGGTAACTGATTGTCAACAGTAAGTTGACTCCCTAGTGTCGCAAGACACTCTTGGGGGTGAGGATAGAAATGTTCTCACCCCATTTTTTCTAAGGAATTAATATGTCAGGTAAAAAATATTTCTATGCACTTGGTCAACGTGTCCGCGCACAAGGATTTAGCAAGGACGAAGGAATGGCATTGTACTGTATTGAAGCAGGTGCCCATTATGCTCGTATTGCGTTTGACGCAGGTTATCGTGGACTTGCGCTTTAATATGGTTTGTGCTATAATCATCATATCAGAATTAATTAGAGGTTTAACATGAGCGAAGTCATTGGTGGTAAAAAGAAAACACGCAATTCAAAATTTGATAATCTTTTAGGTCCTACTGACCCTAAGATTGACGCAGAAGCACGAGAACTGCTTGTCTCTGCTCGTATTGGTTTGTTATTGCGTCATAGTTTCTTTGGTAACTTGGCTACTCGTTTGAAACTTGTCAACGGTGATGAGTGGTTGAGTACAGCGGCTACAGATGGTCAAACATTCTATTACAATAGCCGCTTCATTAAAATGTTGAAAACTAAAGAAGTTGAGTTCTTGGTAGCACATGAGGTATTGCACGTGGTCTACGATCACATGGGTCGCCGTAATCATCGTGATCCTCAAATCTGGAACATTGCTGATGACTATGCAGTTAACGCAGACTTGAAGCGACACAAAGTTGGTCAATTCATTACTACTGTTCCTTGCTTGTATGAACAAAAATATGATGGCAAGGCAGCAGAGGAAATCTATGATGACTTGATGAAGAATGTTCAAAAGATTAACATTGACTCATTGATTGACCAGTTGCTTGACGACCACATGGATGGTGATGGTGACGAGGGTGAAGGTGGCGATGGTGAACAAAAAGGCAAAGGTCGTCCTCAACTGTCACAAGAAGAAAAAGACCGTATTCGTCAAGAAGTCAAACAAGCAATTATCAACGCCGCACAAAGTGCAGAAGCAGGTACATTGCCTCTAGGTGTTGAACGATTGGTTCGTCAAGTTACTGATCCAGTAATGCCCTGGCGTGAACTGATTCAAACAAACTTGACTAGTGCAATTCGTACTGACTATTCTTGGATGCGTCCTTCTCGCAGAGGTTGGCACATGGATGCAGTTATGCCAGGCATGACTCCGGGTGAAGAGATTGACGTTGTTGTGTCTATTGACATGAGTGGGTCAATCAGTGACAAACAAGCACAAGCATTCTTGGGCGAAATTGCAGGCATGATGAGTAGTTTTGACGGCTACAAAGTCCATGTATTCTGTTTTGACACTAAGTGGTACAATCCACAAGACTTTACTAGCGAGAACATGGATAGTATTGAAGAATACAAACCACAAGGTGGCGGTGGTACCGACTTTGATGTTATCTTTGACTACTTGAAAGAAATTGGTAATGTACCAAAACGCTTGATTGTTTTCACTGACGGATATCCTTGTGGTTCATGGGGTGATCCTGACTACTGTGACACAACTTGGATCGTTCATGGTGACCCTGACCCAAAACCCCCATTCGGTCAGTGTGCGGTGTATGATGAACATAAATGATTGAGCGAGAACTTGATCCATATGTTTGGTTTGGTGAGAGAGAAATCTCTCCCATTCCACGCCATTTTGTAAAAGCATCTACCCCAATGACAACTGAAAATAATCTTTGGGTAATGACAAGACTCAAAGGTAGATATGGTGTAGGTATATCTGAAAACAGTAATGAGTTTTTATCTGGCCTAGATAGTTTTATGTACTTTGAAGATCCAGGTGAAGCAATGATGTACGAACTACGCTGGTCCGGAAAATAATTTTCACAATAAAACTCATATTAAATATAGTATCCTTGAGGAGATATTAATATGAGTTTTCTAAAACACGTTGGTAAAATTGGTGATCGCAAAGTCGTTGTACTTTATCGTGAGGTGCCCAATGAACCACACATGTGTCTAGTGTGCAATACTGAGACACTAAACGCACACATTCACGATCCATTGATGCAGGCATTGGAAAGCGATATTGGGCAAACAACACAAACATTCGCAGAAGCATTGAATCGTAGTTATACACGTGACGGTAAGATTATTTTGCAAGTGTTGCACCAAGAAGGTCTGATTAAAAAGGTTCAAACATCACAAGTTATCATGACACCTAACGCAGCTACCAAGATTCGTTTGGATGAACTAAACACAATCTTAGATCAGATGGAACAAGGTGAGGCTGCTGTTAAGAAACTTGAAGACTTAGATAGTCAACGTGGTTTGCAAAGTCCAGCAGATGTTGCACGTAGAATGCGTGAAAACAAAGAAGCACAAACACAAGCAGCACAACCACCAATTCAATCGTCAGCACAAGGTTACCTAGCTGATAATCAAATTGCAAATAACTTGTTAGTGCAAGCACGTAAAATGGAAGCAGAAGCAAAAGGCTTGTTAGCTGAGAGTAACCGCTTACAACAAGAAGCTAATCAATTGTTAGGTGTTCCTACTAGTACACAAATTGCAGAAAAGGCAGCAACTGTATCTGTAGATCAACCTGCTAAACGTGGAAGAGGTCGTCCTGCAAAGGCAAAAACACTAGCATAAATACGTGATGAAAAAAGCACCACCAGAGTTTATCAAAAAATGGGAACATATTCTTCTGGACGTTGAAAAGACTGATGTTCCCATTCAATTCGTTAAAAAAGTTGTTGTTAAATTGATTGGTAAAAAGCAACATACTATCAACATTCAAACGTTATTGAAACAAGGTCTTGAACCTGAAGAGATTGAACAAATAGTAAATCGTAAGTTAGAAGAACTTGATCCAATTTCTATTAGTATCTCTTTTGTATTTGATGTTCAGATTATTGCAGATATTGTGCAACCAGAGACAGATAGACTACTTAACAAATTATAAGGTTTTTGGCTTGTGATCCTAAAGGAGGAATAAGCTAAAGGTAAGATGCTCTGACACGACTCAGGGCATTTTGCCAATATAGTTGTAATCATACAACAATAATGTTAAACTATAACCATGCAACAATACTTAGACCTATTACAAGATATTTTAGATAACGGAGAAGAAAAAGATGATAGAACCGGCGTTGGTACTTATAGTGTTTTTGGACGTAATCTTCGCTTTGATTTGCGTACAGGATTCCCTGCCATTACCACTAAGAAACTTGCTTGGAAAAGCGTTGTCGGTGAATTACTTTGGTTTATTGAGGGAAGTGGTGATGAGCGTAGATTGGCAGAACTCACCCACGGTAGTCGTGATGGAACCACAACAATTTGGACGCCAAATGCGCTTGCACCGTATTGGAAGCCTAAAGCGAAATTTGAGGGCGACCTCGGTCGTGTATATGGAGTACAATGGCGTCACTGGCAAACGCCTGTCTACCATACACAAGAAACGTTTAAAGACGACTTCGGTAGTCAATACAACAGAGAAGGTCACTTCCATGTCAAAGAGACGGATCAACTCAAAAATTTACTTGAAGGCTTAATCAACGATCCTAATGGTCGTAGACATATCATCAGTGCATGGAACCCAGGTGAGTTTGACCAAATGGCATTGCCACCATGCCACGTTATGAGTCAGTTTTATGTCAACAAAAATAAAGAATTATCTTGTCATATGTACCAGCGTAGTGTTGATGTTTATTTAGGTCTCCCCTTTAATATTGCTAGCTATGCGCTACTCACTCATTTAGTTGCTCAAGTGTGTGATTTGAATGTAGGTGAATTAGTTATTAGTACAGGTGATACTCACATATATCAGAATCATGTAGAACAAGTAAATGAGCAAATGAGTAGAGAACCTTATCAATTACCTACACTGTGGCTTAACCCCGAAATCAAAGATATAAACAATTTCAAGATGGATGATATAAAATTAATTGACTATCAATCACACGGGCAATTAAAGGCTCCAATGGCAGTTTAATATTAAAAGGTAGACCATAATGATAAATAGATACATGAAATCAATGTATCATTACCATCATATTATACCTAAACACATGGGAGGGACTAATGATCCTTCTAACTTAGTTAAGCTAACAATTGCTGAACACGCTGCGGCTCATAAAACATTATTTGAAGAATATGGGAATAAGTTTGATTATATTGCGTACATGGCATTGTCAAACCAGATAGGTAAAGAAGAAGCAAATTATTTAAAAATGTTAGGTCCTAAAAATTGGACAGTAGAAGGTAAAGAAACATTGCGAGAAAATGCTAAAAAAAGAAAGGGTGATAAAAATCCATTTTATGGAAAATCTCACTCCAAAGAAACCCGTGAGGTTCTTAGAGAGAATCAATTGACTAACAGTTGGATCAAAGGGATTGACCCTTCTTTGTTGCCCTATACAACATATTATGAGATAATTTATCCAGATGGGTCTATTAAACAAGTAGTAGGGTTAAAGTCTATTGCCGATGAATTCAATGTCAGTATCGCTAATGTCCATGCTACTATCAGTAGAATGGCTAAAGGTATAATGCCGAGCAAAAGTGTTTTTAAAAATCATCTCATTCGGAAATTAGATTGATAGACAAATTAAAGCAGATATGGCAGTATGATTGACTCAGAAGAAGCAAAAACAATAGGATTTGTAGCACATACTATTAAGATGAGTGATGTTGAAGATCCTGATTTATTTGTGGCACAGCCGATACATGAATGGCAACAAACTGAAGCAGGCAAGTGGATAATGAAAAATTCTAGTCCTAAACCAAGTTGGCATCGTAATCATGACATATACAACTATGGATATCAATATCAAATTAGAGCATATCTAACACACAAACAATTAACATATTATAAGTTGAAATACGAATGAAAATTTTAGTAACAGGCGGAGCCGGACTCATAGGACATAATGTCGTTAGTCGTTTAGAAGACCTTGGACATGATGTATGTATCATGGACATACAAACAAACTATGGCATTATACCCCAAGATGAAATTGATTATCTAATGACCGAACGGTCTAAAAAGTTTAAGAGTGAAATATGGTTAAGGGATATATGTGATGTAGAAAAGGTAGATAGAACCTTTTACTTAGAAGAACCAGAGATTGTGATTCACATGGCTAGCTTCCCGAGACAGAAGGTAGTTAATGCAAACCCTGCACTTGGTAGTCGTACAATGAGCGAAGGGTTACTCAACTTGTTGGAAGCCTGTGACAAATATGAAGTACGCAAGTTCATCTATATCAGTAGTTCAATGGTGTATGGTGACTTCACCGATGATGTAAAAGAAGATTATGAATGTAAACCACAAGGACAATATGGAATCCTCAAACTCGCAGGCGAATGGCTTGTTAAAGACTATAGCCGTCGTACTAATCTTGTTCATACTATTATACGCCCCTCTGCTGTATATGGTCCACTTGACGTGGAAGACCGTGTCATTTCAAAATTCATCCTCCGTGCAATGCGAGGACAACCGCTTAATGTTAACGGTGCCAGTGAAACACTTGACTTCACGTTTGTAGAAGATGCAGCAGACGGTATCGTTGCAGCCGCATTGAGCGATAATACAGACAATAAAACATACAATATCACAAAAAGTCATAGTCACACACTACTTGATGCAGCCAAATTAGCTGTAAAAATCGTGGGTCAAGGTGAGATTATTGTAGGAAACAGGGATTTAGACTTCCCAAGTCGCGGGGCATTGAATATTGATGCTGCACGTAGAGACTTTAATTTTGACCCCAAAATTGACGTTGCTGAAGGTTTCCAAATTTACTATGATTGGCTGAAAGGGTCTAGTTTTTTCGCTAAATAAGTGTATGTTCTTCCTACACTTTATACCCGACAGTTATCTTCAATTATTCATTGACGGCGTCCTAGGTCTTGGAGCCGTATTGTTTTTAATTTCAACAATACTATCTGGCTTGTTCAAGCGATGGTTTCCCGCTATTGAAGCATACATGATATTGGTTCATATACTAGCACTTGTATTATTAGCAGGTGGCGCCTTCTTTAAGGGCGGATATGAGACTGAACTACTCTGGAGACATAAAGCAGAAGAAATTCAGGCTAAAGTAGACAAAGCAGAACAAGAAAGCAAACTTGCTAACGACAAGTTAGACAAAAAAGCAAAACAAAAAGAAAAAGTCATTATTGTACGTCAAGGTGTTAACAAAGAATACATTCAACGAGAAGTTGCAAAATACAATAAATCCTGTGTAATTCCTCCTGAATTCGTCAAAGCACACAATGATGCAGCGGAGGCACCAAAATGAGATATGGAGTAATACTTGGTATATTAGCGTTTCTACTAATAATACTTACTGGATGTTCAACAGTTGAAGCATTCTTAATGAAATATGATGGCAATGAATATAAATTAGCAACTGACATTAGGGTCAAAGCTAATCTAAGTCAAAATTCTTGCAATGACCAAACACTAAGCAAAATCAACAGCAAGGAAATTGCAGATGCAACAACTGCATTACAGTTCTATGCTGAGAATCTTCCACACAATAAACCAATGCAAGATGCTAGTACTCAACTAAATCAAATGGCCCAGGGATTTACTAAGATGTATGATTCAGGTAAAGTCAGTGAAGTATTTTGCAAAATCAAGTTTAAGAACTTAGAAGACAATGCAGCCAAACTACAGATGATTGAAGGAGGCAAACCTAAATGAGCGACTTATCAGAAATTCAATTTACACTTAATAGTGTAGAAAGCGAAAACCCAGCAGTTAATAGTGAGATTGATACAATCCACCAATACACTGAATTGGTAAAACAAGGTAAACTATCTGTCCCTGAGTACAAAGAATTGTTATTAGATATTCAACGTACATTAAATATTAACAGTGCTCAAGTTGAGCAAAACCATTTGAATACAATTAACATGTGTATCAATGGATTAATTAACATTGCAGGTGCGGTATGATTGATGACGATACAGATGAAAAATATACTTGGGTAGATACAGTTAAAGGTATAGTTGTTGCTATATTAATATGTTTAATAGTTATTTGGTTAACGGGTTGTAGCACAACAGTTGGGGTAACTGCCAAGTTTCCCGATAGTCCTAGCAGTAAATCACTAGAACGTTGTCCCGACTTACAGAAGTTGCAAGATAAAGCGCAACTAAGCGATGTTGCCGATACAGTGAATGTTAATTATTCTACTTATTATCAATGTGCTGTAAAATCCGATCAATGGATTGAATGGTATCAGATACAGAAAAAGATATTTGAAAACGCTACAAAATAAAAAAGCCCCGATTAAGGGGCTTTTTTTGTGGGTGTCAGTGTTGATTAATCAGCACTTGCGTTTGCACCGCATTTTTGACGTTTTGCATTTGTCAATGCGCCAAAGTCTACTGGCCATTCTTTACCTGGTGCTAGTTCAACTGCTCCTGGAGGGAAAGCAAATTGTACACCACCTGCTTGTTCAATTTGACTGATTGGCAAACGGAACTTGGTCAAGTCATTACCTAAGTTAGGATAAGGAGCAACGTGAGGGAATGCCCATCCTGCTATTTCTTTGGTCTGATTATTGATAACAATTTTGTAAAAACCATGCGGAACAACGACGCCGTTGCCGATTTTCTTGTCTTGTGCATTATATACTCCACCTACATAAACAGTGTATGATTGATTGCGCTGAACTGCCCAACCACGAACACTAGTTTCTAGTAATTTCCAAATGCCACGATTCAATGAACCAGCTTGTGGACTCATGTTAGTCATCAAGAAACTTTCGTACTCTACTTGAACATCCCATGATAGGTCGCCATCGGGAGCCATGTGTCCTTTGTCATATCCTGTACCGGCGTAGTCGCCAGGTACGGCTCCATTAGGAACAAACTGATTGGTAGCAAAAGCATTAGTGCGAGCAACGCAGCCAAGAGCATTTTGAGGAAGTAGTTCATATGTTACAAACTTTGGTAGTTTAGCAGCGGCGTCATATCCAACTAGATATGCTTGCTGACACAATGGCTGTACGCCTTGTGCTTGTGGAAAACCGTAGGGTGCGTGTGCTTTACACTGATCTACGGGGAATGGTGGTCTTTGATTCCAAGCAAAGCTACTGATTGAAAGTAGTAGCAATGAGAATCCAATAATAAATTTACGCATGAAAGCTCCTTAATAGTCAGTTATTTATCACCGGTTACTATTGATGTACAGATAAATACTAGATAACGGGATAAAACAATGGCTATTACAGAAGCAAATATTAATATTGGTACTTTACCTAATGATGGATCAGGTGATCCGTTACGTGTTGCGTTTGATAAGATTAACAACAACTTTGCAGAGTTGATGCAACTTGCACCAAATGGTCCAAATGGTAGTTTACAGTTTGCAGCAAATGGATTATATAACGGTACTGCAAATATTCAATATGATGTTGCCAATAACATATTGAATCTAGGTGCTAACGTATTACCATTAACTGATGCAACTATTAGTTTGGGTGCAAGCAACGATAGATTTAAAAACATTTATCTAGCAAACAATGGTTTACATACAGGAAATCTTACATTAGTTGTAAACAATAACCTAGTTACTTTTGCAGTTCCCGGAACACAAGCAGATATTGGTGTAGGTAATGTTTATGCTACTGGTAACTTAGTATTACAGGGTGACTTAGTACTAGGTAATCTGTCATTAAATACAATCACTGTAACTACACCTGACAATACAGCAAACCAAATTCTTTATCAGGCTCCTGTGGGTTCGTTTAACTCTGCTGAGTTTATGATTACTAGCCGTGAAGCAAGTACAAACAACAGTCAAAAAGCTACATTAGCAGTTATGACAACCAATGATGGTACAGGTGCAAATTACAGTGCATATGGAACATTATTCCATGGCATCCCTGTAACAAGATATAATGTTGATGTTGCTTTTGGGAATATTCGTATCATGGTAAATCCATTGCGTAATAGTGTTTCAACACATACTGTTGAATATATTATTGTAGACTAAATACTATTATGAGAGCACACGAATTTATCACTGAGTCTGGTCCTGCTAGGGCTAAAATGCATGACCATCATGCAGCAGCTGACCAAGGAACTATTATTTCACGTGACGTAGGTGGATATGACCGTGTCTATCATATGAACCGTTTGTGGATGGCTATGGCAATGGCTGATGGAAAATCAACTAAAGCTGTTAAAATGGATTCTGCTGGGCCTACTGAAAAATATAACACAATTCATCCATATACCGATGAAGAACATAACATGGTTCAATCTGCATTAAAGACAGTTCCTAGTGACGCCCACACTAACAATAAACGCAGCAAGAGTAAAGAGCCTGACGATACACACAAGGTCAGCCCAATTCAAGGGTTCAAAGGCTTCAAATAAAATTTCAACGATACTAACTATCCGTATAAGTAATAAAAACACTATACGGGGAATCCATGTTAGATATCAATAGAACACTAGACTTAGTTAAACTTAAATTTTTCAACGAATGGTTATATACCAGTCATCTTTACGATGAGGTAGACGTTGACTTCCAAAGAACAATTGTAGATCAGGTCGTAAAAGACTATGTTGATCCAATCAAACTTAAAAAAAATGCACGTATACTTGACATTGGTTGTGACACAGGATATTTCTTGGATGTTATGAAAAAGAAAAAGTACACAAACGTTACTGGTATCACACTTAGCGAAAACAACGCAAAAGATATTAGAGCACGTGGACTTGATGTAAAAGAATATGATCCTTGCTTCTTGCCACAAAGTGATGGGTTTACAGATGAAAGTGTTGACTTTATCTTTTTGCGTCACACACTACAACATAGCCCATACCCAATCTTTAACTTGATTGAATATAATCGTCTGTTGAAACAGGGAGCTAAAATGTACATTGAAGTACCTGCACCCGACTGTGACCGTAAGCACGAATACAATAACAATCACTATTCAATTATGGGTGTACGTCAATTAGATGCACTATTGCAACGTACAGGATTCAAACTTGACAGATTCAATGATATGGAATTTGAATTAAGTGTAACAGACCGTGACACTAATCAAGAATCCAAAATCAAAGAACATTATTATGCAATTGTGGTCACAAAATTAAATATGTTGGATATCAAATAAATAGTTGATGTTCGATCCATTTCAACAAAGTAAACTAATGAACGGATTTGATAAACTCAAGTCCGTTTCCATTCCCGAGCAAAATATTGACTCACTTGAAGACCTGAAGAAATTAGCAGGTGTCAATGAGCAGACTAGCTACGGGGAATATATGACAAACAACGCTACTAATCTAGGACAGATGCAGCGTGAACGCAACATTCGCCCAGGATCTGACGAGTGGTTCAGACTTTGGTTCAGTAAAACGTGGCTGACAGGTGAGAAGCCCTACGATAAATAATATATAGGATATCACTATGGCAGCTAACGGAATTTCAACATTATCAACAAAAGAGGCTAAACAAAAAGCCAAACTGGATATTGCTCAGGCTAAACGTCAGGGAAAAACTGTAGCTATTGATGGTACAATAACAGGTAATGTAGATCCTACAAAACCATATTATAGAAACGACAATATTTACGATATCACATTATTGCCCACACAGTATAGTGGAAACAATATCGTAGATAACAATAACAACGGTGGTTTACAAATAGGTAGACCTTGGGAAGTTTTAGCACTTGAATCCAACTTATTAGTTGATTTGAGCACGGTAAACGATGCAAGTTATCCTGGTACAGGAACTGCTTGGAATGACGTTAGCGGCAATACCAATAACTTCACATTATACAATTCACCTACTTATACGCAAGCAGAGCCAGGGTATTTTACATTTAATCCTAGCAATGCACAATATGCAGAGGCAGCTACATTAGGTAGTTTAACACAATGGACAGTTGAAGCATGGTTTAGAACCAGTGCTGATTTATCAGCAGCAGGCCCAACAGGGGCAACCGCACTGGTCACAACAACATATCAAGAAGGTAGTAATTTCTATAATGCAATTAATTTCTGCATTACAAATTACAATGGTGTATCTGGTGCCGAGAGTAGTGTTCGTGTAGGTTTCTATAATGGATCATGGCATGTTACAAGTCCAGCATCTCCGTTAATTCCTACGATTGGAGAATGGTATCATGTCGTTGGTACATATGATGGTACTTATTTAAAACAATATAACAATGGAGTATACGCCAGTGTTGTAACAGTAGGAGCAGTCAGCGGATCAGGTAACGGTACAGTGCGTGTTGGTCGTAGATGGGACGGTGATACTTCTAGTAAGTACTTCTTCCCTGGCGATGTTGGCGTAGTCAGAATATACAACGGGGCACTAACTGCCGATCAGGTTACAGAAAACTTTAACCAAGAACGAGCAAGATTTGGTATTTAATATACCAATATAATAAGGAAATAAAATGCAAATCAGCGAACTATTAAGAACATTAGCAGACAAACTAGACGGTATTGCCGATGGAGAAGTTGCACAGGATGACTCAGAAAATCAAACAGCAAATTTCTTACAACAAACAAAAGCTACACAGAATGACAATCAAAATAAAGCAAGTGATGCTAGTGAAGAATTAGGTGACTTTATTCCTCCACTACAACAAAAAATTGAATTGATGAAGAAAGCAGTTGATGTGCCTAATTACTATGATGAAGAAGGCAATCCTGACGAATTAGTAGTTATCAAAAAGAACGCAGGTATCAATCCAGCAGCATTATTCGGCGGTGACGAACCTTTTGAGGGTTAATCATGTCAATTCAAAAATTATTTACAGGTCGTGTCAATAACATAGACTCAGCTAACTATGTAGGAGAATTAGGTCGCATTTGGTATGATCCAAACACTAATGCACTTTTCTATAGTGATGGTAGTACAGTCGGTGGCGTGCCGGTAGGAGGTGGAGCACACGCTGATCCTGCAGGCCCAGTTGGTTCTGTTCAATTAAACGCTGGCGGCAACTTATTCACTGGTTCAGCAAATCTTTCATTTACTAACAACACATTAACATCTGGTAATGTCATTCCTGTTACAGACAATACTTATTTTTTGGGTGACGAAACACATCGTTGGGCTAACTTATGGTTAGGTCCAGGTACTATCTATATTACTGATAGTGCTAATACTGCTAATGTTGCTGAACTGACAGTAAGTAATGGTATATTACAAGTTAACGGTGCAACAGGATTACAATCAAACTTGGTTTCTGGTAATAGTACACTAACATTAGACAGTAATGCTAATGTTACTATAACTGTAGCTGGCTCAGAGAATAGTTGGACATTTGATGACACGAATAAATTTACTACACCCGGCAATGTCCTCGTACAGGACAGCAATCAAAATGATATCATTGAATTAAGAACTGATGGCAATATCGCATTTAATGGTAGTTCCACATTATCGGTAAATGGCGGATTCTTTGTGAGTTCAGTTGGGTCAACAGACGGCCAAGGCAATATAGTAACTTACGACAGCGGTGAGTTTAAGTACGGACCTCAACTAAAAGATTATTCAGGCAACATCGGTGCCAACAACATCACAATAACTGGCTTATTGAAAGCACCACAAACAACTAAAGCATCTAATGCTACAGGAACACCTGGACAAATCTGCTGGGATTCAAATTACATCTATGTATGCACTGCAACAAATACATGGAAACGTAGTCCATTAAATGGTGGATACTAAATAACTTTTTTGGTACATTACCCATATAAATAACTTTATGAGTGGAACACCTACCTTAATTAAAAATCCTTACGAAAAAACTAAATTTAAGGATCAAAAAGAATTAGACGACTTTATCAAATGTTGTGATCCTGACACGGGTCCAATGTATTTCATGGATAACTTCTTTATCATTCAACATCCTACAAAAGGATCAATGAATTATCATCCATGGGACTTTCAAAGACGATTAATTGAAAACTATCATCAAAACAGATATTCAATATCATTGATGCCTCGACAAACAGGTAAGTCAACAAGTGCTACTGGATATTTACTTTGGTACGCAATGTTTGTACCTGACAGTACAATTCTTATCGCAGCACACAAGTACACCGGTGCACAAGAAATTATGCAACGTATTCGTTATGCATACGAAAACTGTCCTGACCATATTAAAGCAGGTGTTACTACATACAACAAAGGTAGTTTAGACTTTGAAAATGGTAGTCGTATCGTAAGTGCAACAACTACTGAAAACACTGGTCGTGGTATGTCTATTACATTGTTATACCTAGACGAGTTTGCATTCGTTCGCCCTACTATCGCTACAGAATTCTGGACATCTATTACTCCTACACTAGCAACTGGTGGTAAAGCGATTATCACAAGCACACCAAACAGTGACGAAGATCAATTTGCATTGATTTGGAAACAAGCAAACAAATGTGAAGATGAATTTGGTAACACAACTGAATTGGGTATAAACGGTTTCAAAGCATATCGTGCTGATTGGCGTGAACATCCTGAACGTGATGACAAGTGGGCTGAACAAATGAAAGCACAACTTGGCGAAGATCGTTTCAGACGAGAGATTGGTTGTGAGTTCATTATTGCTGATGAAACATTGATTGCTCCTGCTAAACTTATCGACCTAGAAGGTATTGAACCTATACTACGTCAAGGACAAATACGTTGGTACAAGACACCGCAAAAGGGTAGAATCTATACTGTAGCACATGATCCTGCAGTTGGCACGGGCGGTGACAACGCTGCTATCCAAATCTATGAAGCAAACACTGCTACACAAATAGGTGAATGGAAACATAACAAAACATCTATACCAGAACAAATTAAGTTGATTGCACAAATCAACAAATATATCGTAGACATTACAAACGAACCAAATAATTTGTATTATTCGGTTGAAGTAAACGGTGTCGGTGAAGCTGCACTGGTGTCTCTTAACGAATATGGTATGCACAATGTTCCTGGTGTATTCATCAGTGAACCGGGAAGAAAGAAACGCGGATTCAATACGTCAAGCACTAGCAAACTAAAAGCCTGTGCCAAGTTCAAAACATTGATTGAGAGCAACAAAATGACTTTAAATAGTCGCAGTCTTATCTCTGAACTAAAGAATTTTGTAGCACTGGGCGGTAGCTATAAGGCTAAGATCGGTGAGACGGATGACTTGATTATGGCTACTTTGTTGACTGTGCGCATGATACAGCAACTTAGCGACTTTAACTATGATTTAGACAACTATATCAGAGACCACGAAGAATACATTGAACCTCTTCCCTTCTTTGCAGTCATGGGATGATAAATATATTATCGGATTACAATTATGCCAAAGAACCAAGATTCATTAAACGAAAAACTATTTGACCTACTAAAGAGTCATCAATTACGTCCTGTCCCAAAAGACAGCAACGATGAAGACGTTTCAGTTCCAAAAGAAGCCGAAGTTTTTGCATTTAAATTTGTAAAGGACGGTGAGGATTATGGTCCTGTTAGAGTAACCATTGACGGGTTGCATCAACTTATTGTCTATTATGGAAACAGTGTTGCTAACAGTCCAAAAGCGGGTGAAGGTAATTGGTATGACTTGTTGAAACACTTGAGTAGATTTGCTAAGAACTACCAATTAAGTTTCAAAACAGACGATGAAGATAACTTTAAATCAGATATGGCAAAAAGAGAATACAGCAAACGTGAAGGTCTTAGAGAAGGCTATCACTCAATGGGTAAAAAACAAAGTTACAATGATGTAATCCCTGAAACAAAGATTATCATTAAGCACAGTAAGAACATTGAAGAAGGCGAACAACGTTATCGCAATGTTGAACGTATCTTTATTGAGAACGCATTAGGTGAAAGAATATTAGCACCTACAACTAAGCCAGGCGTTGCACAAGTATATGCTCGTCATATCGCTGAAGGTGGACTACCACATGATGAACGTTGGAATCATATCAAAGGCTTATGTGAAGAATATAACAAGATGGCAGGATTTGTACGTGCTACTCGTGGTAAACAATTCAATGAGTCAACTGAAAAGTTAGTCAATGAAGGACTAAACCATTATGTTAAACTACGTGAATGCTTAAGCAAGATGCGTGGCAAAAAAGGCTACAACACATACTTTGAAAGTTGGACACCTCCATTGATGGAGAGTGAAGAAACAGTTGACCTAAGTGAGATGTTTGCTAGTTCAACACTTGACCCACGTATTGAAAGCGCAATGCCTATATTAAGCAAACTAAACAAAAACATCAGTGAAACTAAATTATCTGAAGTTGTCGAGTTAGAAGAATGGGCAGATAACATTACTACATTAGAACATGCAATAGACGGTGATCCTGTACCAGGTGAAGCCGAGTATGGTGATGATTACCAAGCAATGGTAAAACGTGTTGGTGAGAAAGCAAAGAAGAAGCCAGTTGATATTAAAGATTTGGCAAGACGATTACATGCTGTTGGTACTAAAGATAAAGAAGTTAAGACACAAGAAACACAAGAAGGTTTGGATGCAAATCAAAAACGTGCAGGACAAATGGGACCAACTGATAAAGTTAGCACAGGACCAATCTTAGGTCATGAGCCACAAAGTCAAAAAGGCTTACGTGGTAAACTAGTAGGTGCAAGTGAAAGTGTTGACCCATTACAAAGATTAAAAAAATTATCGGGCGAATAAGTTAACAAAAACCTCACTTAAAATGTGAGGTTAACCATATCCGGTATAAATGGACTAAATAATAGTGTAGTTCGCGGAGCTGGAATTCCCCCAACTACTCTAACGCTTATAGGAGCAATCAGCATGAGTATTTATTATGTGTATGCCTATCTACGAAAAGATGGCACCCCTTATTATATCGGTAAAGGATCAGGTCAACGAGCATGGGCCGACCACACAATGTGGGCAGGTAAACCATGCGGTGGAATACAAAAACCAAAAAACAATACTCTTATTGTGCTTCTAGAAACTAATCTAACAGAATTAGGAGCATTTGCTTTAGAAAGAAGATATATCAGGTGGTACGGACGTAAAAGTAACAATACCGGTATTCTCAGAAATCTAACTGACGGTGGTGATGGTATCTCTGGATGGAAACATTCTGATGAAACAAAAGAAAAATGCCGAGTAGGCAACATCGGTAAAAAACGTAGTGAAGAAACTAAAATGAAAATGAGATTGGCTAAGTTGGGCAAGCCTAAAAGTGCAGAGCATCGAGCTAACATGAGTAAAGCACAAAGGGCTGCAGGAAATAAACCGCCACCATGGACACCTGATAGGAAACGAAAGGGCAAATTAAATGAAGAAAAATAATAGTTTTTTCATTCCGGTGATAAATATACTTGACGTTGATGAATAGTTTTGCTATACTATCTTCTACGTTAGATACTAATAGGTAGTATCGAATATTAAACAGAGACCATCTCAAAATTTATAAGGAAAATTATTATGGCATCATTAGCAGAAATCCGCGCTCGTATTGCAGCGCAAGAAAACAAGTCAAGCAACAAGGGTTCTAACGCCCAATCTGATAACTCAGTATATCCCCACTGGAACATGGACGAAGGTACAACAGCTACCGTACGTTTCTTGCCAGATGCAGATCCAAAGAATGATTTCTTCTGGGTCGAGAAACAAATTATCAAACTGCCTTTTAATGGTGTCAAGGGTGATAGTAATGTTAAACAAGTTATCGTTCAAGTTCCATGTATTGAAATGTACAACACAGGTGAACGTTGCCCAATCTTGGCAGAAGTTAGTCCATGGTACAAAGATGAAAGTTTGAAAGAACTTGCAAACAAGTACTGGAAAAAACGTAGTTATATCTTCCAAGGTTTTGTTCGTCAAAACCCAATCGGTAGTGACACTACACCAGCAAATCCAATTCGCAGATTTGTTATCAGTCCACAAATCATCCCTCTCATTCGTACAGGTTTGATGGATCCTGAATTGCTGGAAACACCAACTGACTACTTACGTGGTCTTGACTTCAACATTCGCAAAACAACTAAAGGCGGTTACGCTGATTACTCAACAAGTAGTTTTGCACGTAGAGAAAGCCCATTGACCGAAGCTGAATTGGCAGCAATTGAAGCACACGGTCTATATAACTTGAAAGACTTCTTGCCTAAGAAACCAGGCGAAGCCGAACTACGTATTATGAAAGAAATGTTTGAAGCATCAGTTGATGGTCAAGCATATGACCCAGAGAAATGGGGAGCATATTACAAGCCATATGGTTTAGATGTACCTGCAGGTTCAACAGCGGCTCAACAATCAGCGCCAGCATCAGCAGCAAGCGCACCCGCAAATCAACCCGTAGCAGAGTCTTCAACTCCATGGCAAAGTGATGATGAACCACAAGCAGCAAGTCAACCAATTGAAGTGCCAAAAGCAGCATCTAGTGACAAAGCAAACGACATTCTAGCAATGATTCGTGCTCGTCAAAATAAAGCCTAATAGGAAGTAGGGACTTCGGTCCCTACTAAGGAGTACACATGACACTACCTGACGAAAGATACCGCGCCCTAAAGCAAGGTAAAAAACTATTGGAAGAACTGTGTGACCCTGGCAAAACACCTAGGGTCCCGAGCATAGTTCGTGACCGCGCTCGTGCAGCATTACGCCACTACCCTCAAGATTATGAGATTGATAACATGGCGGAAAGTTGTCCTGACTTATTAGACAAACAGCCTTTCAGCGTTGAAAGACTACATAAACAAATTGGAGATAAAATTGGGAAAACCATTTGACATAAGTAAGTTCCGCAAGGACATTACAAAAAGCATTGAAGGATTAAGCATTGGATTTAACGACCCTACTGATTGGGTCAGTACAGGAAATTACGCTCTTAACTATCTTATTAGCGGTGACTTTAATAAAGGTGTACCCCTTGGTAAAGTTACTGTGTTCGCTGGCGAAAGTGGATCAGGCAAGAGTTATATCTGTTCTGGCAACTTGGTGCGTCACGCTCAGGAACAAGGTATTTTCGTTGTTCTAATTGATAGCGAGAACGCATTAGACGAACAGTGGTTGCATAATCTTGGCGTTGATACTGACGAATCAAAATTATTAAAATTAAATATGGCTATGATTGATGACGTAGCCAAGACAATCAGCAAGTTTGTTGCTGATTATAGAGCATTAGCAGAAGAAGACAGACCAAAGGTGTTGTTCATTGTTGACAGTCTTGGTATGCTATTGACTCCAACTGACGTTAATCAGTTTGAAGCAGGTGATATGAAAGGTGACATGGGTCGTAAGCCTAAAGCACTTACAGCACTTGTTCGCAACACTGTAAACATGTTCGGTAGTTTAGGTATTGGATTAGTTGCAACTAACCATACATACGCAAGTCAAGATATGTTTGACCCTGATGATAAAATCAGTGGTGGTCAAGGCTTTATCTATGCAAGTAGTATTGTTGTTGCTATGAAGAAATTGAAACTAAAAGAAGACGAAGATGGTAACAAGGTTACTGATGTTCGTGGTATTCGTAGTGCATGTAAAATTATGAAAACTCGTTATGCAAAACCTTTCGAGGGTGTGCAAGTGAAGATTCCATATGATACAGGCATGAGTCCATATAGTGGTCTAGTTGACATGATTGAAAAGAATGAGTTACTAAAGAAAGAAGGTAACAGTCTTGTCTATACAACACTTGATGGTGAAGTCATTAAGAAATTCCGTAAAGCATGGGAAGCAAATACTGATGGCTGTTTAGATGTAGTTATGGCAGACTATCCATTAAGAATGGAAAAACAAAGCATAAGTAGTGTTGAAACAGAAGAAGGAGACACTACAGAATGAGTTTAAGTACTATTACGGAAGTTTGGGATGTATTGCGTGAGCATATTGATTTGAATGACCGCGCAGATGCAGCAGATTCATTAGTTGTTTATTTGATTGAAAACAACTATTCAGTTGATGATATCCAAGATGAGTTCAGTGACAAAGATATCACTAGAGCATTGAAGGGTTATGCTGAACAACACTTCCAAGAAGAAGACTACGAAGAATACGAAGACGACAACGAAGACGAAGATTGGTATTAAATGTCTAATTGGCTAACGAAAGTAAGCAGTGATATTTCAACACTACCTGACTTTATAGATCACTACAACAATGAATGGCTTAATGCCAAGAATGATGTAAGAATCTTTGGTAACGTTGAAAAGAATATTGCTTCATTACCTGGCATTACCGAACATCGTTTTAATCAACTACAAGAGATTGAAGCGGTGCTCAATCACATGAATATTCAACTGCGTAAAATTCGTAGGAAACACTTCCAAAAATACCTAGAAGCATATAATCGTGCATTGACTGACCGTACTGCTGAAAAGTATGTTGACGGTGAGGCAGAAGTAATTGACTATGAGACACTAATCAACGAAGTCGCATTATTGCGAAACAAATGGTTAGGTGTTATGAAGGGTTTGGATAGCAAAAACTTCATGCTTGGGCACATTGTTCGGTTAAGAGCAGCTGGAATGGAAGATATTGTAGTAAGTTAAGGTAAACCTCGTATTGACAACAGTACGAGGTTTTTGCTATCATGCAACATAAGGAATAAACATGTCATTACTTAATTTAGGAAATATCACTGCACAAAACCAAACGACAACTTTTGGTTCAGGTATTACAGTATCAGGATTATCACCACTTACTGCATCGCAATTAAGCACATTGCAAAATGTTAGTTTAGGTTGGGAATACCCCACATCTCATCAAGTAAAGAAACTTGAAATTTACGAGACACCTAATGATGTTCTTGCATTAAGTTGTGCGATGCAAAGATTGCGTAAAGAACAGCCTGGTGTTAAGTTCCGTCTATTGGACGATACAGTTATCAATAATGTCAAGCACGAAGATAAAAATAGGGCACAAGATATTAGAGATTACTACAGTAAGAAAATTATGATGGGTAAACTTACTGAACAACTGGCAATGACAAACTATCGCCAAGACCTGAACAAGTTTATTCATGGATCAGTGACACAGGTTAAAAGCACTGATGTAGGACTAGTATGTTTCTTGCCTACATTCTATGACCAAGATATTGAGTTAGACGAGGTTAAAAGTTTAGTAAAGTTAAATCAAGATTTTGTGTCAATGGATAAAAGAATGACACCGAAGGCACTAAACACCTCTGTTGTATTGACTCCACTTAAAAAACTAACTCGCAAAACAAAAAACAAAACAACATATCAGTTTTGGTTCAAAGATGATTTACTAAATGCAGGAGTGGTCCTCGAACTTACAAAAGACAATCCATTGATGCACCTTTGGGAACACATGTTTAACAATGACGCAACTATCAAAATACTTGGCACTTTTGCAAGACGCAGACTTGATGATTTTGAACACTTTAGTATTACCAATTGGGAACTAGATAGAAGTTGACAATAAATCAGTTTGGGCATATAATAGACTCTTAATCACTTGAAAGGGCCTACTATGACTTACGATATTGACGAGTTTGTGAACACTAACAAATTTAATGTTGAGTTTGATGGCGAGTTGTTTGATTATGACGAGGACCTGATGACTGAAACTTTTGAAAAAGACATTACTTTTGACACAATCAACGAGAATGCGTACCCAGTACTAGTGTACGAATTGAATACTAAAGCAGTAGCTTGGTACGACACTGAACAGTTTTTGGGCTATCAATCGTAAACAATGTATGCCCAAACTTGACAATAAATCAGTTTGGGCATATAATACATGTATTGATTGATTAAAGGAGTCGCACATGGGAACTATTTCAATAAACATGAAACAAATGTCAAAGTGGAATGTTACTTCGGACAATGTAAAGTATTTTGACATCATTCAAGTCAACAAAGGTAAATTTTTCACATTAGATTCTAGGACCATTCAAGAATTACTGAATGAATTTGGCATCTTTTATACCTTTAAAATTTGACAATAAATCATTTTGGGTATATAATAGAATCTTAAACAGTCAACAAACAGGAGCTAAACATGAGCATTTTAACAGACTACGCTGAATTCTCAAAAACTGCTGAGTACAAACTAGTTGAGGGTGTTACGGGTCCAACATCACTATACAAACTCAAGCGCATTGTTGCTAATGGCATTGGCATTGATTTGACAGACAGTAATTACTACTTTTGTAAACAAATGATGTGTTTGGTTTCAATGGGCCGTGGTGGCATTGGTACTAAAGGCAAACGCTTGGCCCTTGACAAATATCAGAAATTGGGTTTGCGTCAAAAAATGAAAAACAACCCTAGCTTTAGTCGTAGCATTAAAGTAGACAATGATGAGATTCGTGTTTCAGCATTGAATCAAATTTGACAATAAATCATTTCGGGTTTATAATAACATCTTTAACACAACACAGGAACACACATGACTAGCACAGTTCGCATCATTTCAGGTACATATCGCAACAGCCCAGTGTCCAATCAAGTCTTTACACTTGTCAAAGGCTATCAACTTGGTTCCAAAGGTGGTTTTGTTACTGTTAAGAATGAGGGTCAGTTCCCAGGTCGTAGTTCAGAAATTCGTGTGAACGTTGATACACATGATTGTATTGAATTTGTGTCAGGTGATACACCTGTTGTTGAAGAAAAAGTGATTGAATCTGAAACAGAAGCAATGGATCGCATTGCTAGTCGTTTCGGTGTGCTTGATGAAATGAGTAAAGCCTGTATCGCAGGTGACATTCGTGCTATGATTGTGACAGGCCCTGCGGGTATTGGTAAGAGTCATGGTGTCACATTGCAAATGGAAAAGGCAAGTATGTTTGACAAGATTGCAGGCAAACGCCCTCGCTTTGAGATTGTCAAAGGTGCAATGTCAGGCATCGGCTTGTTCGCTAAGTTGTACAAATTCAGTGACAAGAAGAATGTGCTAGTGTTTGATGACTGTGATATTTGGGAAGATCAAGATGCTATCAACGTATTGAAAGGTGCGTTGGATAGTGGTAAAACTCGCCGCATCAGTTGGAATAAAGACAGTCGTTTGTTGCGTGATGAGGGAGTGCCCAATACTTTCAACTTTGAAGGTTCCATCATCTTCATTACTAACAAAACTTTTGACAGCAAAAAAGCAAGCAAAATTCAGCCTCACTTGGATGCATTGCAAAGTCGTTGTCACTTTTTAGACTTGACAGTGAATAGTGAGCGTGACAAAATGTTGCGTATCAAACAAGTTCACCGTGATGCTGATGGTGGTTTGTTTGCTGACTATGACTTTACTCAAGAACAAACAGACGAGATTATGCACTTTGTTAATGAGAACCACAGCAAATTGCGTGAAGTGTCCTTGCGTATGTGTTTGAAGATTGCTGACCTCGTGAAGATCAGTGGTAACTGGCGTGAGTTGGCTAAGGCAACTTGCATGAAGAATTGAGGATTATTGAAATGCACAAACGAATTAAAAAACTATTGAACCAATGCACGGATAAAACAATGACAAAGCCATGGCCGTTGATTGATGCAGAAAAGTTCGCCGAGTTGATTGTCAGGGAATGTGCTTCCACACTAACAAAATTGGGTGGGGCATACGATGGTTCTGAAACTGATGCTGACTATATGCAAGGTATGCTTGATAGTGCTGTTATTATCAAAGAACATTTCGGAGTTGAAGAATGAAAATAAAAATGCTAGGTAAGTTTATCGTTTGGTTGATTGGCAAGTTTGTAAAAATTGTTTTCAAACGACCTGCAATGTCATTTGTTGAAGCATTCATTGAAGCAAAAAAACTTGCACGGACTAGTCTTTCAATGACGCTGTTTACTTATATGTTGGCTTCATGTTTTTCGGTTGCAGTATACGGTGCTTTTGCTGTCATGGTAAAGCTATCAATTAACCGTGACTTAGATGCAACAACTGGTATAATTGCTTCCGTAATACCAGTAACATTGTTCTACTTGAGTGCCCTAATTGCATCGTGGTATGATATGTTCATTGAAGACTACGAAAAGACTTTTACGATTCTTAAGGAATAAACATGAATTGGCGTATGTATCTAGCATTTTTCGGTTGGTGTTTTATGAAGATTTTTGGTGGTTGTTTTGTTGCCGCAGAAAATTTTCGCAATGAGTTAAAGAAGCATACAGCGGAACGCATCTTTGCTACTGCCGGCTATGTTGTCCTTTCTTTAGTTTTTATGATGGTAATCATTCTAACTTCATTATGGTTGGTTGAAGATAGAGCAACAGTGACTATGATTACAACAGGTTGTTTCTGGCTGGTATTGTTTGCATTCTTTTATAATGTAATCAAGGCAGCATTTGAGTGTTTTTTGGAAGAGCGTGAGCGAGTGTTTGAAGAATTGAAACGTTAAAAGGAGAACTTTATGTACGAAGTATTTGATGGTGATTTGTTTTTGTTTGATTGCTATGACGAGGATGAGGCTGACTTGTTACACGAGCAAGGCTTCACAGTAGTGCGAATCGGGTAATTGGTTTTCTCTCAAGGTTCAGGGGACTTAGGTCCCCTTTTTTTGCCTTTACTATTGCTTTTCTTAATCATAAGTACTATAATACTTGAATGTCAAAAGTGAAGCCAACAACAAAAGAACAACTGGTACATTACTTACTGCAAAACATAAGTCTAGGAACTTATGATAGACGGTTCCTTTCCAACCTACAACAAATCCAATTTGTACAAAAGAGACCTACAACTAGTAACCAATCAGAGTTGTTGGACAAGATTACACTACGATATTTCAAACAACTTAAACGTAAAGAGATTGACGCAAACGAAATGGTTAAACTACCTTGGAGCATGGAACCAATTGATAGTGTCCCCGAATACACTGACGCTTTTTGTACAATCAAAGATGATATCATTGAAGTAAGAACTCCCTACAAAAAAGACTTTGTTACCGATATCAAAAAGTCAGATATCTTTTTGAATTGGAATAGAGAGAACAAAACATGGAGCGGTGTCTATTGTGAATATGTGTTGAAACATATTATTAATTGTTTAGACAAACACTTTCAGGTTATAAGATATTGTGACAAGACAGTTGAGATTATAAATAATTTTGCAGACTATGAAGAAGCTACATGTTGGGATCCAACATTGAAACTTGTCAATGGTAATCTGTTGATAGCAGGAATCAACAATGCGTTGTATGAAGCAACCAAAGATATTCCATTAACTACAACTCCTGAAACAATTGCAAAACTATCAATGTACGGTGTTGAGATTGATAATGAATTAATAACTGATGATCCGTTGATGAAGTTTGCAACGGAACCAACTTCAATACGTGAGTACAAAGAACTAGATAATGTTATCGGTGATTTGAAAACACTTGGTTGTGATTTTATTGTTATATCTGAAACACATTTGAGTGGATCAAAATCTATACCAGCATTAGTTGACTCATGTATCAAATATGACATTGATTACGTAGTTAAAGCAAAGAACGAAAAACTCAATACAAGTATCAAAGAATACAACTACCCAGTGATTGTCAACACTGGATTATGGTCTTCTCTATCTAGAGGGAACGTATACATTGCAAAGGTAGTGAACCTTGCAACAAGCAAACCAATTAATATTAAATGAAACAATGTAAGCTAATCATCAAAGATGAAGTTAATGTAAAAATAGAAGGACTGGATTTGTCAGAGCGTAAGGCTCTGATGAAGAAGTTTGAATATGAAAAGCCAGGTGCAAGATTTTTGCCAAGTGTCCGACTAGGTCGTTGGAATGGAAAGATCAGCTTTTTTAGTTTAGGTGGTAGCAGTTATGTAAATCTGTTACCAGAGATATTACCTATACTTGATAATGCAGGGTATGACATTGAGTTAGAAGACTTACGCACATACAGCACAACCTTTCAGTTTGGACAAGTCACTGAACAAACATTTGCACACAAAGTATGGCCTGCAAAACATCCAATCGCAGGACAACCTGTTGTATTGCGTGACTATCAGATTGAGATTATTAATCAGTTCTTAGCTAATCCACAATCAATACAAGAGATTGCGACTGGTGCAGGTAAAACATTAATCACAGCAGCATTATCACATTCAATTGAAAACTATGGGCGTAGTATTGTTATTGTTCCTAACAAGAGTTTGGTTACACAAACAGAAGCAGACTATATCAACTTAGGTCTTGATGTTGGTGTATACTATGGTGACAGAAAAGAGTATGGTAAGAAGCATACAATTTGCACATGGCAAAGTCTAGGTAACATGCTTAAGAAAACAAAAGCAGACGAAGCAGAAATACCAATCGGTGAGTTCTTGGAAGATGTTGTGTGCGTCATGGTTGACGAAGTACACATGGCTAAAGCAGAAGTGTTGAAAGAACTATTGACTGGTGTTATGAGTAACATTCCAATTCGTTGGGGATTAACTGGTACTATACCTAAAGCAATATTTGAAGCACAAGCATTGTATGTATCATTAGGACATGTGATTAACAAACTTGCAGCAAGCACATTACAAGACATGGGTGTTCTTGCTAACTGTCACGTTAACATTATGCAATTGCAAGACGAAGTGGAGTTTAGCAATTACCAAAGTGAATTGAAACATTTACTTGAAGACGAGAAGCGACTAGATCACATTGCATCCATCATAAATAAAATCAAGGAATCAGGCAACACATTGATATTGGTTGATCGTGTTGCAGCAGGTAAAGCATTACAGGTAAGACTTAGCAACATATTCAGTATCTTAAAAGAAGAATACGATGTTAGTTTTGTGTCTGGTAACACCAACATGGTAGAGAGGAAAGAACAGTATGATGAAGTTGCTACTGCAACTAATAAAGTTATTATCGCTACTTATGGTGTTGCTGCTGTTGGGATTAATATCCCTCGTATATTTAACCTTATACTTATTGAACCAGGCAAATCTTTCGTTCGGGTTATTCAATCTATTGGACGAGGGATTAGAAAAGCTGAGGATAAAGATTTTGTCCAAATATGGGACATAACTTCTAGTTGCAAATTTGCAAAACGTCACCTAACACAACGCAAGGCTTTTTACAAAGAAGCTAACTACCCTTTTGATGTTGAAAAAGTCAAATATAAATGATAGAATACAACTATGAGAATACTTACCTTAGATAATACATACTATAACTTAGAGACATTACCCGAAGAGGTAGATGACTTGCGCTTTGCAATACTTGACAACTCAAATCCACAAAACGTAGACTATCATTATATACCACTAATCTTTTTAGAATCATTTAACAGTCCCGCACTTGTGTTACGCATCGGTGATAAAACAGTTAAGATGCCAGTTGATTGGCAGATATTGATTGGTGAACCTGAAATGGGAGATTTGGAAACATTACCATTAACAAGTATCAATGACAGAGGTTTCAAAGCATTTGAATTTAATCCACTCAGTAGTTTTAGACCTAGCTTCCAAGACATTGAGATTGTTGATATCTATCACGATGTAACATGGTATGCACCACGATTGAAGAATGGACAGTTCTTGTGTGTGCCAATTGATGATAGTGATAAACCCCGTTGTGTTTACTTTGTAAAAGAAATTAGTCGCAACTGTGAGATTATTGATTACAATCAGGCATTCTAATGGCAACCAAGAAACTAGCAACACCAAAAGATGAAAAATTTCAGGACATGGACTTTCCATTGTTCCCTGCGATTGAAGCATTAGATAGAAAAGATTATGATTACTTTGACAATCTGACAGACGAACAACAACGCAAGTTTGTTCCCTTTATGATGACAAAGTGGATCAGCAATACAAATGGTAAAGCAAGTGACCATGTTGTGCGAACAGAACATTTTGCAAACACGCACTTGTTCAACGAACATGTAATGAAGCATCCTAAACTGCAATGGTTGATGCTTTGCACAGTAAGTCCAAAGTCGATGAAATATTATCACAGTTGGATACCACAACTTAGTGACAAGGTTTCTACATTTAGAGAGAAGCCAACTAAGCAACAAATCAGCGAATACTACACAAAGGTGTATAAGGGTATTGATAGTGATACACTAGAAGAACTGGTTGCAGCATACATGGAAGAACATAAAAAGAAAATGTATCTTGCAACGATTTATCCTAACTTAAAACTCTCAGACATTGAAACATTAACACAACTTGTAACCGATGAAGATATTAAACAATATGAAAGAGACAGAGGAAATCTCTAAGTACACATGTGAATTCTGTAACAAAGAGTTTGCACGTGAACGCACATTGGTTAGTCATCTATGCAAGAAAAAAGAAAGATGGCTCAGTAAAGACCACGTTGGTAACAGGATAGGATTCCAAACATGGGTAGAATTCTATTCAAAGAGTCCTTTACATGTTAGGCAGAAAAACAACACCTATGATGCATTTGTTGAAAGTGCATACTATACTGCATTTGTGAAGTTTGGTAACTACTGTTCAGATACCAAAGTGATTAATCCCATTCAGTATATGTTATGGTTGTTAAAAGAGAACAAGAGCATTGACAAATGGGCAACTGATAGTTTGTATAGTCAATATCTTTGTGACTACCTAAGGCGTGAGGATGCCTTCGATGCAATACATCGTAGCGTTTCATACTGTATTGAACTAGCCGAAATAGAAAACATCCAACATAAAGATGTTTTACGTTATGGTAACAAGGGTAGGATTTGCCAAGCCGTGTTTACGGGCAAAATAAGTCCATGGATGTTGTATTGCAGTCAAAGCGGTATCCATTTTTTAGAGACATTAAATCAAGACCATGTTAGAATTATATCTGATAACATAAATCCAGAACAATGGTCATTAAAGTTTCATCGTGAACCAGAACTTAAAGAACGAATCACCGAAACCCTCAAACTGGCAGGGTACTAGAGTACGCATACCTTGGAAGAAGGGTGATACTATTAATGATTGGAATGAAACCTGTATCTGGGCAATAGAACAGTTTGGCGTTCCTGGTACATGTTATACAACACACCCAACAGAAGATTATATGGACTTCTACTTCCATAATGAATGTGATGCAATTCATTTTAGTTTGAGGTGGCTATGAAACTACTGAGATACAATGCTAGACTTAGTACAGGAAAAGAGAATTTTGAGAACTGGACGAAAGTAAATAGTGTCATTCAAAAAAACATGACTCCTGAAATTCGTGAAAGATGGATGAAGGATGGGTATGAAGGACTAGCTGACGAGTGGATATTAGAGTACTACGGAATCAATCGTATCTATCGTGATGAAAATCAATCCATGACATTTGAATTTACTGAGCAGCAGTGGACTTGGTTTTTGTTGAGGTGGTTATGAAAGTAATTAAATGGTACGAACCCGCATTCAATCCAATAATGGAACTGATTGAGCGTGAAGCAAAAGAATCAAACTGGGGCAACAGTGAAGGTATGCGTGTGATTGCCAAATACAAGTACGGTGTTAAGATTAGTAAGTTTGAAGGTGACTGGCGTAGGATTACAGTTTTAGACGAAAAGAAGTATGCTTGGCTATTGTTAAAGATTTGAAACCGATGAATAAGATAGATAGTTTAATGAAACAATGGTTTGAAGAACAAGAACTCAATGATAAGTACTGGCCCTATCAGTATGAACTCAAAGACTGGCAGCATATCTACATGGTTGAAAGATTTTGCTATAGTAATTTCAAAAGTTCTAACTGGCGTAATCGTGGAAGATACTTTGGATTCAAACGCAAACAAGATTATGAATGGTTCTTGTTGAGGTGGCTATGATGTATACAAGTATTTGGTATCATGTTGGTGATTACCGTCCAAAAAAAGACGGTTACTACTTAGCATATAAGTTGCCAACTCTTGGTGATGATGAAGAAGGTTATGGATTGTACTACTGGGACAATGAATATGCTGACTGGAGAGAATCGGCAGCATCTCATAGTCATGGAGTTCAAGTAAGCATTTGGGCAGAATGTCCTAATCACTTTTATAACTACAAACCTGTTAATAAGATATCCACTACAGCAGAGATTGATGCTTGGAAGAATGTCTTAGATGCTATCAGTAAATTTAACATGATTAAAGAGTTGGTGAGATAATGGAATACTTTTTTACTAGCGGTGGCAACAATCGCCCAGTCTTTATATACAGATTCAAAGTAAAAATTTGCACTAGTGAAATGTATTGGTGGGCAGCATCATATCCAGAGCAAGGTCCCTTCAGTCGTTTCCATGTTGAGTGGCAAGATGCGTACACCAAAATGGACAGACCAATAAATTATGATGTGATTCAGTTTGAACACAGCGAAGCCGCTAAGATATTCAGAATTGCATTTGCTGGTGAGTATGAAGATATATCTATGGACGGGTATAGATGAACAAGTATGACTATTGGAGATTGTTAAGAGTTCTTAAAACAGAATATGACAAACAGTATAATGGTTATCATGAACCATCATATACTGGTTTTACAGATTCATTTGACAAGTATGTACAAGAACATTATGGAATTAAAATGTGGATTCATAATGACGGTAATATTGATGGTACTTTTGAAATTGTAGACGAAGGTCTGTATACCTGGTTCCTACTTAAACACAAATGAAACTACTTAGACGAATCAAAGCCTACTACAAACTTAGAAAGAATAAAAACTTTCTAATGAAACATAATTGCCAAACTTGGCGTCAATATAAAAAAGAACATGACATAGATGTGTTATATCGGGTAACACTTGTCAGTCAATATTATCATGGTTACCCATATCTCTGTTACTTTGAATGGTTGCCACCGGGTGTAACTGATTGGATGAAATGGTTACGAGAAGTTAGAGATTGGTGTGATTATACATGTTTGGACAAATACAGATACGATATCCATAGAGTTATTCGGGAAAAAGGCTTGATTCACAATGAATATGATGATACAATGTTATGGAGAGACACAGAAGATTTTTCTATGAATGATGTAGGTGGTCGTGATGTGTTGTTCTTTGCCTTCAAAAACGAAAAAGATTTAGCATGGTTTAAGTTAAGATGGAAATGAAAACATTTATTGCAAACTGGACGACAGAAGATAGTTACACTGATACTGATACTATTATGTCGGCTTTCAGTAGAGAAATACAAGAAGCAATTGACAATGAAACAATGGTTGATATTCACAAGACACAAGGTTGGACTGTTGTTGCGCTTCCTAGATTTAAAGACATGAGGCATGCGGTTGACGTTAATGATTGGTGTGTAGTTAATGTAGGTGCAGGTAAGTGGAACAAGTTTGGTAGTACGTATACGTTTAAAGAACAAAAACATGCCGAGTGGTTCATTTTACGATGGCTGTGATTGTTAGCAAATACATTTACGGAGACTACAACTCGGATGAAGCAGTAGAATGGGCGATTGCTAATTGTCCTAGTTTTGAAAAGTTTATGATAGTTGAACTTGAATGGGAAGAAAAACAAGAAAGAGATTGTTGGTTTAGACTTGATGTATACTTTACAGATGAGCGTGATGCAACTTTTTATTCACTAAGATGGATATGACAAGAAAATTAAACAAAAGTGTTTGGCCCTATAATATCTATTTTAAAGATAAAGATAATTGGGATGACAATGATACTACCAACACTGAACGACTTGATTGGATTCGTGAAAATCTTAATGAGAACATTCGCAACAGAATCTTTATCCTTGAAGATAGTACCGGTATGATGTATTACTTCAAAGAAGAAAAAGACTATCAATGGTTCCTATGGAGATGGGTGTGATGGATTTTGAACTTGCTGAAGGTGAAGTATATGGTGCAAAATACTATACGGTAAAACCAGTAGTGCCTGAAATGTATCATCAAATCCAACAGACATGGCTCGACATGATACAGTGGAATGTTGAGACATTCGGTCCATCACTAAAAGAAGATGTCTTCAAACCTGGCGGTCGCTGGTACGCTAACAATGCAAAGTTTTGGTTTAAGAACAAAGCAGACCGAGACTGGTTTTTATT